TTTTTTTTTGGAAAATTTTTGTATATTGGCATGAGCAGTGGATACACCAACCACACCTGCCCCATCACTTAGCCCAATGGGGTGCTCCCCCTGGTAGGCAAAATGTTCAACCGTTTAATCCACAACCAAATGGAAGCAAACAAAAACCTCGAGTTCCTCGACACTCTGACAGTCGAGCAGTTCAAAGCCGAAAAGCGCGTAGAGAAAATCCAAGTCAAGAAGAACCCCAACACAGGCAAACTCTTCTTCACCTTCGGCGCAAAGACCGGCGCAGTAGCAGCCAAAGGCGTACCTACTCACCCCATGATTAGCCTCGTCAAGGGCAATGATGGTGAGCAGTTCTACCTCCTCCATGAGGAAGGTCAGGGCGGTGCACCTGTTGTAGCAGAGTTCTGATGGAGGGCAGGCGAAAGCCTGCTCCCCTATTTATCCTCTAAACATTCATAGTGTCTGAACATTCATAGTAGTCTATGGTGTGTCTTACATATAATAAAGTATGATGTAGATGAGGATATAGAATGTTCTACTACCAGACCCTTCACATAAGAGTGATAGTATGAGTTAAGGTGAAATATCCTTTCTCTACTATCACCCTTTTTTTTCCCTTCTAATCCTCTAAACAGTAATAGAATGGATGCTGTACTCTTTGTTGCTATGTTGCTCATTTGCTGGGCATTAGCAATACTCCTATGTAAATGGTTCTCTGATGGGGATGCCTTCAACAAGTGATATAAGTTTTGGATAACTAAATTTACTTTCCATTATATGATTTTAGAAGTCTCACCAGAAGAATTAGCCATATTAGTACAGGCTCTCAGTTGCTATGATTTGGAGATTGCAAATGAGGATGACGATGATTATCCAATATTTGAACAACTCCGAAGAAGAATTGTAGAAGCCTATCACAAGGATGATTGAGTAATCACTCTCCTTGTAGCTTTTATAGTGTAATGGTAACACGCCCCATTTATGGAGTAATACAGGTTCAAATCCTGTTAAAAGCACATTAAATATCCTCTAAATAATCATACAATCAAATGAAAAAGACTATTCTTTGCATCTTAGCAGGCATCATATGCTTTGGTGCAGGTTGGTTTGCTTGCCTAAAAGTGAACACAGATTCTATTGAATCAGCTGAGTTCAAGAGAGAGCTTATTGATGCTCAGAATGCAGCATTGGAAAAGGCTGAAATTGTCATGGACAACAATGACCTTTGGGATGCTGATGGCTCAGATGAAATGGTAGAGTACATGGACCTCTGCTGTGAGGTTGACAGTCTTTGGAAAACTCAGATGTAATATGAAATATATCATCGCATTACTTGTGGTACTCATATTGAGTACCTCAGGCTATGCTGATGTAGTCAGAGACGGAGATACATTCAAAGTTGAAAGAACTGCATCAGTGAATCAGGACACCAAGACAAAATACACTTGGGAAGACAAGGAAGGTAACAAATATCCTATCTTTATTACAAAGAAAGGCGCTTGTTATGTGCTTAGAGTTAGTAAAAAGACTGGCAAAGAGTACAAATACTACTTGCCCAAAGACATCCAGGAGACCATCAAGAAGGAGCTGAACATACAGTAATCTACGGATAATCCCTGTTGACAGTTCTATATTATATAGTGAGTCAGTATTCCCTGTGGTACTGGCTCACTTCACTAATAACACAGGGCTTATCAAATGAACGTAGCAACATTCAATAATAAACCTCTTGGTTTCGTAAAGTACGAAAAAATAGAGGAAAAGGAGCCACAGTTTGTAGCACAGACTGCTATGCTTGATGGTGGTAGAAATATCACTATTTGGTATATAAAGGAAGAAGATAAATACTATGCCTGCATATCCTAAAAAGTATAGAGTCTATGACACCACAGGTGCATGGCTCAGGACATTTGACTCATGGAAAGCTGCTTATTCCTTCTGCCTTACAATGGGCAGGAGGGATTGGCAGATTAAATGAGCCAACACAACATACAACAAACAACAATCAACAATCAAATGACCAATCACCAACCTATTGTTGAAAGACTTTCCCAGTTCAACAATATGAGCTTCACCAAGAAGCAATGGGAAATAATCCTGAAAGGATGTGGCTGTCCCAAGTCATCTCATTTCTGGACTGCACTCAAACAGAATAGCCTTGTCAAGTATCAGAGAATATATACTCTTGTTGACATGGACATTCATAGCTATGCCATCATTCTTGACCAGTATCTGACTGCAAACAGAGCATATGTCAAGAAGTCATATGACAAGGCTAAGGCACGCAAGAAAGTGCAGGAGAGAAATAAGGCATTCAAGGGCCTCACCTTCTATATGGTTGGTGGTGCTTTAACAACAGAAAAACCTGAAAGAGACTTATGAAGACAATAAAGCTCATTCTTAAAGGAATACTCCTCTACACCACAATGATAGCAGCAATGCTCTATATATGTGGAGTGGACAGCATCTATGACAATGGTTACTTCATTCCTGCAACAGGTATTGTGGCATTACTCATATATATATGCTACAAGACTATCACAGAGGAGGAAGCCGACATACTCTCAGGGAATAAACTCTTCGGAGGATTACCTGACGATGAACTGTGAATTTGTGTTTTTAAGGTAAGAAAGATTATTTAAGGTTTAACCGCGTGGCACACTCCACATAGTCTGTGAAGATAATGTGGAGTTTTTCATCTACCCTCATAGCTCATCAGGATAGAGCAACAGTTTCCTAAACTGTAGGTGGAAGGTTCGAGTCCTTCTGGGGGTACAAATAAATAAGTCAAGCAAAATGAATAAAGAACAAGAAGAACTAATTGTAAGGGCTTTCTCACATATAGAAGACCTCTTCGAGAACAGAGAACCCACTTACACAATGGTAATGGATGCTGAGCATCTTGAACCAGAACTGAGAGAAAAGGTAGGAGATAAGGTTGCAGATGCCTTTAATCTTGCAATAAATGCAATAGACAACCACCTACATCCTCATCACAGTACTACTTAAGTATTGTTCATCACTTGGTTCCATAGCTCAATTGGATAGAGCAACAGACTTAAGTTATTTTAACTCTAAAGATTTCATAGTATAAAGATTTATTAGTAACTTTGTATAACTCCCCTTAGTTCAGTGGATAGTAACAATGGTCTTCTAAACCATAAACCCCAGTTCGAGTCTGGGAGGGGAGACTAATAATAAATAATTATACTATGAATCCAAAGAGAAGAGATGACTGTATCTGTGTAAACTGTGGTACTAAATTCTATCCAGCATATAACATGTCTGGAAAATATTGTTCAAACAAATGCCAAATGGAGTATCAATCCAAGCAAAAGTACCAAAGATATTTGTCACATCCTGAAGAATATGAAGAACAAAGCAATATGTCTTGGGTAAAGAAGTACATTCTAGAAGAGCAAGAGCATAAATGTGCTATTTGCGGATGCACTAATACTTGGAATGACAAACCACTGGTGTTTATACTTGACCATATTGATGGTCATGCTAATAACAATATTAGAACTAATCTTAGACTTGTTTGTCCTAATTGTGATTCACAGTTAGATACATATAAAAGCAAGAATAAGCATAGTGATAGAATTTATCATCATTTGCATCATAGATAATCTGTAGGTTGTGAGTTCGAGTCTCACTGGAATCACTACTTGATTTAATGATAGTCATGACCTCGACTATAAAAGGCAGTACCCTGTATACTCTAATACAGGCTTCTAAAGGTACGTTTCGCCAGTTTGCAACATAAGGAAGAGAAAAGAAAGAATGTTCGAGAGAATTGGCTAAGAAAAACCTGCTCTAGAGTTTTTCATAAATTAGTTTAGAAAGAGCAACAACCTGGGGCATTCATGGTATTTGATTGCAGATTATCAGGTAAGAGAACATGCAAAGACAGTGTGGAAAGACATACAAACAATAAATGCAGAAGTTGACTATACTCCTGTGAGGATGGCTGCCTAAGCCTGACTCTGAGCAGCACTTGCTTGGAAACAGAAAGGTGCAAAAGTCTGTTGTGGAACTAAGACTGAACTTCCAATCCACAGTGCATAAATAGCTCCTGGCACAGAGTCTGGATGTTCAACTTTTTCTCTGTTTATGGACAATAAAACAGAGTGGTGGAAAGACTATCCGGTCAACCCTGAGAAGAAAACTCTCCAAATTGAAAAGCATGTATAATTCTCTTATGTGAAGTTTGTAAGACGAGGGTTCGACTCCCTCATGCTCCACTAATAACCAACAAACCATAAGTTAACTAAATGGAAACAAGAAATGTAACACTGACTCTTCAGAAGGCTAAAGAGTTCTACAACAGTGGTAATGCTGCACTCAAGGAGGTGGCATTGCAAGCCTTCACTAAGGAGGAATTAACTACTCCTAAGTATACTGACATCAAGACATTCGAGGATGCCTGCAAGGCTCTTGGAATGGACATGAGTGATGTAGAGTATGACCTCAGCAACCTCTCAGGTCTGGAAGGTGGTCTTGGTGAACATCTCACAGCCATCTATAAGCTGGACATCATCAGGAAAGCCCTCAATGGTGCTGACTGGAAGCCTAAGATGGCTGAGGGTGACATCTACTATGGATGGGTGAGATTCTACAAGAAGTCCAGCAATGTCCCCTCTGACAAGAAAATCATCGGTAATTTCATTGCTGATGGACAGAAATACCTCTTGGTCGGCGGTTTCGGGGACTACGGGTCCTGCGATGGTCTCGGTTACTTCAGCTCTGGGTGTGGGTACGGTGACTCGAATGCTGATTTGGGCTTGCTCTGTTGCAAAAGTTCAGAGATAGCCCAGTACATGAGTGAGCAGTTTGGCAAGATTATCTTCGATGCTTGCTATGCACACCATGTAGGCTCATACAAGTGGCTATGAAGACCAAGACTAAGGGCAATATTATCATGGCAGTGGCTGTATTCATTATGGTAACTGTCATGGTTCTTGCCATAATGCTAGGCATGTGGCTTGACAAACTATACTTCAACTAGCTAATAAACTAAGAAAAATGGCTAAGATAAACTTTACACAGGACCATTTTGCTCAGATGCAGCATCTGCTTCTCGGAATGCTCATGAGCAATACAACAGTCACTACCAAGTTAGGTGGTGAACTTAATGTGGTAGAACTCCTCCACACCACAACAATCAATACTCTCAACTCTATCAGGCTGAGTCTCTCCAAGCACATAGAGAACCTTGAGAGCAAGGATGAATGGATTGCAGATAATGCAAGCCAAGAAGCCCTTGACAAGGCTAAGGCCCAGAAGGAGCTTGTCAACCTTATCATAGGTTACAAGAGATACATGATGGAAAGGGAAGAGACCAAGAGGAAGAAAGCTGCTCTTGAAGCAAAGCTTGCTGAACTCAAGGAATCTCAGAAAACCCCTGAAGACAAGATTAAGGAGCTTGAAACAGAGCTTGCTGGTCTTGACAGCACAGACTTTTAAGGTTCACAGGAGACTATAGGAATAGTTCAAAGTACCAACACAAGAGCATACCTGTACACCTTAATGTTACTTACAATCTCAAACAAAAATACTAATCAAAATGGTAGAAGTTAAGCTCAATAAAAGTAACGAAAATCCTTTCTATGGTATGAAAGCCTGTCTCAACCTTCTCAGAAGTGTAGGACAGACTATCACACCTCAGATGCTCAATGAGGCATGGGCAGAAGTGAAAGGTAACAAGGAGAGGAAAGAGATGTTCTACTCCCTTCTCTTCTCAATAGGAGACATAACTGCACGACAGCACAATATCTTCAAGAATGTCAAGAGAGACTCTGGTGGCAATGCCAACAGGGAAGGTTTCCACACTGTCCTTACATGGATATGGAACAATGACAAGGAGCAGTTTGCCAAGTTCCTTGTTGCAGGTCTCTTCAATGAGTATTCCTGCTTTGACATTCTGCTCAGGAACAGAGTACAGACCAAAGGCTCCAAGGTCATCAAGGTGTATGATACACTTAACAATGACCTATACAGACAGTATATGGTCTCGTACCTCTATGCTGTGTTGAAGGGAAGCAACAGATTCAACAAGATGCTGGTAGCCAAGTTCCTTTCTCTGCCCAGGCTCTCAAAGAGACAGGGTCATAAGAAGATGCTTCCTGAGACCAAGAAGGTCATGGAAGGCAAGGTGAAACTGCTCAAGGAACTGTCTGACCTAATGGGCTGGGAGTATGAGATTACCCCTACTGTTGTCAACTTCAAAGGCTATAGAGCCTGGAGGAAAGAGTACAATAAAGACCTTGAGTCTGTTGTATTCTCTACAGGTGCAATAGCTGACATGGACAGAGACTCATTCCTTAAATGGTTTGATGCTCTTCCTGCACAGGCAAGGTTCAGGGTCAAGAACAGGATTCTTTACTCAAAAGTAAAGGACTCTGAGACTCCCAAATATCCTCCGCTACAGCAGTGGTATAATGAATGGGAGCAGTACAAGACCAAAAAGCAGCAGGAACAGAGAGTTCTTGAAGAGAAGGTAAGACAGGGTCAGGCTACCACAGAGGACAAGGCAAGACTTGAAAAGGTCAAGAAGCAGGCTAAGGTCACTGTAGGTGCCACAAACTTCAATGACATCTATGAGCAGATATGCTCAGGCAGAGTTGATGCCTTGAAGCTTGAGTCCTTCATGAACAAGGTCAATCTTCCTTACAACAGCCTTGTCATCATTGATGACTCTGGCTCAATGAGTGGAAGACCCTTCAACTTTGCTGCATTCATTGCAGCAGTATGTCTCTGCAAGAACCCTGATGATGATGGCAGAAACCTCCTTGGCTTCTTCAACAATGGCAGTCATTGGCATAGTTTCATTGACAGCACTACAAAGGCAACCCCTAACTCCATACTAAGGAGAAATGAGTCTGTTAAGACAAGGCCCTCTGCCTTTGTAGACCCTGAGAAGAGCTTCATTGAGAACTATAGGAACATTGATGGTTTCTGTAGGTCTGTCTTTGAGGGTGGTGGCACCAACATCAGTGCTATCCCCGATGGTCTTCATTATGTGTGCCAGAAGCATCCTGAGATACTGGATGCCCTGAAGGCATATCCTGTGTGGACCATCATCTCTGATGGTGAGTGGAATAACCTCCATTCACCTGAAGCCTCTATGAATGACTTCATGAGGAAGTGTGAGAACTACTTTGGTTTCAAACCCTTCGTTGTGGCTATTGATGCTGCGAAAGGATGGGGATGGAATGACTCCAAAGTGGAAAGGTTCAGTGGTATAGACAACATGATGTATATCCCTGCCAACCCTGCTCAGATTGAGCAGTTCCTCACCAACTTCAAGGATATGGATGTCTTTGATGTCTATACTCCCTTGCAGTCCATTCACAGAAGCAACAGGTATGACTTAGTAAGGGCTAATGTCCTTTAAGATATACCTCCTTTTTCCTAATGATACTTACAACTTAAACTGACTATTTTCGCTCCATAACTAGATTATATTTAAGTTTAACTAAGTATCAAACTTCCTAGGGTGCAGAGGGAGAAATACCCTCTGCACTTACAAATCAAGACACTTACAATACCATAAATACTTTAGCTCATTTGGTAGAGCAATAGACTTTCTAATCTATGGGTACTTGGTTCAATTCCAAGAGGTAACTTTTTAGTGTCTATTCATGGGGAATTAGCCTAATTGGTAGAGGCAGATTGTTTGAGTAGCATGTTTTAGGACTTATAGTTTACTTACAAGACCATCTTTACAATTCTTTCTGGGACACAATCCAGAAATGGGAGTTCGAGTCTCTCATTCCCCGCAACTTTGGAAATTGTGCTCCTTCCATTTGCACATTTCTCAGATACTTACAAAACCATTACACTATATGTAGGTTCGAGTCCTACATTATTCTACATGAATAATTGGCGAAATGGTATACGCGAAAGACTGAAACTCTTTTATACACAGTAATAAGTATCTATTTTTCAACAAGGAGAGGTAGCTAAATAAAAATTGATAGAGTGACAACCTGTCACTTACAATATCACTTTTTCAAAAGGTTATAGCATTTGTTCTGAAATACAAAAGTATGGGGGTTCAAGTCCCTCCCTCTCCACAATCAAGCTACTTACAAAACTACTACTATTGGAGGTTCGAGTCCTTCATTACCCACCTTGGGTGATTAGCTAAGTGGTATAGCAAACAACTTGTAATTGTTCAGTATAAAGTAGCTACAAATAGGGTGTTCGTCTAGTGGTTAGGACGGGAAATATTCATTAAGTGGTAGTATACCACTTACAATATGAATGAATTTGGCAATCCATGCTCCAGACAGAGGTTCGATTCCTCTACACCCTACAAAAAGTCACTTACAATCCTGTAACTTGTATACAATTAGCTCATTGGTAGAGCATAAGTTTTTGGGTTCTTAGGGTAGCTGGTTCAAATCCAGTATTGTAAAAGCATTTAGTGACTATTCAATCAATGTTTCATTCCAAAAAAAAACAATGAAAGACAAAAAAAAAGTAGAAATCCCTGAGGAACTCCTCAAGGTAGTCGAAGAGGAACGACTCAACAACATCCTCAAACAAGCAGAAGAAACAGAAGAACATCTTGGCATCAATCAGGATGTAACCAAGGAAGTGCTCAACATGATGAGAGGCAAATCTCTTGCAGATGTAACTCACACCATCTTGGCACTGGCTCAGATTACACCTGTGTGGGTTCTCAACAGCCTCCATGAGACTCTCGGCACTATGCTGAGGATAGAAGCTCTCAAGGAACTGAGGGACACACTGGCTGCCAAGCTGGGCAAAGAAGAAACCTCAGAAGAAGATGAGTGAAATCAAAGTAAGACTCAGTATGGAAGTACCAGGTGCTACCATGCTAAGCTCGCAGGACTGCGAAAAAATGTCCAAAAAGGAAGCCTATGACCACACAATACTGGTTGTAGAGCAACAGGTAAGGAAGGGTAAGAAACTTGTAACAGAGAAAGAGACCCTCCATATCAACACCAGAAAGTCAAAGCCCGCAAGGCAGTGTATCTCAATCAGCAAGGAAGCATACAGCTACATGACTGATGCCAAGGAAATACCCTCGGCAAGACTGCTCAAGACTTGGGGCAATATGACTGCTGCTCAGAGACTTGAGTACCATCTCAATCTCATTGCGGAGAACTTCGGTGCAACTTCCTTCAGCTACGAGGTCTTGGATGACTAAGTAGCAAACTTTGATACGTCGAAAGAGGTGAGAGAGTGTCCCCCACTCCCTTACCTCTTTTTTTTTGTAAAGTTCAAAGGTATGGAAGCAATACTACTAATACTTATATTCTTCTTTTGTGTAGTTACTCCATTGTGGAGATGGTACCAACCAAAGATAGAAGTTGTGGTACTTATCAAACACTACAGAGTGTATCTGTGGTACAATAAATGGGATGGTGCAGACTATAAAGGAAGAGTATATAAATACCTGTTTGAGATATGAGCAAGGGTAAGAAGTATAAGACACCAACAAAGTACCTCCATAAGAGATTAGGAAAGGCACATCCTTATTGGAGGGTGGGAGGAGGCAAGAATGGCAAATATTCATTCAAGCACATAAGGAGAAGCAAGTTCTTCAAGTCCTTGGATGCAATGAAACTATCCATGCTCAAACTCTGGAGAAGAGAATTATGGTTTTGGGACTAATATGAAAAAGGTAATAATCATCACAGTATGGTTTATCATCACTATGGCTCTATTCACATGGGCTTGCAGTATGTTGACTAAACCAAGCACAATTGCCAATATAGTTGGCATCATTGCAGCAGTTTTATACTCACTGCTGTCTATCAAAACAGAATGTTTCACATCAATAAGTTTAACTAACAAAAAGTCAAATGAAAACAATTAAAAAACTTCTAGTAATGCTTGTAGCCTGTGTGGCTATGGTAGGTATGAGTTCCTGTGAGAAAGTAGATGCAGGACATGAAGGTATCCTTGTCAACCTCTATGGTGATGACAAGGGTGTAGGTGAGGTATCAATGTGTACTGGCATGGTATGGTACAACCCATTCACTCAGTCAGTGTATGAATATCCTACCTTTGTACAGACTGTGGACTATGAACCCTTTACCATCAATGCAAAGGATGGTTCTGAGTTCACTGTAGACCCTACTGTATCACTGAAGATTGTAGATGGTAAGTCTCCTCTTGTATTCAAGAAGTACAGGAAGGAACTGGATGAAGTAATTCATGGAACCCTCTACAACTATGTGAAAGATGCCTTCAGAATCCAGCTCAACAACTTCACTACTGACTACATTGTAAGTAACAGGGACTCTATTGAGGATGCCATTGAGAGGTACCTGACTGCTGCACTATTAAGGGAGAACTTCCAGCTTGAACAGCTTACTTCTGGTCTTAAATATCCTGAGACTATTGTAAAAGCTGTGAATGCAAAGAATGAAGCTATCCAGAGGGCACAGCAGGCTCAGAATGAAGTAGCTGTGGCTGAGGCTAATGCAAAGAAACTCCTTGTAGCAGCACAGGCAGAAGCAGAAGCAAACAGACTTAAACAGCAGGCTCTCACACCTCAGATTCTTGAGAAGATGTGGATTGAGAAGTGGAATGGAGAGCTTCCTGTCTATGGTCAAGTACCCACACTGTTCAAAGACATCACAAGATGATGATAGTGTGGATTATAGGCCTTATCTTGAGTTTCTTGGGGATTTATCTCTTCAAGAACTCAAGGCATGAGGCTTGTGGTAAAACATGGGAACATCCTGCTCTACCTGAAAGACCAGTTCTTAAGGTATGGAGCTTGTTCCTCTTCATACTGGGAGCCTTGATTCCTATCATCAATATCATCATGGCAATAGTGATGATAATCTGGTGGGCAATAGCAGTCTATGGTGAAGAAGAGTGGCTGTTCAAGGAAAACTCTATAGCAGATAAATTCATGAAATTCTTATCAAAACCAGTAAAGTAACATGGCAGAAATAGAAAACAAGCAAGGTGTGTTTAAGACAGACCTCATGAGAACCTTCAAACAGCTCAAAGAGTCAAGAGCTGAGAGTGTAGCAGAAGATGTTGAAATCATCTATAAAAGACAAATTGAAGACCTCTGCCACCAAATCAGGAACTATGACAGAGATAGGGAGAATCTCATCCTTGACCTCAGTCCCTCCAGTGCCTTCAATGGTAATGTAGTACCCTCGGACTTCAAGCCTTCTGATTTCCTCAGCAAGGATATTGAGATAGGTCTCAACAAGAGGGATGCCATTATCAAACTGGAGATTGTGATTGAGAGATATGAGTATCTCTTCGGTCCTATCTCTGACAAGAGTGCCATCCTCAAAGTCCTCCCTAACTACAAATTCAAAACTGAAGAGTAATGGGAGGTGGATGTTATTCTTACATGAGGGATATTAAGACAAAGCTGTCTAATTCCTCACAGTCAAGGGAACAGGTGTTCTCTCAGAGAAGCATGAACCCTGACATGGACATCAGGAACAAGGTAAGAGAGTGCAGGGACAGTGAAGAACACCCTGAGACTCTGCCTATTATCATTGCACTTGATGTCACTGGCTCTATGGGTATGATTCCCCACAAACTCATCACAAGTGACTTCCCTGAAATCATGAAGAAAATCATGGATGAAGGGATTGCACATCCACAGGTATGTTTCCTTGGTATAGGAGACCAATACAGTGACTATGCACCTATCCAAGGTGGTCAGTTCGAGTCATCAGATGAGCTGCTTGACAAGTGGCTCAAGACTATATGGCTCGAAGGTCATGGTGGAGGAAATGGTGGTGAGTCCTATCAGCTTGCATGGTGGTTTGCAGCGGCACATACTTCTGTAGACCATTATGAGAAGAGAGGCAAGAAAGGTGTGCTTATCACTATTGGTGATGAGCCTGTCCACAGAACTCTTACCAAGGAAGAGATAAGGACTCTCTTTGGTACTTCAAGTGAAGTGGACACCATGACTACCTCTCAGATACTCAAGAGGGCACAGGAGTCCTGGGATGTTTACCACATCAATCTTATGGACTGGAGTGGTGCTATGTCTGCAACTCAGAAGTGCTGGAAGGAGTTGCTGGGAGACAATGCAATCAACACTGAGAATGGTGCAGGTGATGACATTGCCAGCATTATCTCAGGTATAATCCTCAAGTCTGTAGGCACTACTACTGAACCTGCAAAGGTAAAGGAGGGAGAGCCGACAGATACAGAAACTACAACAACACATATCAGGTAAATGGAAGTCAAAATAGTGCTGGGTCACACCTTTGGTGATGAAGGAAAAGGAGTGACTGTTCAGTGGCTTTGCAAGAAAGTTATTGAAGAAGGAAAGAAGCCACTTGTAGTGAGGTACTCAGGTGGTCCTCAGGCAGCACATACTATTTTCAATGGGGGAACAGAGCATATCTGTTCCTCTTTTGGAAGTGGTGTGCTACTTGGTGTACCTACTGTGTACACAGAAGATGTGTATGTAGACCCTATATGCCTCATGAACGAGTATAAGGTTCTGAAAGGTAAAGGGGCAGACCCCAAATTGTCCTTTGCAAATTGCAGAATCATAACCCCCTATGATGTTCTTGCTGGAAGAAATAACAGTAAAGTAATGTCTGATGGAACTTGTGGCAAGGGCATATATCCTACATTCAAGAGATATAATGGGGGTCAATGGGCGAGAAACTTCTTTCATATCAATGACTTTGAAACCATCCTCAAGTGTGTATCAAACTACTACAAGATGGAGAGGATTCCAGAGTATGATGATATGTTCAAGAAAGCTTGTATTGAGATGATAACTGCAATATATGCAGACAGACCCTCAATAAAGGATTGTGATGTCCTCATCTTTGAAGGGACTCAAGGATTGCTTCTTGACATGGACAATGGCTTCTATCCCAATGTAACTCCTTCAAGAGTGGGACTTAATGGTCTCAGAAGTTCTGTCCTTCAGAATGCCGAGGTGTACCTTGTCACTAGGACTTACACTACCAGACATGGTAATGGTTATGAGCCTAAACACAGGCTTAGAGAGCCAAACAAGCTGGCTGACAAATATGAGTCAAATATAGACAATGAGTTCCAAGGAAGTTTCAAGACAGGTATTCTTGAGATGGGTCTTCTTAACAGAGCCTATGAAAGGCACTGTATAGATAACTATGTAAAGAAGTACAATATATCTCTTAACTTAGTTGTTACACATATGGATATGACTCATATCATAGACAATAAGGAATATAGCATATACAGTTGGGATTATCTTGACAACTCAGACTCCCCTCATTACAATATTCACGGGAAAGAGAATATTCTCAATACTCTTGTGGATAATCTTGTCTATGTACCAGACCATGTCTACTACAATGATAGTGTTGAATCAAACATCAAGCAATTAAGATGAAAGATAGAATCAAAGACTTCATCAGAGTGGCACTGATGCTTGGAGTGTGTATAGGTGGTATGTTCCTTCTGATGCAACTCAAAGGGAAAGCCAACACTCCGACTCATCCCACTCCTTCACCCACTGTGGACACTACCTCAGTTCCAGCATTCCTGGAGAAATCTGCAAGAGAAGGACTTAAGGAAGCCCTTAGACACTATGACATAGTATGTCCTGAGATAGTCTATGCACAGGCTGTCTTGGAAACTGGTCATTTCAAGTCTGTGGGTTGCCTCAGTCACCATAATCTCTTTGGTCTATATGACAGTAAAGCAAAGAGGTATTGCAGGTTCAACCACTGGTCTGAGAGTGTAGTGGCTTACAGAGAGTGGATTCAAAAGAGATACAAACCTCCGGAGGACTACTACAGGTTTCTTCAGAGGATAGGGTATGCAAAAGACCCTAGATACATTCACAAACTTAAACAGATAGTAAACAGTAATGACAAGAGAAGAAGTCTTGAAGGAGGTGAAGGCAATTCCTAACAGGAATGTCTTGCTGACCTTGCCAACTGGGTTTGGAAAGAGTAAGAATGCAATAGAAAGGGTGAAGCATCTGGCAAAGAAAAGACACAAGAACTTGCTGATTGTGGTGCCAAAGAATGTCCTTAAAGTAAACTGGGCAGATGAGATTGCCAAATGGTGGTCTGACTGCAAGTTGAACATCACCTTTTCAACATATGTCTCTTTCCCCAAGCATAAAGGCAGTTGGGACTTCATCATCTTTGATGAGGCTCACCATCTGTCCGAGAGGTGTAGGGAAGCTCTCTGTGACTTTACAGTAGAGTATACTGTGATGCTTTCAGCAACAGTAAAGAAGGACTTGAAGGAGGAATTAAAAGAGGTATTTGATGACCTCTACTATTACAATGCTACCCTAAGGGAAGCTATTGATAATGGTGTACTTCCTGACCCAACAGTCTATCTTCTCCCTCTTACTCTTGACAACAAACTCCCTAATGAAAGGATTATAAAGAACCCCAAGGCTAAAGGCAGGGTTATTTATAGTTCATGGGCTGAAAGATGGTCTTACATAAGACAGAAAAGCAATCCTGTCCATATCTTCTGCACTCAGGTCCAGTACCTTGATGACCTTAATGGTCAGATAGAATGGTTCAAGAACAGAAGGGGCAATGCAGCTTGTAGAAACAGATGGCTCAAACTGTGTGGAGACAGACTCAAGTATCTCAGTGACTGCAAGGTTCCTGTGGTGCTTAAGATACTCCAGCATTGTGCATTTCAGAGGACTCTTACCTTCTGTAACAGCATAGAACAGACAAAGAAGCTTGGTGAACACTGTATAAACAGTCAGAATGCCAAGTCAAATGATGTGCTTGAACTCTTCAACAAGGGAATAGTTCATCATATCACAGCCTGCAATATGCTCAATGAGGGAATGAACCTTACTGATTGCAGGGTTGGAATATATGCCAATCTCAACAGTTCAGATACCATCATCAAGCAAAGGGCAGGAAGGTTACTGAGACATCCTCATCCTGTAATCATCATTCCTTACTATAAGGGAACAAGGGAAGAGGAACTTGTAAACAAGATGCTTGAAGACTATAACCCTGAACTTGTCAAGACTGTTAACTTTGTGGAAGAAATACAATTATGAAGATAGTTTTAAGCATAGAAGGTTGTAACAAGAACCAAGTCTCCTTGGGAGAGGTACTTATGCTATTGGCTTATCGCAACAAGATAGAACTCAAGAAAGCCCAGGAATCCCTGATACAAAAGGGCTATATCACTGCCGAAAGGGATAATCTGTTCCAGCAGAATGGTTGGAGAGTCACTCGAAAGGGCAATGAACTGATTGATTCTGTAGTACTGGATTCCGAAAGCAGTGAAAAGAGTGATGCTGACATCCTTGCCCTGGCAGAGAAGCTGAAAGAAGTCTTCCCTGCTGGGAGGAAGGATGGCACATCAAACTATTGGGCTGAGGGGAAGGCTCTTATTGCGAAAAGGCTGAAGGCATTCTTCAAGAAGTATGGCACTGACTACACTGATGAGCAGATTGTCAATGCCGCAAGGAAGTATGTTGAAAGCTTCAATGGTAACTACCAGTTCATGAGGACTCTTAAGTACTTCATTTTCAAGGACAAGGATATAGCAGGTGAGAGGGAATATACCTCAGACTTGCTCAACTACCTTGAGAATGCAGGTAATGAGGAGACCCTCAAAGATGACTGGACATCAACAACTGTCTGACTATGGGAAAGTTAAGGAATGACATTCAAAGACTCCGAAACAGGAGACAGAGGGTTCTTGATGGTAAATATAACTGTATACCATTTCCTTTCCCAAGGTTTAGAAAGCTATTTCCTGGACTGGAACAGGAGAAGTTCCTTGTTGTGACTGCCAATCAGAAGATTGGTAAGAGCAAGTTCACTGACTATATGCTGGTGTATGAACCTCTGTTCTTTTCTATGGAACACCCTGAACTCAAGGTAAAGATTCTTTATTTCACATTGGAGATGAGTCCTTCTGCAAAGAGGGATGAGTTCTACTGCCACCTATTATATAGACTTGATGGCATAAGAATATCCCCTACTGACTTAAGAAGCACTGACCAGGAGAGACCTGTTGATGAAAAGATTCTTGAACTGCTTGAGTCTGAGAGATATAGACCATACATTGACAAGTTTGATGAGATGGTTGAGTTCATTGATGAGGACAAGAACCCCACAGGCATCAATAAAAGATGCAGGGACTATGCCTTGTCTCATGGACATCTCAACTTCAAGGAGGTTGATGTGGTTGACCCTCTTGATGACAAGAAAGTGACCAAGAGAAAGGTTGTTGACTCTGATAATCCATATACCCCGGATGACCCTGAGGAATATAGGATTGTTATAGTTGACAATGCCTCAAACCTTGCACTTGAGAGTGGCATGAAGAAGATGGAGAACATTGACAAGCTTGCCAAGTATGGAATAACTCTCAGAAATCAGCTCAAGTATATCTTTGTACTCATACAGCATCAGGCACAGGCACAGGAAGGTGTTGAAAACCAGAAGCTTAACAAGATTAAGCCATCCTCTGATGGTCTTGCGGACTGTAAGACCACAACAAGAGATGCCAACTTTGTCCTTGGTCTCTACAGTCCTTATAAATATGGGCTGAGGGAATATGAGGGATATGACATCACAAAGTTCGGCAATTTCATCAGGTTCATGGAGGTCATAGAGGACAGGGACTATGGTGCAAGCAACAACATATGTCCTCTCTTCTTTGATGGTGCTGCAAGTACATTTGCAGAACTTCCAAGGGCTGATGACAGGGAAGGACTTGAGAGGGTTTATGCCTATATCCAGTCACTGAAACAACCAAAGAAGAAGGGTGTCTCCTTCTTTATCAAATCAATAAAATCATTATTTAAGAAAAATGGCTAACATTTGTCTCATTCTGGGCAAGACTGGCACTGGTAAGTCCTCCAGTATCAAGGGTCTTGACCCAAAGGAAACAGTTATCTTCAATGTATTGAAGAAGAGGCTTCCCTTCAAGGGAAGTAAGTCTCTCTACAATGAAGAGAACAGGAACCTTTTCAATGTAGATGACTATGCCACTATTGTCAACTATATGCAGGGAGTAGATAAGTCTGCTCCTCATGTAAGGAACATAGTGATAGAGGATGCCACCTACATTATGAGAAAAGAGTACTTCAAGACTGCCAAAATCTCAGGCTTCAACAAGTTTGTTGATATGGCAGCCCACTTCCAGAGTATTGTCAGCACTGCTGAGAACCTAAGGGACAACCTCAATGTGTTCATCATCATGCACTGTGAGGAAATCTATTCTGACAATACCATCGTAGGTTATAAGACCTCTACAGTAGGTAAGCTCATTGACAACAGCTATAATCCTGCCGAGGTGGTTCCTATGACCCTCTTCTCCTCTGTCAAGTACAATGACAAAGGAGAGGCAAGCTATGGATTCTATACCCATAGATGTATGGAAGGTGGAGCAGAGATTCCTGCCAAGTCTCCTGCTGATATGTTTGAACAAGACTTCATCCCCAATGACCTGGGTCTTGTTGTAAAGGCAATGGATGAATATTACAACTAAACAAATCAAAAGAAAACATGAAAGAATTAACAACTAGAGAAATTGCTGCTGTCAAAAGGCAGTTCAAGAACTCTCTTCCCGCAATGAAGAAGATTGAGTCTATTGACCAGAAGATTGCCAAACTTCAGGAAGAGAGAGCTATCCAGCAGGCTATCCTTGATGGTGGTGAGGCTGGTATCATGGCTATGACCGGTGGTTACAGGTCTATTGACCTTATCACCTGCACATATGAGCCTCAGTTTAATGAGGATGGAACTCCTAAGATGGATAAAGAAGGTAAGTATCAGGTAAAGAATCAGGTACTGACTTTCCATGCACCTGTAGAGGTTCCTTCCACTGAAGGCAAGGTAGGGTCTGACTTTGATGTAGACTCTGAGGCTAAAGTTGAGGAGGCTGAAACCTCTGCTGCTGATGCAGTCTTCAACCCTCTTGAGGGACTTGAATAAACACAAACAATAAACTAACAACAAACTACAATGAATAAGAAAGGCTATTTATTCATGGCAATTGCCAAAGGTAAGGAATCCACAGAAGGTGATTTCAAAAGATACATTGGTGTAGCCCCCTGCTTCATCAAGGGTCTCAACCCCAACAAGGCTCAGCTTGAGGAGATTTATGGCAATCCCCTTGACAAGGAACCTGAGTATGTAGGTGAGGTGGAAGTCACTGAGGGAACCAACAAAGTGAAATATCCCAATGTAAGGCTCAGCTTCCTTGCACTTCCCGACCCTGAGAAGATAGGTGTGGAACTCAAGCCCATCAGCATGGCTCTCTTCCTTCAGAAGAGATACAGGTACAACAAGGACCAGACCAAGGTACAGGTCATTGACAAGTATGGCAGAACTGCATGGGTAACCATCGAGGAATGCAAGAATCATGAGATTCCCATGTATTCCAATGGTCCTGCCAATCTTGACAAGGACTACAGACCTGCCTATGTAGGTGAAGAGGACCTCACCAACTTCCTCATTGCCTACCTCAACATTCCCTCTGTAATGAGGTACAACAACACAGAGAAGAAGTGGTATATGGTTGACCACCCTGAGGATTCAGAGTGCAGGCTTGACCACATTGAAGACTACTTCAAGGGTGACTTCTCTGAGCTGAGAGAGGCTCTTTCTCTTCAGCCCACCAACAAGGTCAAGGTACTGTTTGGTATCAGGACTGACAATGAGGGAAGGCAGTATCAGGCTGCTTTCACTCAGATGTTCCTGAAGAACAGTGTATCTGACTACAGCAAGCTGGATGCCAATGTACAGGAGAGGAAGAATGCAGGTGCTTATGCCACTACTGAATTTGAGGCAGTGGATTTCCATGAGTACTCTGTAAAGAGTTCCACTATCACTGACAATGCAGATGCTGACCCATTTGCAGCTCCTTCAAATCCCTGGGACAAGAAGTAAAGTATGATAAGCTCAGGTGAATCCTCTGTATCTTTGGAAGATATATATAAGGTGACCACTGAGGCTGAAATAACTCACTACTACTTGGGTATCTCAAGTATTCCATGCAAGATAAACAGTCCATTAAGGTTGGACAGAAGTCCTTCCTTTGGACTGTTTTCTCCTAATGGCAGCAGGATAACATGGATAGACTTCTCCTCTGGAGAGAGGGGAGGTATATTCGACCTGCTTGGTAAGATGTGGAACACTAATTTCAAGGAGACTCTTGCAAGGATATACAAGGACTTCAGTAAGTTCAATGGTACTGCTAAGATAGAATCCACAGGGCATGTGCCCATGACACCACACATCAACATAGGAAATAATGATGTGACAATGGAGTGTAAGGTAAGAGAGTGGAGAAAGCATGACATTGAGTACTGGGAATCCTATGGTATCTCATTAGAGTGGCTTAAGTATGCCAATGTACATCCCATATCCCATAAGATAATAATCAAGAAGGGTCAAAGATATGTCTTTGGAGCTGACAAGTATGCCTATGCTTATGCAGAGTTCAAGGATGGAAAGACCACTTTGAAGATTTACCAGCCATACAACAAGCAGGGATTCAAATGGAGCAACAAACATGATAGGTCTGTGATAAGCCTATGGACTAAAGTACCACCTACAGGTGACAGAGTGTGCATATGCTCTTCACTGAAGGATGCACTATGTCTATGGTCTAATACAGGGATTCCTGCTTTGGCAATACAAGGTGAAGGATATACTATCAGTGATACTGCTGTTAGTGAACTGAAACGTAGGTTCAAGAATGTCTATATATTGCTTGACAATGATGAGGCAGGACTGAAAGATGCGGAAATACTGGCTTCAAAAACTGGGTTTACTAACATAGTACTACCTAACATCAATGGTGCGAAAGATGTGTCAGACCTCTATCTTTCCCTCCAGGATAAAGAAAAATTCCAAAAGATTATGACAGGTCTATTTGAGTAACAACCAAAAAAAAGAATGAAAACATGGAAGCAAGAAAAATTACAGTTGTTTCTACGAAGACTCAGAAAAAGAGTGTAATCATGTCAGGTGCTGAGACACTTGGCGAACTTAAGAAAGACCTCAGAGAGGCAGGTATAGAGTATGATGGCATGACCTTCTATGAAGGCACCTCTAAGACTGAACTCAAGACAGATGAGTCTGTACTTCCCAAGGATGTACCCTATACCAACAGAACTACAGGTGAGACCAAGAACACTAATGAGCTTGTGTTCATGCTTACCAACACCAACAAGAAAATCAGGTCAGGTGCCATGACAAGAGCTGAGGCTTACAGCACTATCAAAGCACAGGGTCTCCAGAGTGCTTGTGTGTCTATGTATGGCAAGAACTTCACTCAGTGCTCTACCAATGACCTTATTGTCCTCATTCAGAAGAAGGGCAAAAAGGCTGCTGAACCTGCAAAGGTAGTAGAGGCACCCAAGACTGAGACTATTGCAGCAGCTGCTCCTGCTACTCCCTCAGCTCCTGCTCCTGTAGCAGAGTGTGTAGATACTCAGGCAAGGGCTGCCCTCACCAAGCTGGTAGAAATCCTTGAGGACAATGAGACCATCAATGAGTATGAGGCTCAGGATGTTCTTGACCTCCTTGGTGGTGCCACAGTAGCTCCTACAGTATCTGAGAACTACAGACCTGATTCTGGCTCTCCCTACAGTGACAATGAGATTGATGCCATGTTCAGAGGTATGTGCTGATAGGCACTAATCTGTAGGCAATAACCTATGGGGAAGAGAGGATTATACCTTTCTTCCCCATTTTTTTTTGCATTTACAATGGAAGAACAAGACCCTATATCAATAGTCCACAATATCTTTATTGAGTTCTTTGGTGAAGAGAATGTGGATTTACAAGGGCAGACCATGCTGGTTCATTTCCCTGAAGTGAAAGTAACCAATGAACACGACCGAAGTGTTGATATAACCCACTTGTGGGTAAAGGTGAAACTCTCACTTGATGGAACTATAGATGGATATTTCCAGATGATGAGGTCTGAACTCACACTTGAACAGTTTGAAAGTGGCTACAGTCACTCTCATATTCATGCTGTGGATACAGGTAATTTCCATAGATGGTCTGACCCCTGTCTTGGCAATGGTCCTATAAGGAATACCATTGCATCTCTGTCCACTCAGTTCTCTGAGGAGATGTGGAATCTGTTCTGCCTTGAACTGTCCAAGTATGTAACTGTGGAATCCCTCACTGGAGTTCCCTATATGTATCTTGAAAGGATAGGCACAAGCAACAATTCAACCACACAGGAGATTCATTTCCCCTTCAGTCATATTGACAGATGTCCTTCTGAACTTGAACCATACATAGCAGCCTTCATTCCTGCCATATTGAGCAAGAAACCCTTTGGTTTTAATTTCTCCAATGGCAGTTATGGCATTGCCATGTCTGACAGAGACCTGTTCATCACACTGAGCAATCTCTTCATTGAGTGGTATAATTCCCTTCCTGCCGCACAGCAGACTTCAAGAGAGGAACTCTTTGCAAGAGGCATAATCTGCAAGGGCAAATGTATAGGCAACAAACTGTATTATGTCTTTGACAGCAATACAAATGCAGCAGCCAACTACAACAGGCTCATAGGAAGGAATCTCTTCAGGTTCAAGAACAGAACCATAACCTTCAATATAACCAATATGGTAAGGACTATAGATGATGACCCCAATATGTCCATCTTCCTCTCAGAGACTATAGTCATGGTTATAATCGACAGAATATTAAGAACAATAAATAACAAGTATGGACAACCAAGCACAGAAGAAGGCACTTTCTCTGGAGAAGCACACAGATACCTATAAGTTAGTTATCCCTGCTGATGTAGAGAAGAAAATAAGACACCTCTGCAATAGGATTTCACAGGTAGAGTGGTCTGGTACACTGTTCTACACGCATAGCGGCTCATATGAGGAAGGAACTCTTGAGATTAGGTGTGTGGATATATTCCCTATGGATATTGGTTCCCAAGCCTATACAGAGTTTGACATGTCTCCTGATGTGATAGCCTACATGACTGACCATCCTGAGCTTCTTGACTGTCAGATGGGCTTGATACACAGCCATAACAACATGGCTACTTTCTTCAGTGGCACAGATACTGGAACTCTGAGGGAGGAGGGCAATGACAGGAACCACTTTGTAAGTCTTATTGTGAACAATGCAGGCACCTATACTGCTGCAATCACAAGAAGGCTCACAGAGAAGAGAGTAATCAACACTACCTTTACATACAGAACCTTTGATGATGTTGAAAAGACAGGCACAAGGACTACAGAGGTAGAGGAGGAAGTCATTGCATACAATATGCTCAACATCATCAAGGAGGGTGAGGTAACTGAACCCTTTCTTGAGATTGATGAAAGGCTTGAAGCCATTAAGAAGAACAAGGCTAAGGTGGTTGCTACAAAAGCTCCACTCTCAACTACTTCTTATCATGGCGGGCTGCCTTTCACACCTCCCACATACCAAGGCAACAGCAAGGAAGTGAGCAGAATTGCAAGACAAGGTTCCCTCTTTGATGAGGAGTTCATGGAAAGTGAACCCCCAAGAAAGGTAGAACAGATTGCTGACCCCAATGAACTTACTATAGATGCTTCTGTAGTCAAGTCCATTACCCTTCAGCTTATCACAGGCTCAATAGCAATTGCAGATGCAAGCAGGATTGACCCTGTGAAATGGGCAGGTCAGATGACCAAACTGTTTGACAAGAGGTTTGAGAAAGATATGAGTCTCTTTGGTCTTTGGGCAGAGACTATGGTAGAGTTTGTAGTGACTAACTTTGTACCAGATGAATTTGCTCCATTCGAGGATGAGTATATCTCAGAACTGTGTCAGGCAGTCTATATGACTCTTGACAAGCTGCCTCAGAACAAATATATCAAATCAATTCAAGATGCACTAGTAGTATGGATGAAATAACAACAGATAACCCCGGTCTGTCAGAGGCAGAAGAAGCATTGCTTCAGGCTACTCTTGAACAGGCACATGAGGATGACAACAGAGAGATTCTTCCCCTTAACTCAGAGTCTCTCCTGATAGATGAGTCTTCCTCAAGATTCAGTTCTGCCATATGGTTCAGTAAGATAGGTGAACAGACAGTGACCCTTGCTGGACTTGGTGGTATAGGCAGCTATGTTGCCTTCCTCCTTGGCAGACTTAAAGTAAGCAGACTTGTCATTTATGATGATGACATTGTAGATGGTACAAACCTCTCAGGTCAGCTGTTTGCTACACAGGATGTAGGCAACAGCAAGGCAAGGAGTGTATGTAGAGTATTGAGGGAGTTCTCTCAGTATCACAGCATTATAAGCAAAGAGGAGAGATATGGTGTAAGCTCCTCTACCACCAACATCATGATATGTGGCTTTGACAACATGATAGCAAGGCAGGTATTCTATACAAAGTGGAAAGCTCATGTAATGGGTTTGTCAGATGAGGAGAAGGAGAAGTGTCTCTTTATTGATGGCAGACTTGCAGCAGAGGAGTTCCAGGTATTCTGCATCAAAGGCTCTGATGCCTACCTTATGCAGAAGTATGAGAATGAATGGCTGTTTGATGATAATGAGGCAGAGGCAACACTCTGTTCCTACAAACAGACCAGCTTCTGTGCCAACATGATTGCCTCTGTAATGGTCAATCTCTTTGTCAACTTCATAGCAAACCAGTGTGAACCTCTCATAGAAAGGGAACTTCCCTTCTACACCAACTATGATGCTGAGAGGATGTACTTCAAAACTGAAATGGTATGACAATCTCCTATGCACTTGAAGGCTCCTTAAGGAATGAGACATTTGCGGAAGGGGGAAATGGTTGGTACAATCATGCCAGTGTTGCCCCTAACTATGAGAACAATGCAGTGTTCTCAAGATTCCTTGAGGTAGTCATCCCCTATGATGGTGAGTGCTTCATACCTACACTGGGTCTGTCAAATACCTTGAGCTATATACAGCAATGGTTTGACACAGTACATCCTATACAGCCTGTGAAGCTCTCATACCCTCTTTATGTGGGTGGAAGTGAGACAAGGAGAACAGCAGATTTCATCATACAGTCTATCAACAGGTGTCCCAGTAACCTGAGGCTCACCAATATCAAGACTTCAAAAGGTCTTGACTATTATGGTGGTCAGGGTCTCATCTTTGATGAGCACTGGACTCCTCTTATGCTCTGTGGGTTCATCATAAATATTGACAGAATCAACAGACATATCACTGTTGTGAGACCTGTATGCTACATATCTCCTATTGTCTTTGAAAGCAATGACATCCTCTCAAAAGCTATTGTCAAGAAGGTCATTCCCTACATGAGTATGCAGGGTGTGTCAGTACCTTCTATTCTCAGAAGCAGCAGTTATCTGACATTTAACCATAATAGGTTCAGGAATGTTCCTGTGACAATAGAGTTCATCAATGATTACTTCACCTCTCCTGCAAAGCCCAATATCATAGAGAACCTTGATGGTTCAATATGGGATTTCCTGCTTGAGAATGTAAGTGATTTGGTATGACAGCAGAGGAATACTTTGGCAGATGGATGAGAGTTCTTGACATGAATGAGATGGCAAAGGTTCTCAATGCACTTGGAAAGGTAAACCCTGACAAGTTATGTCCTGAATACCCCAATATATTCAGGGCATTTGAACTGTGCAAGTATGATGACTGCAAGGTTGTCTTCCTTGGACAGGACCCTTACCCTCAGAAAGGTGTTGCCACAGGCATACTGTTCGGCAATAAACCTGGCACTAAGGAACTCTCTCCCTCTCTTGAAATCATAAAGGAGGGCTGTGTGAATTATGAGATTCCTCATGGTCCAATAGAGTTTGACATAACTCTTGAATCATGGGCTAAGCAAGGTATCCTTATGATAAACTCAGCCCTCACCTGTGAGGTAGGAAAGGTCAATTCCCATGTGAACTTATGGAGACCTTTCGTATCTAAACTGCTTAAGAACCTATCAGAACATGAGACAGGAATGATTTATGTTCTGTTTGGTTCTCAGGCAAAGACCTTCAAACCTTACATTGATAAGAGATACAATGACATAATTGAGGTAGAACACCCTGCATACTTTGCAAGGACCGGTCAGATTATGCCATATAGTGTCTTTACTGATGTAAACAAACTCCTAAAGGGCAGATATAACACCACTATAGAGTGGTATCATGAATTAAATAACATAAATACAGACGACAATGAAAAAGAAACAACTGATGGTGATGACTTCTTTTGGCCCTGTTCCCTTTGATGCAATCAAGGAACATCTTCCCAAAGAACTGGTAGAGCTAATTGACTCTGAGAAAGACAAGATTCTCAGTGCAATTGAGACCTCTGTCCCCATGTGTGTGGGTTACTACATTGCAAGTCTTGCCAAGAAAGCAGGCTGGAAACCTGAGAAGATGGCTGGCTATCTCCAGAATCTCTGGAATGTCAACCCCTCTGCTGCATTCAGCATTCTCCTCAGAGAAGTGGCTATTGAACTTGACAAGAAGTATGAAGACCACATCAACAACTGTGAGGAACTCTTCATTATTTCCTTGATGGATGGCAGAATCCACAAGGTACCCAGGGCTTACATCAAGAACTTCAGGAACTTTGCAGCTTTCAGAACTGAGGAAGATGCAAAGATTGCTTGCAGAATCCTCAGGGATGACTTAAAAGAGATGTTCAAAAGTGGCAGAAAATAAGAAGATTAGGAATGCCAGAGAGTCAGTCTTTAATGGTATACACTTCAAGTCCAAACTAGAGGAAAGTTTCTATAAGACACTTTTGGCTGCTGGTCTGGAACCTGACTATGAACTTACTAAGTTTGTCTTAGTTGAAGGTTTCAAGCCTACTGTTCCTTTCTTCAACAGAAGCAAGTCAAAAGTGTTCAAAATGGATATGACTAAAGTCAGGGATATTACATATACCCCTGACTTTACCATTCTCTACAATGACACTTTGTTCATCATAGAAGCAAAGGGTATAGAGAATGATACCTTTCCTCTCAAGAAGAAGCTCTTCAGAAGGTTCCTTGAATCTATGGAGATGCCTTGTGTGTACTTTGAGGTGCATACCAAGAAAGAACTGCTTGAGGTCATAAAAATAATCAAATCTTATGGAACAACCACTGGACAAAATCAGAAGGCTCTCAAAGAGTCTACCTGAAGGTGACATCAAGTTTGCTGAGAAATACATTGCAAGCCGAGAGTTTGACAAGTTGCTTGAGATAGTTGAGTCAGACATATATCTGGTTCAGCAGAATGAGTTACTTGAGCATCCCAAAGAAAAGTTTGCTAACATTGACCTTGAAGAACTGTTGGAGTTGAGAGGTGCTGTGGATGAATATATGTCATTCCTTGAAGTGCCTGACAATTCTGACGATGATGACTGGATGTATGACTAAATCATTAAGAGAAATAAGCTGGAATGTCCCTGAAGAAGTCTATAGGGCAGACCCTGCATTGTCCTACTCTACCTTGTCAAAGTTCAAGAGGTCTGGTTTCAATGAACTGGAGCATCTCTTTGACAGGATAGAGACTCTTTCCCTTACCTTTGGTTCTGCTGTAGACAGCATTATTACAGGTGGGGAAGAGGAGTTTGAAAGCAGGTTCATGGTAGCAGAGTATCCTGCTGTTCCTGAGTCTATTATCAATGTGGTAAGGTATCTGTTTGATAACTATCACAGTACTTATAGGATACTTGAAAACATCCCTGACAAGGAAGTCATAGAGATAGCAGCCCAATTCAACTATCAGAACAACTGGAAGCCAGAGACAAGGGCTAAGGTGATTAAGGAGAAAGGCTCTGCCTATTACAGACTACTGTACCTGAGCAAAGACAAGACCATCCTTGATACTGCCACTAACCTTGACATAAGGAAGACTGTGGAGGCATTGAGGAACAGTCCTACCACCAGATGGTACTTTGCTCCAAGCAATCCCTTTGAGAATGTAGAGAGGCTTTATCAACTGAAGTTCAAGGCTACACTCAATGGTATTGAGTACAGATGTATGGCAGACCTCCTGATAGTGGACTATGACAGGAAGGTAATTATCCCTGTTGACTTGAAGACAAGTGGAAAGCCTGAGTGGGACTTCTATAAATCCTTTGTGGACTGGAGGTATGACATACAGGCTAGACTCTATTGGAGAATCATCAGGGATAACCTTGACAGAGACCCCTATTTCAAGGACTTCAAGTTGCTTGACTATCAGTTCATTGTGGCTAACAGAAGGACTCTTACACCATTGATATGGCAGTGTGAGTTCACTCAGCAGAAAGGTTTGATTGAGTTTAATGATGTGATGTTTGAAGACCCTGAGGACATAGGTAAGGAACTTCATACATATCTCACATCAAATCTATCAGTTCCTATAGGTATAAACCTTAAGGAACCTAATTCACTAACTGAATGGTTGAGTAAATGAAAGTTACAAAGAGAAATGGTTCAATTGAAGACTTTGACCTCAGCAAGATTGAAAAGGCTGTAAAGAAAGCCTATAGAAGTCAGGGTCAGGAAGTCTCTGAAACTATCTTGGCTGAACTGAACTATGTATTCACACGGGATTACAAGGATGTGACCCTCAGTGTGGAGCATATACAGGATGAAGTTGAGAAGATTCTGTTCGACTTGGCTCCCTATAAGGTTGCAAGGGCATATGTAACCTATAGGGAACATCATAAGCAGGCAAGATTCATAAGGGAAAGGCTGGATTATATGGAGAGGTATTCATCTTCTTCAGAGAATGCAGCCACTTCCTCTGAGACAGATGCTAATGCAAATGTCACAATGAAGAATGTTGCTAACCTTGAAGGTGAGGTCTATAAGACCACCAACAGGACTATTCAAAGGCAAAGGATGAAGGACAAGCTCAATGAGATGTTCCCTGAACTTGCCAAACAATATGAGGAAGACCTCAATCACCACATCATATATACCCACGATGAGGCATCTACTCCAGTACTGAAACAGTATTGCATGGCAGTGAGTCTCTATCCCCTTATGCTTGAGGGAGTTGGTAATATTGATGGGATAACTCCTGGTCCTCCTAATGATTTACAGTCCTTCAGTGGTCAGATAACCAACCTCATCTTTCTCCTCTCTTCACAGTGTAAAGGTGCAGTGGCAGCAGGTGAATACTTCATTGCCCTGAACTATTATGTTGTGAAGGAGTTTGGTCCTATATGGTATGAGAAGCTTGATGAAATTGCCACATCAGACTTCTGTATCCAGAAGAGGACTATAAGGGATTCCATACTCAAGGCTTTCAAGCAGTTTGTATGGGGTATCAATCAGCCTGCTGGTAACAGGAGCTATCAGTCTCCCTTTACCAACATATCCTATTATGACCATACCTACTTTGAGTCACTCTTTGGAGAGTTTGTATATCCTGACGGCACTAAGCCTGAGTGGAAGGCAATAGATACTCTCCAGAGAATGTTCATGAAGTGGTTCAATAAGTTAAGGTTGAAACAGGTACTTACATTCCCTGTTGAGACTATGGCTATGGTTCATGATGGGCATGATATTATTGACAAGGAATATAAGCAGCTTACAGCAGAAATGTATGCAGAGGGACATAGTTTCTTTACCTATATCTCTGACAGTGCTGACAGTCTTGCCTCTTGTTGCAGGTTGAAGAATGAACTTACTGAGAATACTTTCAGTCCTACTTCTGGTCTTACTGGTGTTATGACAGGCAGTTGCAATGTCATTACCCTTAACATCAATAGGATTGTGCAGGATTGGTATTGGAAGGAGGAGAGGTTCATCAATGGTACTGAGGATGGTAGAGCAGCATCTCTTGAATGTGAGGATTGGAAACCTAGCTTCAAGAAGTATCTCACTTCCATCCTTGAGAGAGTCTACAAGTATCATGTTGCATTCAAGACAATGCTTTATGAGACTGAAGAGAAAGGTATGTTTGCAGCAAGCAATGGTGGATATATTCACATAAGCAAGCTGTACAGCACAGTAGGTATCAATGGACTCAATGAGGCAGCAAGGTTCCTTGGTCTTGAGGTAAGCAACAATGAGGAATACTTTGAGTTCCTCCAGCTTATCCTTGAAACCATCAAGGAGCAGAACAAGCTTCATTCAATTCATGACAAGAAGAGACCTTTCCTGTTCAATTCTGAGGTAGTTCCTGCCGAGGGATTGGGTGGTAAGAACTATAACTGGGACAGAGAAGAAAATTACTGGGTTCCTGAAGATGAGAACCTGTATAACAGTTACTTCTATAATGCCCATGATGATACATCAGTACTTGACAAGTTTATCCTGCATGGCAGGAAGACCTATCAATATACTGATGGTGGTTCTGCCGCACATATCAACCTCTCTGACCATCTCAGTAAGACTCAGTATCTCAAGCTGATAGACTTTGCAATAGCACAAGGTACAAACTACTTTACCTTCAATATTCCCAACAGTAAGTGTAATAACTGCGGACATATCACCAAGTCAATCATGACAGAATGTCCCAAGTGTGGCTGTAAGCATATTACATATTACACAAGGGTAATTGGCTATCTTAGACCAATTGACAAGTTTGGAGAGGATAGACAGATTGAGGCAAAGAAAAGAGTGTATAAGAGTGATGCTGAAATATGTTGATACTCAAGTTGTCTTTGCAGAGGTTCCTGATGAGATAACTTTAGCAATAAGTATAAGTGGCTGCCCTTGTCATTGCAAGGGTTGCCACTCTGCTTATCTTGCTGAAGATATTGGTGTCTCTCTCAGTGAAGCTGGATTAACTCTTCTGATAGAAGCCAATGAAGGTATATCTTGTATTGCCTTTATGGGGGGTGATGCTTCTCCTGAAGAAGTCAGTCTTCATGCTGGGTTCATCAAGAGTATGTATCCCAATCTCAAGGTTGCATGGTATAGTGGGAGACAGGAATTATCTCCTCAGATAGACCTGTGGAACTTTGACTATATCAAGCTTGGTCCTTATAAGGAAGAGTGTGGTCCACTTGACAAGAGGACAACCAATCAAAGGTTCTATAAAGTGGTTCATACAAGTGCAGGAAAGAGTAAACTGTATGACATAACTCATAAATTCTGGAAACATGATTAAACAAGAGACTAAGGAGTACAGTGAGGATGGGTTGGCTGTCAGAATAATACGGATTACCCTCTTTGGTGTGCCCATATACAGATTTAAGAAAACATCTACTAACAAGGCTGCTGTGGCTCAGTTGACTACAGCACCAAAGCCTACTAAAGTAAAAGGATTCTCAAATGAAACTGAAGATTAAAGTAAAAAGAATAAATAAGAACATTCCTTTGCCCGAAGTGATTGATAAGGGAGACTGGATTGACCTCAGAGCAGCTGAGACAGTAACCCTCAATGCTCCTCAGGCTAACATCCTCAAGAGACATAAGGTCAAGGGAGTAGAGGAAAGACACAGGGATGTGGAATTTGACTCCAGACTCATAAGGCTTGGAGTTGCAATGCAGCTTCCTAAGGGCTTTGAGGCTGTTGCACTTTCAAGGAGCAGCACCTACAAGAACTTTGGTGTCATCCTTGGCAACAGTGAGGGTGTTATTGACCAGCCTTATTGTGGTGACAATGATGAATGGAGGTTCAATGCCATTGCATTCAGAGACACTACAATCAATGAAGGTGACAGGATATGCCAGTTCAGGATTCAGCTCAGTCAGAAAGCCACTATGTGGCAGAAGATTAAGTGGCTCCTTAGCTCCGGTGTAGAGATTGTTGAGGTTGATGAACTTGGCAATCCTGACAGAGAAGGAATTGGTATCACTGGCATTAAGTGAAACAAAAAAAAACAATATGAAAACATGGTTTTAGAAACTAGCATAGTACTCCTTGCGGTGGTGGCAGTAGGACTTACTGCCAACCACTTCGAGAGTAAAATAAGTAGGGAAAAGGCTAAAATCTCCATCAAGGAATCCATGGACTTGGCACAAGTTCCTGTAGTTACATTCCAGGAGGGAGATGTAAAGCTGAACTTCCTTCTTGACAGTGGTGGTTCCCATTCACATATCAGCAAGAGTGCTGCAAAGATGCTGATTGGGACTCCCATTGATACTGACTATACCTATACTACCTCTACTGGTTCTGATACTACCAGCAAGATGATTGAGTCTGTTCTTAAATATAAGAATGAGGAGTTCAAGGTAAATCTGTTTGTCAATGAAGGACTTGACACTTCCTTTGAGGATGTCAAGAAAGAGTGTGGTGTTCAGTTACATGGCATTCTTGGTGCTGACTTCCTTAAGGAGCACAAGTATGTACTTGATTTTGCAGAACTTGTAGCATATCACAAATGAAAGAGAAAATTAAACTCCAATCAAGATATAGAGAAGATGAAAACTATCTCAACAGAATAGGTGATGAAACCTCAAGGAGGTATTCATTACAGACACAGTTCAACTACAGAGTAGGCTTGGTGGATGGAGACCCTGATGCCTATAGTTTTGTAGACCCTTCTGGCGGTCCTTTCATGCAGAAAGGAACAGTAATTGATGGTAACACAATCAAATCTATATCAAGAGGCGAGGAAGGAGTTATCATTGAATTTGAAGAATGATTTATCTTGTTACCAATGCAATTCTTCCTGGATTTGAATCTCCTGAGTACAAGATAGTTACTGTAGAAGAGTCACTTGCACTGCTTGAACCCTTGAGGATTGTGGGACTTGATACTGAGACTATGGGATTTGACCCTTATACAAAGGAACTTCTCATGGTTCAGCTTGGGTGCTATGACTTTCAGGTGGTGATAGACTGCGCAACAATCAACATACAGCAGTACAAAGAGTATCTTGAATCAGACAGGCTCTTTATAGGATGGAATATCAAGTTTGACTTGAAGTTCTTGTATCATAAGAGGATAGTACCTAAGAGAGTCTATGATGGTTTTCTTGCTGAGAAACTCATGTGGCTTGGCTATCCTGCTGGTATTCACAGTATGTCTCTGAAGGCAGCAGGAGAGAACTATCTTGGTGTTGAACTTGACAAGACTGTTCGAGGGAAGATTATGTGGGCTGGTCTTACAGATGAAGTCATTGTGTATGGTGCCAATGATGTGAAGTATCTGGAGAAGATTATGGAAGCCCAACAGCCTGAACTTGAAAGGAGAGGTCTTGTCAATGCACTTGTCTATGAGAATATGTCGGTACTTTGGCTGGCATATACTGAGTATTGTGGAGTCCTTCTTGATGTCAGGAAATGGCAGGAAAAGATGGAACTTGACAACTTCTCTGAGAGAGTGTTCAAGAAAGCTCTCAATGACTGGGTGGTTGCCTGTGTCAAGGGCAGGAACTATGCCTATCACTATCTACAGACTGAAGGTGTTGATGAAGAGGACCTGGAGAAAGCCAGAGCCAGTATGAAGGGTGAAAGATGCCCTGAAATGGACATAAAAGGAGAGACAAGAGGCTATTGTGAGGCATATAGAGTAGAGGTGAAAGGTACTATAGACCCAAAGTATGTAGGACCTGATATACCTGCCACTCTGTTTGACCCACCAAGGGAAGGAGAATGTACCATAAACTGGGATAGTCCCAAACAGGTTGTTCCCCTTCTTCTATCATTGGGCTTTGACCTGCTTGTGGTGGATGATGAGACTGGAGAAACAAAATACAGTACTGAGTCCAAGATTATAGAGCCACAGCAGGACAAGTCTACAATAGCCTATCTTTATCTCCAATACAAGGCTGCAAGCAAGGTAACCTCTACCTATGGACAGAATGTGCTCAATCAGATAAATGAAAGGAGCAAAAGAATCCATACCAACTTCAATCAGTTGGGCACTGATACAGGCAGGTTAAGTTCAGGAGGAAAGGACAAGGCTAATGGTCTTGAATATCTTAACTTTCAGAACTTCCCTGCTGACCCCATCACAAGAGCCTGCTTCATATCTGGACCAGGTATGAAGTGGATTAGTTGTGACTATAGTGGTCAGGAAAGTAGGATTATAGCTGACATAACTAATGATACAGCATTACTAGACCTGTTTAACCATGGTTGTGGTGATGTTCATTCATTGGTAGCCAAGATGTCCTATCCTGACATCATAGGGGATTGTCCTGTGGAAGAAGTGAAGAAGAAGTTCAAGCACTGGAGAAGTGAAGCCAAGGGTGTTGAGTTTGCCATCAATTATGGTGGAGATGCAAACACCATCAAGAACAACAAGGGTATACCTATAGAAGAGGCTCGGAAGATATATGATAGTTATATGAGAGGTTTCAAGGGTATGAAGACATACCAGGACAGACAGAGAAGGTTTGTCATGGACAATGGTTTCATCATCCTGAACCAGACAAGCCATCACAAGGCTTATATCTATGACTATGATTTACTTATGAGAACAAAGGCTAGGTTTACAAGAGAGTTCTGGGAAGTCTACAAGAAACATAAGGGACATGACAATAAGAAGATTCCCAAGTCTGTCCTGCAACAGTTGTACCAAAGGTTTGCCAATGGTGAGCCTTTCGAGGCTATGGCTGGTGTCTATACCTATACCAAGAAGAAGGGTAAGGTGGAAGAGACAAAGGAGGTTACAGTAACTATCTCTGATGTCTATGTACATCCTGTAAGACACTACTTCAAGAGGAAGGCTGCTTCTGAGAAGCAAGCCATCAACTATCCTTGTCAAGGTACAGGTGCTGTAATGTTCAAGACTGCCTCAGTATTCCTTTGGGAATATCTTGTGGAACATGACCTTCTCTTCAAGGTTCTGCTCTGTATTCCTGCGCATGATGAATGGAACATAGAAGTTCCTGAAGAGATTGCGGAGGAAATGCAAAAGGTCTTGCAGGACTGCATGAGTAGAGCAGGTTCCTATTTCTGTAGGAAACTGGAACTGCCTGCTGATGCAGAACTTTCAGACCACTGGATACATTAACATGGTAAGGGACATAATTGTCCCTTACCTTTCATTTAACCAATATGAAAGAATATTTGTGCATAAAAGATTTCTATATAGAGGACTCCAAGTTTGCCAATAGGGGAGACCATGTAGTCCTTCTGCCTGACAACTGCACTGTTGTCAATACAAATGGGCAGCAGAAAGTAACACAAATGCCTCAGATTGTAGAGAACAAAGAGTATTTCTCTCCTACATATGAGACCAAGTCTGCTCCTGTTACAGAGGATAAAGTCAATCATCCCAGCCACTATACATGGCTCAAGGAGAAGTGTGGTATTGAGGTCATAGACATCACAAGATGGCTTGACTTTGACACTGGCAATGCTGTTAAGTATCTGCTCCGGGCTGGACATAAGTCAGAGGAAGGAATGACTGACAGAGAGAAGACCATTCAGGACTTAGAAAAGGCTGTCTGGTACATCAATGACAGAATAAAGATGCTGAGAGATGGGAATAACTTATAGTGGTAAAACAAAGGCAAAGGCTTCACTTAAACTGTATAACCAGATTTCATCATTCCTGTTTGAGCAGGAGTTTGATGAATTGAAGGGACAGAAGAAGGCTCAGAATGCTTTGACAGAAGCAAAGAAGGCACTTGCCGAGATAATAAACAAGGGTTGACATGGCAAGATATGTAATATGTAAAGGCTGTGGCAAGCTGATAGAATACAAGCCTGAGACTAAGTATGAAATGGGTACTTCCTATACTACATTGAAGTGTCCTCTCTGTGGTCATGTCAAGCAGACTACTGTTAACCATGTACACTATGGAAATGATGGAAAGAAATAGAAAACTTCGACTCTTAGTGACAACAGACTGCCCTAACCATTGCCCATTGTGCTGTAACAATTCATGGGATTTCAGCAAACTCCCTTCAGTTACAGACTTTGACTATGATGAAGTCATGATTACAGGAGGTGAGCCTCTTCTGTTTGTGGACAAGGTAGTGGAACTTGCAAGGTCAATAAAGACCCTCAGTCCTATACTATATCCAGGGGAGGATGCTCCAAAGATATATGTCTACACTTCCATTGCAGCCTACTTTCCCATAAGACAACTGCTCAGTGTAGTGGATGGCATAGTCCTCACTCCCCATAGCAAGGATGATGTCAAGTGGTTTGTCAGTCTTAATGAGGTACTTGGAATGTATCTTGCAGAGAATCCTGAGATAAAGCCATCACTAAGGCTCAACCTCTTCAAGAACATCAAGGATATGCTTCCTGAAGATATTGACTTGTCCATATGGAAAGTGAAAGACATGGAATGGATTAAGGATTGTCCTGTTCCCAAGGGAGAGGACTTCAAAAGACTGCCTATTCTTTGGAGAAATGAAGCAATACACTAGAAGAGAATTTGTTAAGTTAGTCAGACAGAATGGCTTTGAATATGTGAGAAGCCATGGAAGTCATGATATATACTATAACAAAGAGGGAAGACATATAACCATTCCTCAGACTCTTGTAGATGTAATTGCCAGAAGGTTAATCAAAGAAAACAATTTAGTATGGAAAAGTTAGTAGTAATTGACTTTCTATGTCAGGAGGTTGAAGTTCATATCTACAACATAGCCTCTGATGTGGAAGTAGACGAGGAGTTCATTGAGAAGTTGGGACATGATACCAACCATTGTCAGTGGGCTTTCGGAACAAAAGTAGACATAGTGAAACATAAAGGAACAATACTGAAATGAAACTATTACAATTCAAAGCAAGCTGGTGTGGTCCTTGCAAGATGCAGACCAAAGAGTTTGAGGAGAACCCTGTAGATGTAGAACTTGAGGCTATTGATGTTGATGAGGATGACAAAGACCTTGCAACTCAGTATGGTATTAGGTCTATACCTACAATGATTCTTATAGGAGATAATGGTGATACAGTTCAGAGATGGACTGGAGTCACCAAGTCAAGTACTATCAATGGGTTTATCCATGGACTCGGAGGCATTGGAACTTCTGAGGGAGAATAATCAGATACTAAAGGAAATACTTGGTATCTTGAGGAGATTGACAAGCAAAGAGCACATAGAGAAGGAAGACCTTAAAGCCTTTGCTATCAATCTTCTTGCAGATATTATGGTAGAGTACAAGTCGGATGAACTTCGTAAATTAGTTAAAGACATAAAGTTATGACTAAGAAAGAACTACAGGCAATAATGCCCCTACTTGCCACTATCAGAAGTGTAGCCTCAGAAATTGACTATTATAGTGTGGACTATGATGTCAAGGACCTTGGTCATCTTGCTGACAAGTTAAGAGAGGCAGCAGCAACTTTCAGAAAGGAGGCTAAGATATGAAACTAATCAAACCTTCTTTTGAGATATTTGAACAGGGTCCAGGTCTGCAAGGAATCTATGAGGCTATAGAAAGGGCAGGTAGAACCTGCTATAAGAGCCAAGCCAAATACCAGTATAGGAACCCTCATACTAATGAGGTGTATGCCCCTGACTTTGTAGGTACTTGGAAGGTTGATGACAACAGGATAGGTGTCACAACTACTGCTGAGGATTTCTATAATAAGGAAGGGATATTCATCAAAGAGTCTGCTACTGCAAAGGGTTTTGTAGATAGGATGATTGCTTCTCAGCATTATGCCATGCTTGAACATGGTACAGTATATCTGTTATTCTCTGAATGTTGTTATCACAGACCTGATGGAGAATTTATAGATAAGTATACAAAGAATCCCTACAGTAAAGTAGTTTGTATAGGTACCGATGATGACTTAGTTGAACAAACTTCAAGTGAGAAGACCTATCTTGGAGATATTTTGGGTACTGGCATATATGGTAATGCTCTATATGCAATAACTACCAACTATAGGGTTCTTGTAGAAAATGGTTGGCTTGATGACCTTAAATATCTCTATGCACCTACTAAGTATCATGAGAAGAGAGTTACTGTAAAGTTTACTACTTCTAATGGAATAATGAGGGAGTTCACAAGGCATAGAAGTCATAGTTTCGCTGTTGAATCTACAAGATATTGTAATTATAGTAAAGATAAGTTCAATAATGAACTTACTTTTATCCAGCCTTTTTGGGTAAAAGAAGAAATGTCTCCAGAAGAAGCTTCTAGATATGTACTGTTCAGAGGCTTATTGGAGTATGCAGAAACTACTTATCTTGAGATGATAGAATCTGGTATGAAGCCACAGGAAGCAAGAGAAGTGTTGCCATTAGCTACTAAATGTGATATGGTAATGACTGGCTTTACTTCAGATTGGAATCACTTCTTTGACCTGAGAGCAAGAGGTACAACTGGTGCTCCACACCCTGATGCAAAGGCACTTGCAGAGCCACTCATGGGAGAGTTCTATAAAAGAGGTTATATCAAATGAGTGAATCTATAAGGAGCTTCTGCTACTTCATTTATAATGAAGGTATGATTGAGTTCACTGCCAAGGACTATATAGTATTTGCCTTTAAGGCAATAGGCTATTCTGTCAAGGGCTTAGTAAAGAAACTGTTTAATATCAAATAATATGTTCAAAATCTTTTCATTTATCACAAAAAAAAACTATAGTAAAAGGCTGAGTTCAGCCATGTCTATGTTCCATAAGGCCCATGATAAAGCCCTCAGGCTGGTCATGAGAATGCAACAGGACATAGATTCAAAGAATGCTGAGATAGCTGCAATCAACAGCAGGATTGCCGAGATTAAAGCTACCCAGGATGAAACAAACAGGTTTATAAGCAACTTAGAGAAATTCATGAAATGAAAGACATTAACAAACTCAAGTCAGGTGATGTCCTTAGTGAATCCTCACACTATGTAGTTGAGAGAATCATTGGCAATAATGTGCACATGAAGCACCATGAAAGTGGTCAGCATGTAAGCATTGAAAGGGCTTATGTAGAGTCCTTCCTTCACTCTGCTGATGAAGTCATTGAGACAGTGGAAGTTACCAAAGAGGACAAGAAGGATGGTACTCTTGGTATCAGAAGTATCTTTGATAACATCCATAGTGGACAGGTATTCACTGTATGTTTCAAGAAACAGGACAAGCCCAAGAGCAAGAAGAAGCTCAATGAGGAAATTGACTACCTTGTCAATCAGTTCTCTGAAGATATTGACAGGGTCAAGGCAAGCAAGAAGGGTGTGGCTGAAAAGGCTAAGCAACTCATCACTGAACTCATCAAGGAGCCTATCCTGCCTTATGAAGAAGGAGAGGACAGGGTTCTCAGAGGCTATAAGGTTCAGTTTGAATCAAGAGATGGTAGGTATGACTGTGTTGATATGGATATTGAAAGGACTGAGAAAGAGTCTGGCATCAGACCTGTCAACATCAACACCATCAAGTGGCTCATATTTAATGGTGTGAAATACATTGTTAAATAAACTCATTGCCCATGTAGCTTTATCTTTATAGAGTTACATGGGCATTTATCTTCCTTACACAAACACAATCATTAGTAGCCTTCAGTTTTTTCCTTATGCTGTTGGTTATGTGAAATAAAATTTTTACCTTTGCACAAAACTTTAATAAGAAATCTATGGCAAAATATTGCGCAGTGCTTACAAACACAGATAGGGAGTTGCTAAAGCATCTTCCAGGAGAGGATGAGAACTCTCTTAGAGGTCTCATAGGTCTTTGGATGGAAAGGAATCCTGACAGGACTACAGACCATCCCTCCTTAGAGGAGATAAAGAGTCTTATCTCGGAGCTAAGAAATGCTGACAATGCAGCTGAGATGCTTGATGATGCACTACTTCCACCCCCTCCTGTAGCAGAACCTACTGCTCTGGACACTTCCTCTTTTGAGGCTACTCCTGTATCTACTCTCTCTGAACAGAGGGCAGTTGACCTTGTCTTTGACCCAAGGGTAAGAAGAGACAGGGTAACTCTAATCTCAAGGCTGTTCAGTAATGAGATTGATGCTGCTCTTAAAGAGAAGCAGGACACCATCAATAGGAGAATGATGGAGGAGGAATTTACTGAGAAACAAAGAGAAGACCTGAGAAGAGAACTATATTCTCTTGACAGGTTCCAAATCATAAAGAGCCTTACTCCAGCTGGCATCTTTAATAGGGTAAAAGCTACCTTTGAGGAGTATGTCAATGACACAGAGGAAGGCAGGACACAGGCTGAACTTGCCAAGATAAATGCTACCAAGGGAGCTGAAAGATACTCTGATGAAAAGAAGCTTGCAGCAGCCAAGAAAAAGGCTGGATACAAGTTCCAGGAATATCAGAAGATAATAAAACACTTTAGACCTTTGGCAGAAGAAGCAAGTGGTCTGTTAATCACTACTGAAGGTATAAGAGTAGACCCTAACTATGTCTCCCCTACAGAGGGCAACCTCAATGATGATACCCCCGAAGGAGAGAGTGAGGTAGATGGTCAGGCAGATGACTATACCAAGGAAGAAACTGTGAAGGATGGTTGGATGACCAACTTCAGACAGGTAAGCTCCCATGAGTCACTGTCACAGGCTGTAAGAAAGATTATCAGGGAAACCCCCAGTCTTGATTACAGAGGCAAGTATGAAAAGGATGATTTAGGTAATAACAGATACCTTGATGCTGACTTTGTTCATGCTACCCTGATTGATAAGTTAAGATATATGGTGTCTTCTGAAGACTTGATACCCCTTCTTGAGGACTTATCCAAGCTTAAGCCTTGGGTAAAGCAGATAGTCAAGATTGTCAATAGTGATGACTCTCTCTTCTCTCAGTTCTATCAGGACTTCAGGAAAGACTATGTTCAGTACTGGATTCAGAAGAAGATAAAGAACCCTGATGGTACATTCAAGATTGAGACCATATCTGTGAATAAACCAGAAGGAGTTTATTATCTTCTTGATTCTTGGAGAGATAACTATGAAAGTGGTACTCTTCTTGATGATGACAGTGTCTATGAGAAGAATGGAGAAATCAACAAGGAGAATGCAGCCAAAGGTCTTACTATAGTTGAGGAACTCAATAACCAGTTCTCAAATCTTGATACTCAAGAGAGACTTAACCTTCTTGAGCAGGAAGAGACCTGGAATAAGCTGGTAAAGACCCTCAACATGATAGGTATTGACCCGAATCCTGCTATACTCAGAACTGCCCTAACCAACATAAAGGAGGCTCCAGGCATTAAGTTTACTGACCCAATCATGCTTCTTCTTCCCCAGCTGAATATCATCTTCAAAGGTGTAAGCAAGGGAGAAGTGAAGTCAGAGACTGCTGAGGATGGTACTGTAAAGAGAGGTGACCTTATCAATACCTTTGGTTCTGCATACAATGAGATTGCCTCAATGCTTGCAGAAGTTACAGAGGATGCCATTGAAAGCAGTGTCAGGGAAAATGATAAGACCTACTACTCTCATGTGACTCCTTCATATCTTGGCAAGCTCATTAAGCAACTCAAGAATGTAATGAACAATAAGGAGAAGTTCGACCAGTTCATTCAGACTGAGTTCAAGCAGTATGAGTGGTTCTTTAAGGATGGCAGGTGGAGAAGTGACTGGATTGAAAAGCTGGTTACTGACCCTGCCATGAGGAAAGCCCTTCAGCATAAGGTAGTCCTTAATCATGATAAGATTGCCTATCAGGACTGGGATGACCTTGACTATACTATAGTTCTGCTTAATGAATATTGGGCAGAACCAAAGGAGAAGATGGCATGGTATCATGTACCTATTCTGTCTGACTCTCCTTCTGCTGAGTTCATCAGGTTTGTAAGATATACTACAGGCTCTGAGATAGATGAAGAGGGTAACAAGAGAACCTATCAAGACATCATTCTTGACAAGATGATGGATATTGTCAACCAGGAGTATGACAGAATCATGCTTGTAAGAGAGAGGGATGAAGCCTATCTCCATGGTGGAAATGTCTCTCCTATTGCCAACTTTGACATCAAGAGAGACAAGGATGGTAATATCAAGAACCTTGGTGGAGCTGAGTTTAAGTTTATTCCTGAACTCAACAACATCAAGTATGACAATGGAGAGACCTTCCTTGACAGGTTTGAAAGGCTAAGACAGGGCAGTCCTTCTCAGTTCATACAGTTCCTTAGAGACACTCTCAGCACCCTCATGGAGGAAGGCTTTGAGTCTACTTATGCAGAGTGGGCTAACATAGGTCTCCTTGATGAACTCCCTAATGGAAGATTCAAGAACATTCCTTTCCAGGGACAGTCACAGACCAATCAGAAAGTGGCTAAGTCTCTCAAGGAAGCTCAGAAGGTTCTTGGTGACTTGTTCACCTCTGACATGAGGGTTCTGCTTGACAGATATACCAATAATAAACCAATCAATGACAAACAAGCCAATGAAATATTTGACCAGATAAGAGATATTCTGAATGATAAAGTAACAAGAGGAGACCTTTCGGTTTCTGACATGAACTCTATCACAAGAAATCTCACAACAAAGAACAATTCCAAGGATGCTCTCAGGGAGTATTATTGGAACAGTAAGTTTGCTACTTCCCAAATCATTCAGATGACCACTACTGACCTTGCCTTCTATAAGGACATAGAGGATTTTCAGAAGAGGTATAAGGAAGTCCATGCTCCTTCTTTAAGACTTAACACTATGGCTAAGTTTCATGGTGAGACTATAGGAAGGACATGGGAGAGAACCATCTACCTTGCTGATGATGAGATTGTATCTTCCACAATAGCTAACATCAAGGAGGTGCTTGATGCCAAGGTTGCAAAGCATGAGATGACAGAGGTGGAAAGAGACTATATCCTGAGTCAGTTTGAAAAGGTCAATGTGGCTGATGCTCAGGCTTACAGAAGCCTTAGTTCATACAGAGCCATGATGGGTATGATGGGTCAGTGGACAGATGAAATGGAAACTGCCTACAAACATCTTACAGACCCTAATGGTCAGTGGACTATGGAAGATTTCAATATCATCTGGCAGACCAAGAAACCTTATGTATATACACAGGTCAACAATGACAGTGGTGTTCAAGGGCACACTGGCATAAAGACTCCAGTACAGCATAAGAACTCAGAGTTTCTGCTACTTGCACTGCATGAAGCTATTGCAGGACCTCTTGGTAAGTCTGGGAAGCTCAGAGCTATCAATGACTTTATGGAAAGGAATCAGATTGACGTAGTTCAGTTTGAGTCTACTACCAAGGTAGGGAAGCAGGGAGTAATCAACCTCAATGGAGCCAGAGACTACAAGACTACCATGGATGTTCTTGGCAATGCAACTGGTATAGCACATGGAATGGAAAATCCCAATGTTGTGCATAAGGTAAGCTATGAAGACTATGGTATTCAGACTGCAACTCCTGAACATGCTATTGATGCTGTGCAGTTGGTAGGTACCCAGATAAGGAAACTTATCACTGCTGACATTGCAGATGATGCTCAGATTACTGTTGGAGGCAAGACTATGACAAAGTCTGAATGGCTTAAGTTATATAATGAAATCAATACTGAGAATATTCTGCAAAAATTCAAGGAGGTAGACGAAATATTCCAAAATCCTAGAAAGGTAGAGGAGGTTCTCCAGGAAGAAATCAGAGGAAACCAAAGATATGGTATTGATATGTTAAGAGCCTGTACTCTTAATGAGGATGGAGAGTTCAACATTCCATTGTATGACCCTGTCCAGACTCAAAGAGTCCAGACACTCCTCAACAGTATCATCAAGAGTAGAATCACCAAGCAGAAAATCAGAGGTGGCGCCTTGATACAGGTGTCTGCCTATGGTGTGACAGACCAACTCAAGATAGTCTATGAGGGTGAAGGTGACAGCAAGAGAATCAAGTACCTTGAATGTTATATGCCTGCCTACTCAAGAGACTTCTATGAGCCTCTGATGGATGAGAATGGTCAGCTTGATGTCAAAAAGTTGCCTAAAGACCTTAGGAAACTTATTGGCTATAGGGTACCTACTGAGGACAAGTACTCAATGGTTCCCCTGTATATCAAGGGATTCCTTCCCCAGCAGAATGGTTCAGCCATCATGCTTCCTGCTGAGATTACCACTCTGTCTGGTTCAGACTTTGACGTGGATAAACTCTATATCATGTTGCCTGAGTTTGATGTAATCAAATATGATTACAGGAGAGCAATGGAGGACTTTGATAGCAGTAAAGAGATAATGGCTACTCTTGCAGAAATGTTCAAGAGTGGCAGTGTCTTTGAAGACATCTCTAATACTCCTATAAAGTTCCAAGAGTGGTTCAGCGAAAATAAGGAGAACTACAGACTTGATAATCCAAGAATAGTAAAGCTTGAGTATGATTATTCTAAACCAGCTCACCAGCAGAAATCCTTCAAAGGAGATGAGGGTCTTGCTAGAAGGAATAATGCACTCATTGATATGATGTGGGGCATTCTTACCAACCCTGATACTGCTTCAAAGATGTTGAACCCTGGTGGTTTTGACAAACAGAAGAAAGCAGCAAGAGTAGTTACCATACTGGACTCAATGTCCGAGGCAGAACTTGCCAATGAAGGTTACACTGTTAAGGACCTGTTGAATCTTCCTCTTGATATTCTCAACAAGCTTGCAGCTAAAGCCAAGAAGAAACTTGACCCTCTGTCCCCAAGAACACAGGTTACTTTGCACCAACAGAACATGACAGGTGGCAAGATGATTGGTATCTATGCCAACCACAATGCCAACCATGCTCTGATGCAACATACACAGCTTGCTGTGGATGATAAGAATGGTGCATTCAACTATGCAGGAGTAAAGAGAGTCTCCCTTCATGGTATCAAGAATGAAAGTGGTGACTTCATCTCAAGGAACACTGCCAACTTCCTGGCTGCTTCTGTGGATAATGTAAAGGACAATACCCTTCATGCTACCAATCAGAATACTTTCACTGGAGATGCTTCCATGCTTCTTTCAAGACTTGGCTACAATCCTACTGAGATTGCTATCCTGATGAGGCAGCCTATTGTCATGGAGATAACAAGGAAGTTCTTCAGAGACTCAAGGGATGGTAAGTCCAAGGACACTGTCATTGAGGAGGTACTGGCAGACACCATAAAGTATGCTGGTATGTATGAAAACCTTTCATGGGCAAATGTAAAGAACAATCCATTTGAACTTGAAACACTCATGAAAGATATTCAGCTCTATAAGGAGGTTGGTTCCATGTCTCAGAAGGACAGGGTAAACTTCTATAGGAGACAGGCTGCTGTTGGTGTCCTCTTCCAGAGAATCATGAAGACTGGTCAGGCTCTTGCAGACCTTACTTCTGCTACAAGGGCAGATACTCAAGGTGGTGCTGCCGGACCTACCATTGCAGATACAATGATTAAGATGCAGAAGGTTGAAGACCTTCTCATCAGTGCCTCAGGAGAAAAGTTCCCTCTTATCAATGCAGATGTAATCAGGGATAACCTCCCTTATGAGGGCATAGATGCAATGAGAGAACAACTTCTCAACAGTCCCCTTCCCTTCCTACAGGCTTTCTACACTCTTGGTCTTAGACAGACTGAGAAGATGCTGGAAAGATACTTCCCTCATTTCTCACAACCCTTCAAGGAAGTGCTGAATGGAAAGTATGAGATAGTGGATGGAGAACCTAGGCTGGTATTTGCAGGTCTCAGACAGTATACCAAGACAGGCAAGCTCAATGTGAAGACCATCAACAGTATTTACAATGACCTGCTTGCTTATATAATGTCCAAGACTGAGTTCTTTGGAAGTGGTAAGAACAGAAATGGCAAGGTAGTGTCAGCAGCTGAGAAGAGAAGAGATTTCATCAATCATTTCCCAACTTACTTCAAACAGGTTGTGAATGACAATGAGGATATAGCTGAACTTGAATTTGTGAAGAGGCTGAAGACAGCCCTACACAATGACAAGAATCCTGTGGATGTTGTAGTGTTCAAGAATGTAGGACAATTGAGTTCCACACTGAGAGAAAGATACATGAGAGACTGGGCTACTCTGTTATATATGGATAATCCCAAGGCTCAGGAACTTGCTCTCAACTTGTTCCTTTACAGCTACTACAGGAATGGCTTTGCATTTGGTCCCTCTACATTCATCCACCTTGCTCCTACAGCAGTAAGGGATGCCATCAATGGATATATTCCTACCCTGAGAAGCCTTCTTACTTCTGAGGACAGCTATGAGGAGTTTGTAGAGCAATACATATACAACCACCTTGACAACAGGAAACTTGTTCCAGAGATACCTGAGACATCCTCAACCAAGTTTGCAGATGAGGAAGGTAACATCAAGGATGAAGTAACAATCACAATAGATTCTGCTTCAACCTCTGGAGATAAGGCTGCTGTCAAGAGTGAGCAGAGAGATGAAGAAGGTAATCCTATCTATGAGTTCTTTGAGTTTATAGGTAGGAGAGTCAAAGGCAAGTATGTTTACTACAGGATGACTGAGATTGATGACAACACTGCCATCTATACAAGGATTGAACCCCTTGGATATAAGAACAGTTTCCTGGAGTATGAGTATGGCAAGAGAGCCACTGAAATTGAGACAGTGATTGACAAGAATAAGAAGGACTATGACCCACTTGCTGAGTATGCAGCCCAGCACATGGACACTGGACTTACAGATGAAATGCTGGAGTCCATGCCTGACTATTCAGAGTCTTTCTCTGAGGAAGCAATGGCTTCTTTTGCTGCCTCTGCTGCCTTTGAATCAGTATATGGAGAATCACCAGCACCTTATCTTGGCTCAGACAGCATCACTGACATAGCTCCCAATGAGAGCTACAGAGATGCCAATGATGATGAGATATGTGGTGGTGCCATCACCGTAGCAGAATTATAAACACTTATTGAGATAAAGAATGGCAAGACAATGTGCAATCATTCCGAAAGTGCTTAATAGGAGAGGTGAAAAAGTGGACAGCAGGTTATTCAAGGACCTGCTGTCCTATCTCTCCAATAACAGAGCAGAGGCTGTTAGAATCTATCAGATAACTAAGAGCCAGCAATTTATCCAAAGTTGGAATCCAAGACTTGTCCTTGACAACAACAATGAACCCACTTTGAGAAGTCTGCTTCAAAAGACTAATCTTAGTGACTTCATAACTGAAAGGATGGTACTGGAGAGACTTAATAGGGATATTGGTTATTACAAGAGGGGTATGGATAGACCTGCCCTTTGGATTAAGAACTCAGAGAACTACAGGAAACTGACTGATAAGGCAAGGAAATTCAATCTTGAGTCTGACTTTAGAGATGAGTATGTTGCCAAGATTATAGACATCTATGACAATGAGTCATCAAGGATATTTATGGGGGTCAGAGTTGAGAAGAGAAACAGGCTTAACTCTATAGAGGCAGACAAACTGGAGTATAATGAGAGTCTTAATGAGAAGTTAAGGGATATTCTATCCTCACATGGTGTGAGTATTGGTGCCCTTACTGAGCTTGAAAGGAGGATGGGCATCAATGGTGTGACAGACCTTGACCAGGCAAAGACTGCTGCTGAAGGTATGGTAGAGTTAATCAGACTGGCTGAGGGTATAAAAGGTGAAAAGGCTCTTCCTGAAGAGTTTGCTCACTTTGCACTTGAAGCGCTTGGTAGTGATAATCCTTTGGCTACAAGACTTATTAACCTTATAGCCTCCAATAATCTTGCAAGTGAGATAATTGGAGAGGACTATGAAACCTATGATGAACTGTATAGTCATGATGAAGCCAAACTTGCAAAGGAAGCAGCTGGTAAGCTACTTGCTAAGCACCTGTTGCAGGCTGAGGAAATCCCTTCAAAACCCTACAAGAACCTATTACAGAGGATAATCTCCTCTATAAAAAATTTCTTCAAGGGACTATCTGCCAGTTCTATACAAAGGGCTATGAGACAGGCTGACAAAGCCTTTGGTTCCCTTGCAAGAGATATACTTGATGGCAATCTTGATGATGCTATGGATGTTACCAACATCACAGGTACAAGCAACTTCTTCAATGCTACAGAAAGAGTTGCAAGAGATAAGAAACTTCTACAGGAGATTATCAACAATGAGCTTAAGAGACTTAAGGTATATGAGGCAAGAAATCCCAACAGTACCTTCAGTGCCAATCAGAGGCTCCTTATTGATAAACTTGAGGTAGAACTTGCTGATAACAATGAGATAGAAGGTATCTATGCCTTTGCAGAGAATACCCTTGAACTTCTTGGTAAACTTGATGCAAGACTTGTTGCTATACAGAATACCCCTGCAAGCTCTATCAATGACAGGGCAAAAGTACTCAGAGATGTCAGGAACTACCTGTACAGCTATAAGCATATTGTAGATGACATCAGGGTAGCCCTTATTGATGAAGAGAGGCATGAAGATAATAGATATGGTGGAAGAGTAAGGGTTCTTATGGACAATATCACTACTCTGCTTGGAGACCTGTTTGTCAAGTACAATGATGCTTCAATGCCTTTGTTTGTCAGCTTCATCAAGCCTTTTGTGGGAGAAAGTATCACAGTACCTTTCGGTAAATGGAAGGGAAAGGTCATCAAGGCTGAGGACTTGGTCAAGATGGCTGATGAGGATATTTCATTCTTTGACAGATGGCTTGATAGTATGGCTGACAGTTCTGACTATATGCTGAAGATAATGGACCAAGCTGTAAAGAAGTCCAAGGAGAATGCCAGATTGCAGACTATAGATGTCATGAAACAGTTACAGGCTGCCACTATCAAGCTTGAACAGGCTGGGGTGAAGACTACAGACTGGATGTTTGAAAGAGGCAGTGATGGTAAACTCACAGGCAGTTATATATCTGAGATAAACCATGGTCTCTTCAGGGAAGCCATGAGGAAGATGTACAAGGAGCTGACTGATAAGTATGGCAAGAACCCTGTAGGAGATGATGCCCAGGCTTACAACAGGGAAAGACAGGCTTGGTTTGCTGCCAATATGGAGACTGTGAATGGTACCAGAATGCCTAAGAGGTCTATATATGGCAACAAAGAGTTCAGTAATCTGTCAGCTGCACAGAAGGAGTACTGGGAGACTATAATGGCTATCAAGGCTCAACTTGACTCCTATCTTCCTGATAAGTATATCACTCTCTACAATGCAGTGAAGATAAGGAAAGACCTGCTTGAGAGAGTAAAGTCCTCAAGTGGTGTAAAGTCTGGTGCAAGTCAGATATGGGAGAATATAAAGGACCAGTTCATAAGGAGAAGTGATGATACAGAGTTTGGTGACAGAGCTACTGTAAAGGACTTTGAAGGCAATGAGGTACAGGTTCTTCCTATCTACTTTACCAAACTTAAAGATGGTGAAAGTGCCAATGACATCTCTACAGATATAGTAGGAACCCTTACAGCATATGCTGCTATGGCTAATGACTTCAATGAAATGAATAAAGTAATTGATGTGCTGGAGCTGGGCAGAGATATGCTGAGGGATAATCTTGAAATAGGCAAGACCAGAGGAGGTAAGCCTCTTGTTGAGAAGTTCAAGGCTATTGGCAGAACTGTTGAGAGCAAGGTGACCAAGGGTAAGGATGACAGAAGGATTATCCAGAGGCTGAATGACTTCTTTGAGATGCAGGTCTATGGGAGATACATGGCTGATGAAGGTACATTTGGCAATACCAAGATTGACAAGGGCAAGGTAGCTAACTTTGTCAATAGGATGACTTCACTTAATACCCTTGCACTTAATGTACTGTCAGGTATCTCCAATGTGGCTACTGGTAAAGTAATGATGAGGATTGAATCACTATCAGGTGAGTTCTTCTCTGAAAGAAATACTATAGTAGCTGACAGGGAATATGGTAAGGCAATGCCTGCTTTCCTTGCTGAATTAGGCAATAGAGTCAAGACAAGTAAACTTGCTCTTTGGAGTGAACTGTTCAATGTGCTTCAAGAGTATGAGTCTGATGTAAGAGAAGTTAACTTTGACAGGAAGACCTGGTTCAGTAGAATGGGTAATTCCTCGGCACTTTTCTTCATGAATAATGCTGGTGAACACTGGATGCAACACAGGACTTCCCTTGCTCTTGCAGATGCCTATAAGATGAAGGCACCTGATGGCAAGATAGTAAGTCTTTGGGATGCCATGGAAGTTGTCTATACTGACCCAAACAACAAGGCTCTTGGTGGTAAGCTCCAGGTCAAGCAAGGCTATACCAAAGAGGATGGTACAGAGTTCACAAAGGATGATATTATCAGGTTCAGTAGAAAGACTGCTGCTATCAATCAGAGGATGCACGGTATTTACAATAAACTTGACAGGAGTGCTGTTCAGAGACTTGCCATAGGCAGAATGGGTGTTATGTTCAGAAAGTGGATTAAACCATCCCTGAATAGAAGATTCAAGTCTGCCACATACAACTTTGATATGGAGGCTTGGACTGAAGGTTACTACAGAACTACAGGCAGGTTCCTTACTCAGTTGGCTAAAGAACTTAAGGAAGGGCAGTTTGCACTGGTTGCCAACTGGAAAAACCTTACTAATACTGAGAAGGCAAACATCAAGAGAGCTGTTACTGAAGTAGGACACTTCCTCGCAGTGGCACTTATACTTGGTCTTATGGACTGGTCTGATGACAAGGACAGACCTTGGCTTGTCAAGATGGCAGAGTATCAGGCTAGAAGACTGTACACTGAGCTTGGTTCAATGATTCCTGGTCCTCAGATGGTAAGGGAAGGTCTTAAGATTGTTAAATCTCCAGCAGCTGGAGTCAACACTATTGAAGATACACTTGACCTCATTGGTCTTATGAATCCTTACAACTATGAGACATTTGGAGGTGAAGATGCTCTTCTTAAGTCAGGCAGGTATAAGGGAGAATCAAGAGCTGTAAGACTGTTCTATGAATCTCCTATAATTCCTATGAACAAGACCATATACAGAGGTCTACATCCTGAAGATGGTATTCCATTCTTCAAGCAATAAAACACAATAAGGGCGATGGTAATTAAACCACCGCCCTTATTTTTTTTTACCTTAATAAAAAATTTCATTAAAGTCCTATACATTCTACAGCCTGGTCTCTTTCCTCTTGTGATATAGAGTTGAACTTCTCTTGAGTCCATCCCTTTGCAAGAAGAGCCTGCTGGAGTTCATCACTTAATGTGTTGAATGAAGTAGTCTCCTGAACCCTTGACTGCTGCATGGTAGGTATTGAAACATTAGCATACTTGCCTTGGTTTATCATCCTGTAATAGGCAGTAAGAGAAGGCTTCATGTACTTCCAGTTAGTAACCTTTGCAAACAGGTTCTTGAAGAAATCAAGTATCTTCCTACCTAATCCTCTAGACTCCTGTGAAGCTACATACTCTCTAAAGCCTTCAGCCATATCTTCTTCAAGACTGAGTTCAGACTTATCTCCATATAGTTGTCTTGCTTCTGCAAGCAGAGATTCCCTCTCCTGAGGTGTAAGCATAAGGTTATACACAACATGGAAAGCTTCATGATATGCAGTACCTTCAGCAGCTATATCAGACAATGTTACAATACCATTACTGAACATGCCCCATGCTACAGGTCCATTCTCTGCTACTTGGATAAGCCCCTTTACTACCTTTACTCTATCTTGTTCTGACAGTTGAGGGAGGGTCTTGTTCAACCAAGACATCTCTTTTTCTCTATTCCAAACAGGTCTAGTACTGTCTACTGCTCTTAGCACAAGGTCATCTTCAAACTCATCATCATGCTGATTTACTGAATCATTCTTTTGTATAGACTTGCTTGCACCACCTTGTGGAACTGACTCTTGTGCTGTTCTTATGGCAGCATCAGACTCTTCGAGTTCCCTTGGGTTATGTATCTGTGTCTTTTCAGAAGAGAGTAACAGAACCTTTTCAGGTTTAGCAGAAAGAGCTTTCATTATAACCTCAGCAGCATGGTCATCATTAGTATCATTGGTTCTTGTACTGATAGCCTTGCCATTGGGGAATACTGTAAGATACTCTGAACTTGCACCAAACTCTCCTTCTCTGCCAAAACCTCTGTCTCTTACCTTGGTTACATGGATAGGAACCATATCCTTCTGACCACTTTCATAGGTAACTTCTATCTCACCTATCTTCTTAAGATAGCCAGTATACAACTTACCATCCTTCTCATAGTAACCTACCTCACCACCTTCCTTAAAAGCATTCTCAGGAAGTACCCTGTTCTGCTCAGGATTGGTAATCATTGTCTCAATGGCAGAGTCAAAAATAGGGAGGTTACTTGAAGTTGCAGGAGCATGGACTGCACTTGCAAGAGGTACATTGACAGCAGGGTTATAGGTAATAGGAATACCCTTCTCCTGTGTAATTGAGTTCACCTTATCCTTATCATATGTAAGTACGAAGGGAAGTATAGCAAGCCTTGTAGGTCTTACACCATACTGAGATTCAAACAGGTTCTGATATGCAGACAGTTGCAGAGTATAATAGTCTTTGGTACTCATTCTCTGCATAGAAGACTTCTCATTAAAGTATCTGTCACTGAAGCTGTATCTACTTGTCTTGACATCATAGATTTTGAAGTTACCATTCTTGTCTACTGACAGGATGTCAACCTCTCCTGCTACTCTTGAACCATCAGCATACTTTTGGAACAGGACAATATTATTTGTCATGAATGTCTCACCCATCTGTTCCATTCTAGACTTGATTTCTGTTAACTTGGTAATCAAGTCTATGAAAGCACCTTCTGATAGTGTCTCAGGTCTTGTAGGAGTTTCCTTTGATGTAAAGAAGTCTCTTATTACCTTGTCAACAGCAGTACCTGCTTCAAGTGCCCTTCTTGAGTTCTCTGTCTCAGTTCTTTCTCCAAGCCAGTTGTCACCTAGTCTGCTGTGAACCCTGGAATATTGATGGTACTGACCATCTTCCTCAAGGATATAATAGTAGTCCTTGTCAGTTCTTGCTTTGTCTACTTTCTTTTGGTTCTCATAGATGTCAGCAATAACTCTCTTGGACTGAGCAACCCTGTTCTCAGTCTCTTTGTTTCTTCCTGCTATCTTATCCTTGATTCTCTGAGCTTCTTCACCACTAAGATAATGACCAGTGTTCCTGTCAAGAACAGCTCCCTTAGGAGTAATGATTTTATTCTCAGTCATTACTGAAGACTCAGTTGCATCTCCGAAGGTTTCCTGTGCCCAAGCCATATCAATAAGTGATTGGGAATTAAAAGCAGAGAATGCTCTTTTCTCCCCAGTCTTCTCATTGATAACTATACTGCTCTTAAGGTCAACTATATAAGGAGTTCCACTTATAAATACTCTTGTACCTTGTGTTACCCCTTCTGTTCCACCTACAGGAGAAGAAGCTTTCCTTCCTGGAGCAGGCTTAACTGAGGCAGGACTTATAGCTCTCTGTAGATTACCTTGGTTATCAAAGTAGTCAGTAGTAAACCAGCTACCTATAACCTTAGCCTCTCTTAAGTTTGAAGTAAGGATGTTAGACTTGATTACTCTGTTATTATAACCAGAGTCATTTATCTTGGAAACACTTACCTGAAGTGGGAGGTTATATCTGAGTATAGTATTAAGGATGTCCTTTCTGATGTCAGCAGTATCCCTTGGTTGACCAAAGAGAGACAGGTCAGCACCCATTTCCTTAGCTGCCTCTATATCTATCTCCATGCCATTCATGGTTATAGACTTTTTACTGCTTTGGAAATAGATAGTGGTCTTCTCTTCCTTGATTTGCTCCTGACCATTGATAGTAACCATCTCATAAGTACCATCTGGCTTCCTTACCTTCTTACTTACAACAATACCACTACCAGCCTTGGCATCAAACCAAGTTACCATAACATCTTGCATATAGATGTCTTGAGCAAGCTCCTTCATTGCTATAGATACATCATCTTGAGATGTAGCATCTGCTAGTTTGTCAAGAGCATCATTGATACCCTTGCCAATAGGAGTAGCAGCAACTGTAGCATCATCAAGATTAAACTCTTGAGTATTGAAGTGCTTTACTCTTACAGCAGCAGGACTGTATGTGCCAGCAGCATTAGGGATAAGTAAGTAGAGCCTACCTTCCTTCTGAGCCATATCAACAGGCTTTATTATAAGCCTGTCATCAATCTTCTCATTGGTAGTAAGGACACCATTCTTGATAATACCAAGTATAGGCTTTGTATCACCGTCAATGACTCCAGGAATATCGGCAAGACTTCTTTCTTCAGATGTGTATGGTATTCTACCAACCATCATCTTGGAAACCCTTACTTGAGGAGTTGCAAAGAATCTAGTAGTAGCAGTTCTTGGAGCATCCTTTAATGGAACCAGTTTTTCAATTCTAGCATCCATTTGCTTACCCTCAGCAGGAACAAAACCTGTGGAGTTCTTAAGGAGTTCATTGTAGATATTGACTCCTTCCTCTCCATAGTACTCCTTTATGAAAGTCTCAATTCTCTTGATAACAGGATTATTACTTGATACAAAAGCATCAGGTTTCATACCAAGAACTTCCCCATCAAGGGAGTTTCTCATGCTCTCTATACCTTCCGAGATAACTGGGAAAGCAGCAGCTACTGCATGAAGGAAGTACCCAGCACTTTCAATAGTTCCAACACCATTCTCAAGCAGATAAGACAAAGCAACAGGACTTCCACCTACAGTGTCAGACTTTCTGGATGCCTGATACTCATCTCTAATCTTCTTGATGAGGTTCTCAAGACCTTCATATCTTGCAACTGAAGCATCTGACTCATCAATACTACCTACTATCTGATTGTTCCTTGTATCAACAAGGAAAATAGTATGGTCATTGAACTCAGGGTCAATCATGAAACCAAGAGTATCACCAGGCTTTAGCTTAGCTGCATTGACATAGCTGAAAGCTCCATTGTCTCTGAGGTAACTGTATATTCCAGAGAAGTCTGCACCAGGCTCCCTTTCAGCTACCACTACATCAAATGGTCTGAAGTCTCCTTCCTTACTTGCATCTATATGGAGTTCAGGAACAGCAGGTCTATAATATTTTCTTTGACCTTGCTGTTTCTGGTCAAGTGTCCTTTGAGTCTCTACTCTCCTATTGGCATCACTGTTCTCAGCTGCAACCATCTCAGCAGTTACATTACCAACAGGAGCAGAAGGAACCTCGACAGGAGCAGCACCAGGATTTACATGAGGTACAGTAGGAGTTCCACTATCTCCTGTTTCATCCTTGTCAGTTCCCTTGCCTTGTACTGGTTCATCAACAGGCTTTCTGTATTCCTCAGAGAATCTGTTCTTGAACTTTATATCATTGTTAACCTTGGACATTGCTCTTTGGAGAGCATACCTTGCATTCTCAAATCTAGTACCAGCAAGTTCCACATCACCATCTGAATCCTCCATAAAGGCTTCCTCATTATTGATGGCTATAGAGTTAGGATAGGCAATCTGTTCAAGATTCTCTGCTATGTTAACCTGTTCTTGCCATAGGGAAAGAGCATCTTGAGTAGTCTGGTCTGTCTCTCCTAATTGGCTAAGAGCAAGTCTTAGTTCATTATCATACTGAAGGGTCTCCTTATAGTTCTTTGCTACTTGGTTCCCATCAGCTTCCATAGCTTGGAGAACAGATTCTCTTGTTACAGCATCCTGCTCTGAATTAAGTATTTGCTTGAACTGAGCAATAGAGGTTGCCTTATCTAGTCTCTGTCTAAGAGAAGCATTAGCTTCTGCTTGAACAGCTTGAGCATTCTCTTGGTCAGCTCTATCATGGTCAGCTACTTGTTGACCTGGATTAGCTAGATACTCCTTAAACTTGGCATTATATACAAAAGCAGCATTTCCCAGCTTAACAATATCCTCAAGTTTGTGAAGCATCTCTTCCTTTTCATCTGCTTCAATGATATTATCATCCAGCAATACTACTTCTCTCATAAGACCTCTTACGAAGTCAGGATTCTTAGCAAGAGTAGCAGCAAGATTTGTATCCTCAAGACTTCTTACGGCATTAAGAGCAGAGATAGTTTTCTCTGCATTTCTTACATTCTTATCTGCTATGTTATATCTATCAGTAAGCTCAGCATGACTTTGACCTTCTTCAGTTCTTATAGCATCTTGGAACCTTCTAAAGGAGTCTAGATTTCCGATGACTTTGCCAATTATCTGCTTTACTTCTCCTGACATTGCAACTGCCCTCTCTGACCAGTTAGCCAGTTGAGACTTCATCCATGCAAGTTCCTCAAGCTGAGAGTCTGACAGCTGTTGCCCAGTACTGATGTCAATGGTATCTTTGGCTTTCACATAAGTATCTATAGCTTTAGACATAGATTCTTTATTCTGTGTAAGCTTTTCTATCATCTCTCTTTTGCCCTCAGGAGTAGAATACATAGGGTTACCATTAGCATCAATAAAGGGACCTATTTTCTTACCATCTTCAGTAGTAGATGTAGTATTTTCTACTATAGACTGAAGGTTAGTATCAGAGGTATCATAAGCTGAGTTTATAAGAGTAACAAGGTCTTCAAGTTTACCAGCATTATCAAACATAACAATGTCTGATACAAACTGGGCATGTTCTGCATTCTTGAAGTTGAACTCATCATTATCTTCAACAGCTTGGTCCATGTCTCTTTGGTACTTGTTGTGCCTAATAAGACCTTGGTAATAGTTAAGGAACTCAGGTGATTGAACCCTACCATTCATATAGTCAACAATCTCCTGTTCTCTACTCTTCCTTTCAGAGTACTCTCTTAAGTGGTTATATATACCACCCTCCAGCACTACAGGAGATTGGAAACTTCCATCAGCAGCCCTTGCACTCCTAAATGTAGGGATGCCAAGTGCACCTGTAAGAGACCCTATAAAGAACTCTTCCCAAGAAGAACCATCATTTACTGTCTTGTTAATTCCTTGAGAGAAAGCCTTTGCCCAACTTAAAGTCTCTTGCTCTGCTGCTCTGTCTGTTCTAGCCTTATAAAAGTTATTAACGTCAGTAGCATAATAGGTACCAGCTACTTCACTAGCTGCCTTCTGAGATATTTCCTCGGTACCCTCTGTCAGAGCACCTTTAGTGGCTGCCCATGCTGCCCCTCTCTTAGTAGAGCCAGCAACATACTCACCTGCTCTACCTGCTATGTTTGCTGTCCTCCTTGCAGTCTTGAAGCCATTAGCATAAAACTTAGCAAACTGCAAGTAGTTAGAAGTTGCAAGAATAGGTATGTTAAGTAGTAAGTCAGCATTACCCATCTTGATTCTGTCTTCACTTAACTTTCCAAGAGCAGCATTGTAAGCTGCTTCTTCCTTTGCAAGAGTCTGCTTGTACTTGGCATAAGCAGGGTCATGAAAGCCTGTCTCCATATCTCCTACAAGTGAACCTTTGGTAGCCTCATATTCCTCAAAAGCAGCATTGGCTCTTTGCTGAAACTCATCATCAAGTTGAGCTTTTTGATACTCAAACCAATCCTTGGAATTATTGAGAGCCTCAATCCTACCTTCATTAACAGCAGAGATAGTAGCACCCACAGTAGAAGTAACCATTGCAGGCATTTCTGATGATTTACTAACAGCCCCGATTATTTCAGGAAGTTTGGTAGCTTTAAGTGCCTTGGACCATACTCCACCAGAATAGATGGCACCTACAGAGAAACCAAGATTCTTAATGAACTTATCACCAAGGAAGTTGGCTGTAAATATATTTTCATACCAAGGACTATTCTTCTCTTCCTGAGTATAATAGTTAGGCAACCATTGCTCAAAATTCTCATTAGTCTTCTGCATTGCCTTGCTGAAATCATTATCCCAGAGACCACTCCAAAAGCCAGTATTGGGGTCATCATCAGTAAGATTGGCAATACCTTGTCCTGCTCCAACAAGAAGACCTACAGTACCATCAAGAAAAGTAGTAGCTGCAAGTGCTACACCCTTGACAAGACCATTTATTACTTGAGAATACCAAGGTTGTTCTTGTGCTCTTAACTCATTTAAGTCTTCTATTTGAGTTAACCTGGTAGCTGCTTCATCATATGTAGAATCTCCATAGCCAGCCTGACCAAGTTGAACACCTATATTCTCCTGTGCTTCAGGTAAATATACCTTGCTCAGCTGGTCAACTGTCATTCTTTGGAGGTTCTGAAAGTATTGAGAAGAGGCTGAGGGACTCTGATTGAGTCCCTTCAAGCCCTTTAGTCCTACTGGACCTGTCTTAGTTATATCTTCCATTTTTTTTTTATTCTGCTTCTTTACTTGATTTTGGCGCCGTTGGGTTGTAGCTGTTAAGCAACCTGCTTAGAGCAGTTGTTGTTGCAACTGAAGCTTCAGTTAGGTCAACATTAGGGTCAGAACTTATAAATCTCTGTGTTTGTCCTATAAGAGTAGCAACTTCAGTTCCAAGAACATTGGGGTCCATTAAGTACCTATCTCCTGTCTCACCTATTTGAACAATAATCTTACCTGGGGTGAAAGCACTATAGTAAATACCTGTTACCTTTCTAGTTGGATTATCTGTACCATTAGCAAGTTTGAGGTCATCATAACTTACAGCTTTACCTTGTGTACCATTAGCATTAAGTTTGTATACAGCTGTAGAGAATGTACCATTTGCCTCCCAGTTACCAAGTTGAGACCTAATCTTCTGGTCAGGAATATCATATCCTGACATATTGGTAGAATAGTAAGACCTCTGCTGTGCCAAAGCATTAAGAGGGTCTGTAAGTTGAGAATACCTCAACGTAGGAGTTTTCCCATTATAACCAATAGCTTGAAGTGCATCATACTGGTCTTTGGTAATACCCTTAGTAACGCCGTATCTCCTCAAAGTATTCTGGTATGCCGAGGTTCTTGCAGCAGTAATAGCAGATGCCATCTCCCTTTCAAGTCTGTCTACCCTTTGTTTAGCAGCACCATAACCAGGCTCATAGTAAGATTCATCTTTAGCCCTTCTAATTTTGGGAGCATAAGTTTGTCTTATTCTTCTTTCTGCATTACTCATAGCTGCATTTGCTGCATTGTAAACTGTCATAGGATTGACAGTACCATGCTTACCAAAGTAAGCAGCTTTAATACCTTGTTGTCCTCCTTTGAAAGCTGAAAGTGCTCTTTGGTATCTTCCAAGGTCACCTGAAGCCTGTAAATAACTTATTCCACTGAGCTTTATAGCATTTGCCTCTTGTTGAGCTGCTGCTGCGGCTTCTTGGGCTTTTCTTGCTGCTGCTCTTGCCTCTGCTCTCCTATTATTCCTGTCTTGCAAATCGTATTGTAACCTTGTAAGACCAGCTTGGTCAGTAACCATCTGATACTGAGTCTGTCCTATAGCACTATAGAGTCCCTGCCTTGCATAGTCATAAGCTCTTTTCTGAGTAGCTGCATCTCCCCATTCTTTCACACCTGAAGAAGAGATTGCATCTTCAACTAGCCCAGTAAGTATCTTGTCGGCATCTGGACTGTTCAAGATGGCTTTCATGACTGCTTCTCTACTAAATCCATTCTGCTGTACCAGTTCATATTGATAAGGTAATATCTTTCTTAATCTTCTCTTGCCTTCCTCACTATCTCTTGCTTCTTTTGCTAGATTAGCAGCAGCACTTGCCACTTGCTGAGTAATAAGTGCTCCTGAATATTGCTGTCCATAATCTAGAGAAGGATTCTTTATGAAGTCATCCAGACTCATTGCATTAGCCATTCTCTGATAAAGCATAGTAGGATTCTGTGCAAGAGCCTTTCTCTGTTCAGCAGCAAGTTCCTCTCTTCTTTTATATGCAGTTTCAATAGGAACTATTTCTTTGCTGTATCTGGCTCTCATATCAAGCATTCCCTTTCTACTTGAAGCATTAAGACCATACCTCATCAATTGTTCTGCTCTTGCTTCAAGGTCATCAGAGTAGGTCTTGTACATCTTATAAGCGTAGGGGTCTGTTTGCTCATTTGCCATCTCTTCCCATACATTAGCTTTGGTAGCAAGGTTTCCATATTCCTCTTCTATAGCTTGATGTGCTTGAGTAGCAGCAGCTACAGGTGCCAGCATCTCTGCATAAGAAAATGGCTTAAACTTTGTATCAAGTATTAAGTTGTAGTTTGCCATGTTACTTTCTTCTTATAGTTAGGTAACCTCCCTTAGACTTTTTATTCTTACTTTTTCTATTTGCATAACCAGTTATGTAATCCTGTTCTGCTTCAGATAAATCGTAGAAGGAGTTTTTATATGAAACCTCACCATTAGCACCAATAGTGTAGTACTTAGATGGGTCACTTACAATCATATTTCTTGAGAAGTTCTCTCTTCCAATATCACCAAGAGAATTGATAAAGTTAGATAAGTTAGCACTTCTTGCAGCAGTAGTTGCCTGCCTTTCTTTTTGTCTAAGTTCGGCAGCAGTAAGTGCTCCCTTGAGATATGAAGACCTTGCTTGTAGCTGTGCAGATTGATTAGCTTGGTCAGCCTTGAATATTCCCTCAGAGTTAAACATATCAGTAGCTCTATTAAACTCTTCAACTTTTTGCCTTTGAGCAAGGTTGTATTCCTCAGCTTGCCTGAAGAGGTCTCCCATTTTACCCTGAGCATTATAGTCAGCTGCAAGTATTCCTGCTAGAGCTTGTGCTCTATTACCACCTGAAGTGTTAAGTACAGCTCTTCTGGCAGCACCAGATTCTGCATTCAACTTATTAGTATAGAAGTCTCTATCAAATGGTCTATAGGTTAGATAATTGCCTACAGGTCTAAACCTAATTGGGTTATATGTCCCAACACCTCTAGCTGCTTCTAACACAGCTTCTGCCTCACTATAGTCAGGCTTATTGGTTAATCCTAGAGCATCTGTTATTGACATCACCCCAGAAGCAAATGCTGGAATATATCTCATCCAAGTTGGAGACATTACCAAACTGTTATTTGCATCTACATCATCCCCCGTATCTTCCTGGTCAGGTACTGGAGGAGAAGGATATTCAGTCCTTTGAAGGTCTATAATTTCAGGAATTGTAGATTCTCCGGGCTTTATTATAGTAGGATTGGAAGTGTAACCTCCCAGTACTATGCCCATCTCATTCTTGACAGGTTTTTTAATAGGAGTAGGGGGTTCTTCTTTGGGTGGTTGTAAAGTCCACATAATACCAGGATTTAGAGGACCCCTTCCTAAGTTTAGTATTTGAGAATATGGGTCATCTTCCTCCCCTGCATATACTCTTCCCATCTTGCCACCTCTAGCAAATTTATTACCACTCCTCTTTGCCCTTATCTGCTCCTGTGCCATCATCAGCTTAAGCATTCCATCCTCAAGACCTGCTTTACTTATAGGGTCATTAGGTCTTTCTTCAGATTCCTTGCTCATTTGAATAGCAGCATCTGCAAATGTCAGGGGCTTTGTTCCTCTTAATTTATATTTCTTTCTTACTGCTTTTGGAACTCTTAGTCTTTTACTGAATACATAGTCATTGAAGATAACCTCTCCCTCCTCTACAAGATTGGGAATACCCTCTGAATCCATTCCCATAGGTACTCCTTCATTGGGGTTTTCCTCATGGGTCCCTCCATTACCTACAAGTGTAAGTCCTGTATCAAAACTTGCTCCATGAGTCATAAGGTCTCCGCCAAAGGCATGATGCCACTTCCTTGCATTCTGAGCAAAGATAGCTCTCTTTCTTGTGACAGGGTTCTTACTATGGGTAAGTTCCTCTGTGGTCTTGCCAGTCCTTCTCTTAGTCTCTGTGAACTTGCCTCTGTTCTCAGGCTTTATATGAATCCTTCCTCCTTCTGCAAATAAAGGACCTCCAAAGGCTGCATAGTTGGCAAGAAGGTTCTGCATCTGTGTAGTACCTATATTCTCTGTATTGTTATTGAGGGAGTTCTGCACCCAGGCATTACCAGCCTCTACCTTTCTTCTAAGGTCAGCTGCCTTGTTCTTAGCCTTGTTACTGAACCATCCATCCTTACCTATGAAGCTGTCACTGAATGTCATGCCTACATCAGCATTAGCCCAGTTCTGTGACAGAGTATCAAAGTCAGAAGCATTGGATTGGAAGTTATTAAGGTTATTGATATTGGCTTCAACTTTGGCTATATTCTCAGTGTTCATCTTTGAACCAAACATCCTGTTTGTAAGACCACCAAGAACTCCTAATCCAGCAGAAGCAACAGCACCCCAAGGTCCAGGAATAGCAGCAGCTACGCCACTGAGTCCTTGCAGCACACTACCTGCACCTGACTGCATTCCTCCTCCAATAAGGCTTCCTCCTATCTGACCAACAGCAGCACCAGCAGCTGATGTCAGTGCCTTCTTGGCATCCATACCTCCTGCTCCCTTAAAGGGATTAGCCCAGAAACCACCAGCATCAAAGTAGTTGTTTCTTGCTGTAAGGAGATTATTATATCTTCTTTTAATTAACTTGTTAGCCATAGTTTATTATTTTAGTGCAAAGGTAAATAAAGTTATTGGAATACACAATAGACTAAGAAGAAAATAATAAAGGCATAAGAAAAATCTTATGCCTTTAATAAATTATACAGTATACTTGACTGTCACATCATGTACTACAGCCTTCTTATCATTAGTTCCAACTATGACAGCAGTACCAGGAGCAGGCTTTACTGGTTCCCATCCCAATGTAATCATAGTCCAGGGATTCCTCATTCTCTGTCTGGTTCCACCATTCCTTGGGATAAGTCCCCTCCATACTCTGAACTTCTTCCTCATGTTCCTGCTATCAACTGCTACAGTACCAGAGTTCTGATACTCATTATCAGCCTGTATGTAACTTACAGGGCAGGTGTTAAGTAATCCTGTTGTACCATAAGTCCAGTAGTGGTCAGTCCTCAAGTCTATGGTATCAAATATCTTGGTAAAGGTTGGGTCTTGATTTGATATGAAAGAGAAACTCCATCCCTTCGGAGTACCATAGAAACTATTGTAGTTGCCTACATTGTTCTGATACAACTTGACATTACCATCAGTTTCCCTTAATGAATAGAAGCCATCAGCAAAGTTGAACATTGCTTGTGTACCACCATAACTCATGAAGGAAGTGAACTGTCCTAACTGTTCAGAGTAACACAGAGCCTCAGGCTGAGTAGCATCAGTAGGTCCAGGAGTGAAATAGATGTCTCCATACTTATTGTCATAGAAGGCTCTCATTCCATTCAGAATACCATTACCATACAGTATAGGTTGCCATAGTCTGTTGGTATGATTCTGCCTTACCCACCAGTCCATACCTCTGTCTTCACTTAGGTTAGCAAGCTGACCATTGAAGATATAGAGACTGTCTGTATTAGAGTCTAAGAAGTATATGCCAGTAGTAGTAGTAGTAGTAGCCCATTTATTGCTACATCCTATATTACCACTAAGTAACCTGCTTCCATCTACCTTATAACCATTGGAGATTTCAATAGGAACTCCATCAGTTGTAGGTATCTGAACTCTACTGTTGAATAGTATCTGACTCAAAGCTTTCTCTTGGAAGCATAGAAGATATTCATTCCATGTTCTAAGAGCAGTTACTTTACCTTTCTCACCATCCATATCAAGAGTATTGGCAAGGGTGATGTTAGTCCAAGGGTCAGTATCACTTGCAGGAGTCTTCTCAAGAGACCATGTAATTTGATTCAGGAACTTGTTACCTTTGTAATAGTCATCCTCAAATATCCTGTAGTTGAAGAAGTTATCCTTTTGTGTATATACTTCATTAAGCAGATTGAAGTTTTGAGGACTTATATTCAAGTTAGATATTTGACCTCTGTTTCTATCATACCTGCCATCTATATTGACTCTTGTCTCACACATGAAGGAACCTATCTCTATAATGGAGTTCTCATCTTCCTGTGTAAAAGGATAAGTCTTAAGACAGTCATATCTACTGTACCAGGTATCTCCATATCTGAACTCAACTCCTACAAAGCCTTCATCATCTACTTCTGTAAGCCTTACTGGGTCTCCAGCAGGCAGCCAGATGTTAGCCCTCTTTGCACTGTCTGAATCTCCTCCGAATCTATTTGTAACATTCTTTCTTCTCAGTTCTGCCAGTACCAGGAATGGTTCAAATCTGTCATCCTTGTTGGTGTTAAGATACTTCTGGGTCAATGTGAATGTATCTCCTTGGGATGCAGCTCTACTCTCTGCCACCTTGGCAGGAGTTTGGATTTCCACTAGGTCACCTCCCACACTAAGGTTCAGAGAAGATTCAGTTGGATAGTATAGATTGGTCAACTTAAAGTACTTGGTTGGTCCAGAGTAATGTCTATAACTACCCTCTCCTAGACCAAGGTCTGTAAGTGAACCCTCAATCATACAGCTCTTTCCATCACCAACAACCTTGAAGATGGTTCCTTCCTTCAGTTCAAGTTTTGCTGCATTGTAGTTCCATCCTGTCTTGGAAGGACCTGTACCTTCATATAGAGCTTTGGCAAATAGTTTCTTAGTTCCTAAGTTACCATATATCCTTCTCCAAGCAAACTTTCCAACCTCCCTTGCAAGTGCTTCTGTAAATGAGTATTTACTTGAACCATAAATTCTGGTAAGCTCCAGGTAATCTTCCTCTGTTCCTGGGTCATTATCTTCAGCACCTGTTGTGTTATCCCAGTCAGGTATCTTATATTCCTCTCCATTGATTCCACACCCTTCTTTAGTAGGAAGTATCTCAATCCCTTTTGCTGAGGAACTCTTAAGAGAAAATACCAAGTGAGGTGTTGATTTATACTTCATTCTCACTGGGTCAGAACTTTTCAGTATGACACTGTTTCCCTCAGGAATAGCACCAAAGGTTCCACTGAATGAGGCAGCTGTGTATAGACTATATCCATCGCTTGGAGCAGTGATTATTGTATCTACATTGCCATAATAAGGAACACTCTTGCCAAGATAGTCTACCCATACCTTGACTATAGACATCTCATTTGATGAGAACAGTTGAGGAGTTCCTATATTATAGGTAATGTTATTCTCTGCCTTTACAAACCTGTTGAAGAACTTAAGGTTTGATATTTTCTTCTTGCTAAGTACAGCACTTCTTGCTTTCTTATTGACCCTTGATGAGTTGTTAAGTGAGCCACTCCTATGCCAAGGATATATTAGGTGGTGTACTGATAGTCCAACTCTAGTACCATCCTCTTTTGCAAGAGCATCTTGATAGAATGCTCCAGCTACCAGACCACCATTTATTCCTGAACTCTTGGTATCTCCTATCTGATAGCCAATCAACTTATGGGTAAATCCAGGAGCCTCTGCATATATGGCAGGAGATGAAGTCTGAATATCAATATCACCTATTGATGCGCCAAGCTGTACATCCCCAAGTACCTTAAGTTCCAAAGAATCATCAAGTACAAGATTCTGTATTGAAGAGTCAAACTCTATCTCAGGTGAGTGCATTGTTACAAGGTTTGCATCAACAAAGAAGTAGCTTGCCTGAGTAATTGCAGATGTTATATCTCCAACCTTTGTAATGGCTGAGTTGTCAGGAGTACATTGAATCTCAGCTCCTCTGTTTGGTCCTGTATATAATGGTCTGTTATGGATGTATTGTATTGTGGAACCTTTATATACATTCTCATTATTATTGATTTGAGCTGAATCTACCTGAGGTCTAAAGAACCATGATGCCATAGCATAGGGAGAGTTGGAACTCCTTGCTCCTACATTAAATACTGTAGGGCACAGTACTCCCTGGCATATGATGGTTCTGTCAATCATACTTGGGAATACTATACAGGTTCTGACTCTTACATAGCCTTTCTTCTTAAGATAGTCTACAAGACCAGACCATAGTCTGACCTTATAAGAGTTCCATATTGAGGATGAAGGACTGGAATAGGGGTACTTCTCATTAAGTATCTCATCCTTGAGGAAGATAGGTTCTGACCAGACTCCTGTTTCTGACTGTAACTGAATACCACATCTATAGGTTTCATCTGTCTTAAATCCAGCATTACCTAAGTTAATATCATAGCTATAGTACTCTCCATTTCCAGCATTCTGGGTGTTGAATCCTACCATCACTGGGTCCCATTCTTCAGGTCCAATTTCATCCTGTACCTTCTTCTTTACTTCAAGCCATTCAAGATTGTCTCTTAATTCTATTCCACCTAGGAATAGTGTGCCATCCTTTGTACACATAGAGGATGCTACAATATTTCTACCACCGATATATAGGAGTAATGTAGGGTCAACTGTCTCTCCTACTGTTCCGGTATCTATATAAGACATGGACCAGTCTCCTTCCTCTTCCATCCTTGCCTTATCAATAGGAAGGTCAATCACTCTCTTTACTGTAGGTACAGCATCTATTGATGTTCTGTGGATTGAGTATATCCTAAGATATTCAAAGTTGGTGTCAACTCCATCAACTTCAATTCTAAATGAATTGGCAATCCTCTCTTCAGGATTACCTCCCCTGTCAGAAGGAGATATGTAGTTCAGTGGAGTAGTATGGAATATGTTTGATTCCTGACCATACTTATTATAATATGTGAGTGCATACTGTATTGTTCCTGGAGAGAATATTCCTTCTCCATATAGTTTGAACACTCCTACCTGTTCATATAGTTGCAGGGATTGTACAAAGTCAAAGGAGTTAGTACTGTAGTTGGCATTCTCCTTGACTATATTTATAACCCTTGGCTGGTTGATACCATCAATCCAGTATACCTTCTGAACCTGCTCATTCTCATATATACCAATAGCTTCAATAGGATGATTGGGATTCCATCCATGTTCCCATACATCTGCTTCATGAAAAAGGACTGTACTTGCATATCCTGAGCCTGTCTTCTCAACTCTATAGATATAGTTGTCAGAACTATCATCATTGGCAGTAAAGACTACAAGATACTTACCAAGAACACAGTGACCTACATAATATCCTTCAAATGTAAGGATAGGATTACTGGTACCCTTCTCATTGGTAATTGATAGAAAGGTACTGTCATCCCTGTTGGTCAGTCTTATATTATGGGCATCCCAAAGGAACTTACCATCCTGTCTTATTTGATGGTTATCCCTCCTCATGCCTTGAAATATGTGAGTCTCTTCCTTCATCATAGTTATTGAAGTTTTATTCTTTCCTGTGTACCATTGTCCTTGAAGCCATGACTGTGTTCAGTAGTTCTTTGGATTAAGGTATTCCAGGAGTTGGTGAAAGACTGTAGCTGGTCAATAGAAGGTCTTACAAGGTCTGACTGAGCCTGTCCTACTGCCCAAGCATATTGCTGTTCTGTATGTTGCAGAACCTGTTGTGTAATCTTACCAAGTTCAAACTGTACAGTAAAATGCCTTACCTTGATGAAAAGTTCAAGTGCTTCCTCGAATGAACCATTCTCAGGTATGAGAGGGAATCCCTCTTCATCTGTATTGAAGGCTCTGTATGCTACCTCAATAGTTCCTTCTTTCATAGAGGTAAAGATACAGCTTCCCTGCAACTTATAGGTAAGGTCATTGTCTCTTGTCTTATTGGGACTCATATGGAATGAGTCAGTGGAGTACCTGAATACCTCATGGAATACCCCATCACAGTTATGACCTACTGCCCTGACCTGTATCATCTCATAGAAGTCACAAGGTAGTTTGCCTCTGTAATCCTTTATCTCAATCTCCTCTGTCTTTTCAAGGAAGATTGAAGGCATACCTACCTTCTGTATAAACCTGACAGCATAGTTGACTGCCCTTTCCAAAGACAGGTCTTGCAGAAGGGGATTGTCCATTAGGTTGTCAAGGACTTGTCTTATACTTATATACTTTGTCATATCTTAAAAGCATCAAAGTTACCACTTTTAATTCTCTGTTTCAATCTTCTCTTAAGGTCTCTGTTCACAGCAAATTCATAAAGGGACTTATTGTTGTAGTCTGCCTTAATCCTGTTATAATAGACCTTGAAGATTTCTTTTTCCTCCATTTTAATGAGTGTTCTTTTCTGATAGGCTTCCTCATCTTCCGACCATAATTTAAGTGTTCTGTCCCAATCAATAGGTAGATTGGTCTTTACCTTACCATCTTCAATAGATACCCTTGCATCATATTTCCTTACCTCAATGGTACCCATCCTGCATGGCAGTTCTATATCATGTCCATGTATAAGTGCATCAGCAAGGAGGTTATTCATTCTTCTTATAATGGAGTAGAACTGATGCTCTGTGACAGGTTGTCCTATATCAAACCACTTGTTCTTTCTGATATACTTGTAGGCATCATACACTCCATATGAGTTGTTTACCTTATGGACTCTTGGTCCATCTACCTTTAATACCTGTCTTCTGAACTCATCCATCAGTCCTCAATCTGCTTCTGAAAGTTTGACTTCATGTTCCTTCTCATGAATGCAACAAGGTCAGACAAATCATCATTGGCATTGTTCTCCTGGTCTTTAGGTCTATAGACTGCACCTGAGAGATACTTGACTGTTAGTTCAATTACTGTAGATGCAAGTCCTTCTTCAAGAGGGAAATCCCTGTCCAGTACATCACATGGTTTAGTACCATCACTGTCACACTCAAGTTCTGCTGCCTTGTCAGGGTCTTCAAAGATACCTGTCATCCTTACCTTTTCAAGGTATAGGAACTGAGGATTGCTGGACTTGAAGTATAGGTAGTCATCAGGTCCTTTTGATACATAGATAATGTTCTTAAGCCATCTGTTCTCACCTACATACCTCATCCTTTCCCTACTTACATAAGTAATATGTGTACCCTGATAAAAGTCCACAGGATATACTGTATTGGTACCTATAGACATAGTTGAGGGAATCTTCTTCTCACTTCTGAGATAGGTACCTCCTTCACAAGGTTCCCCTGCAATGGCAGGTACCTGTATAAGGTCAAGACAGATAGTCTGATAGTTACTCTGAGGTATCTCTTTCTTTATATCAGAGTATCTCTGCTTCAGTATCAAAGCCCTTATCTTTGATATAAGGAAGAGAACATGTTCTACAGTAAAGTAACTGTCATCACTTGCAACCTTCAGCTGGTCCAAGCACATATATGTAATCTCTCTGTATGTCATATTCTTATAATTAAAATGCTCCTGCAAAGGTAAGCAAAATTTACTTATCCTGCAAGAGCATAATAATTTTTATTTTTTACTGTATACAAGTTCCTTTACATGAACCATAAGGAATAAGGCAGCTTCCTTGTAGACATGAGAGAGCCTTCTCTATAATAAGGTTCTGTTCTGATGTAAGGGAGTTCTCTTTCCTCAGCTCTGTAATATAAGTCAGTACTAGAACAGAGAATGTATCGTTGTCAGGAATATAACCTACTTGAGACAGTCTCTTAAAGTACCTGTTAAGAGTGTCATAAAGTCTGTTATTTTCCATGGCATCCACATCCTTTTATAGTAGTTCCCTTTACCATTGTAAGCATCTTCCAATACTTGATAGCCATACTGTAATTACAGGTAGCTATAGCCATGTCAAGAGCATGTCTCTTAAGGATGAAGTCTACAAAGCCTCTTGATATTTCACAGGTATCCCCCAGTTCCTTAAGGTATCCAAGTCCTTTGTCAAGCAGAACATTTCTGTCATAGACAGCAGCCATGTCAATTATATCAGCTCCACAAGGAGTATCAGGGGGAAGTGCAACATACACCTGTGGAGTAATGATAAGAAGCTCCTTCTTGACATCAGGAATAAAGATTTCAGCCTCATACCTTGTTACATCATCTTCATCATAGATATAATATGGGGTATCAGTTCCATAGGTAAGAGGAGTATCAATCCTCACACCTTCTATACTGATATTGCCATAGTATGGCTTGTCTTCTACCTCAAAGTCTATTATGAGATTGTTGCCTTCTATCTTTAGTGTGTTGTACTTTATCATGGGAGTATAATAAAAAAGGGAGGCTTGTGACCTCCCTTATGATTAGACTAGTTCTGCAATATCTACCCCAGAGGCTGTAGCAAACTGACCAATGAGCTTGTTTAGATTTGCCTTGTTAGCACATACAATAGTGATGTCCTTCTCTGACCTTTGTGGTCCTTCATTGGGACCTACATAAGCATAGTGGATTTCAAGAACATTGTATGCAGTATCAGGGTCAACAAGATACTTGGTTGGAATGCTGTTGGGCCAGCCAATATTTCTGTATTGGTCACCTCTTTCACCCATGCAGAAGTACTCAAGGTCAGCAATCAGTCTACCATTGTTTCTTACAGTAGAAGTTTCACTTACTGTAACAGTTCCCCACTTAACTTCATCACCATCATAGGTAACAGTGGTAGGAGTTACTGTGAAGTTTACATGAGACTGTTCCTTGATACCAAGAGTCCATTCCTGTTCTACTTCAGTGATGGTAACACCACCATCATAGTCATCAGCAACTGTGATAGCTGCACCATCAGTGCCAATAAGAGTTTCTGCACCAGTAGCAGGGTCAGTCTTTACTCTGCCTACAACCTTTCCAGATACAGTGAACTCAAGCATCTTGCCAAGTTCCCTACTGAAATTCTTGTAGAGAGAAGCTGCAAGCTTAGTATAGAACTCTGAGGGCTTCATACCTCTTACAGCATGAACAGCACCATACTTGAAGTATGGTTCCTCATCAGACATACCTACATAAGGATTGATGCAGATTCTTAGGATATAGTCCTGTCCACCAATGGGGTTGCCTTCATTTACATTGGCATCAAGCTTTACTACAGCCTGCTTGAGTGCATGTTTCTGAGTAGCAGCTTCTGCACTTACAGCCTTGGCATGGAGGATATTGTCTATGTTGATAAGGTCACTCCTCATCAGGTTGTCAGCCCCCTTATACTGGAAGAAGAGATTCTTACCTTCAGCATCAGCCTTGAGAGCAATGGTACCAGCAGCATCTGACTCACTCACCTTACCATCTGTCTTATTTGCAGTACCCTGTACTGCTGTGACTACATAAAATTGTCTTACTTGGTTAGTTGAAAATACCATAGTTTATTTTTATTAAGTTTTACTTACCTGCACTGGTTCTACTCTTCAAGGCAAGGCTAACTGCCATTTCTAGTATCACTCTATGTATTGCAGGGTTTAATTTACATTCAGTTGCTTTTGTCAATCCATTGATAGAAAGACCATCAGGTAGGTCAACAAGAATGATAGGCTCTGGCTTTGAGAGGTATCTAATCTGGTACTCAGCTATACTGTACTTGGAGATAAGTTCAACTGTATTACCTTCTACATCAAGCCTCAGCACTCTCCTCTTGTTAGGCATTCTAAATGGATTCCTGTTGGTTTTATAGAGTTCATCTTGAGTGACAGGAACTACCTCCATGATGGAGTCCTTGGCACAGCCAAGTCTTTCATCCCTTGATTCAACAGCCTCATAGGTTATGAACCATACATCATCAGGGATAGTGAAGAAGTGTGAGTCTAGTGTAAGACCTTCCTTCTGCTCTTGTGTAGCAGTGGACCAGGTCTTTACAAGACCACTCAAGTATCTTCTGAGTTCCTCTGTTTTCTCGAATGAATCTCCTGTAAGGTTTCCATTATAGAGTGATATGACTATACTCTCCTGTGCCTTGGTAAGGAACATTGACTTCTCATATTCATCAAACTCAAGTGGAGTTGAATCAACACCAAATGGCTTGATGGTGGAGTTGCTGTTGACTAGATTGTCAAATTCATTTGAGAACTCTTCGTTTGTCATAATTATCTACTTTGAGTTACAATACCCATATTGGTCTGTGAGTTCTGACCAAGAGCTACCTGTGAAGTGAGGTCACCTGTATATGCAGCCTTTGCAAGTTCAACTGCCCTCTGGAGAATCTCAGGGTGAAGGATTGGGTCAAGTTCACATGGAGTTTCTGTAGATACATTGTCTCCAAGGGAAAGACCTTCCTCAAGGTCTGAGAGAACTATTGGAGTAGGTCTCTTCACATACCTTATGGTGTACTGGGTTATAGTGTCATTAGGTCCTACAATAAGCTCTGCTCTGTTCTTTGCATCAGAGTTATCAAGCAATCTCCAGGCATTGAATTTAAGAGGTCTCTTATAAGGCTTGCTCATCAGTCTGCTATACTCATTGTAATTGATAGGAACTACAGTAAGTCTTACCTTCTGTTCTCCTCTTGTTACAATGACATACTCATTGATGAACATAAGTACATCCTTGTTGAGTTCCACTGCCTTGGTATTGTCTCTATTGTCAAAGAAGGCATCCTTGAAAGGAGAAAGTACCATGGCTGATATATCCTGTAGTCCTTCACCTCTGTCAACAATAACTTCATTTAGAGTCCATCCATTAGGAACAACTATTGAGTCTACCTTGTCAACTGTGACCCAGTCCTTCGAGATTGAAGGAATAATGGTATTGAGGTGTTTCTGAGGTACTCTCAGAGGACCTGACTGAGACTCAAGGTCCTGTGTTATAGGTTCTACAGGACCAACAACAGGTGTATAGATAGTGTTCTTGAAGGTAGCACTTCTCATAATCATTGAGAAGTCTATCTGCCTCTTTTCATTTCCATCAAAGCCTTCCTGTACCTTATTGGTCTTGGGATTGAAGTAAGCCTTGACTATCTCATCCTGAGCCTTTGTCAGGAATACAGACTTTTCATATTCATCAAGACCTGGAGCTTGGTTACTTGTGATATTATTATAGAGTACATCAAACTCATTGCTAAATTCTAGATTAGTCATAGTGTTTTTTTTTACCCTATAAGTATAGAGCAGGTTATTTTAATTTAGCCTCCAAGCTGAACTTCACTTCCTGATGTCTAGGATTGTTAAGGTACTTAGCTGCTATGTTGAGTGTAGGTTCTTCATTAGCCTCACACAGCGGGGTATTATCACTCCTTAGGTACAGATAGTTTCCTCTATTAGAGATAAGACCTGCCTCAATAGACTTCTTGATAAGAACCTTTGTTGGAAGCATTGGGTCTGTAATAACCTTGAGGAAGATTCTGCTGTCTGCCTGAATGAGGTCATTAGCCTTAGTCTGTAGGAACTCAAGTTTAGATGTGGACGCAAGAGGTCTGCCATCAATAGTCTCAATGATTACCCTCAGTGTATCTGCATCTTCCTCTACCTTACCAAACTCCTTGTAGCACTTCATTGTAGTACTCATGTTCACCTTGGCATTCTTGGTCTCATCTCCTTCAGAGATGATTACAAACTGATAGCTTGCCTTGGGGGCATCCTGTAGTGCCTCAAGTGAGGGAGCAATGAAGTTCTTGTTGGCTAGAAGAATCTTATATCTGATATAATCTTCAGGGTCTGACAGATTAAGGTAATTGTCCTGCTTGGTAAGCCTTACTCTCGAAATACCTTTATCATTTGTATCATCCCAGAAGTTATCTGTTTTTCTGTAGATGGACAGAGCATTTACCTCAAGTCTCATGATGTGTTCAAGGAAAGCCTTCTCATCATCTGTCAGTACATTCACATACATACCTGAGCTGAGTCTAGGTACTGTAAATGTCTTGGTAGCATTCTCAGCCATACCTCCATAGAGTATATGCTTAGGATTGGTAATCATACCACCAAGCTTGGGTATATGTCTTACAATTACTCTTTCATTTCTCAGACAGTTGACTAGCTGTCTTGGTGCCCTTCTCACTGTATGTTCCTCCATTACAGGAGCAGAAGTCATGGGCACTTCCTGTAGTGGTAGCTCATCAGATAGGTCAATCTGAGCTACATCTATTTCTTCCATATTTTTCTTTGCCATATCTTCTCCTTTGTAAAGTTAAAGAAAGGGGAAGAGAGAACTGCTCTCTCCCCCTTATTTGGTTTAGCCTTGCAGTATTGCAGGGATAAGTGACATTGTTCTGGTTGGGTCAAGAACACAGATACCAAGAGTAGCCATCCTATGGAAGGTAGCTGAGTCTTCATCATATGACATGAACTGATTACCAAGCTGACCTGTGAAAGGATTTCTAAGACCCCATTGATAACCTCTGAACTCTTCCTGCCCCTTAATCTTACACTTGAAGATATTGGGCTGGTCCATAGTACCAATGTACATGATGTCATACCTGTAAGAGAAGGCAGGACCACCATCAGGGTGCTGTACCTTGTTTCTTATTGGGTCATCATAGTATGGGTCAACATCGAGCTTTACTCTTACACCATTAGGTGCCCTGTACTCTACAAACTGGAAGCCAGCTGCAAGAGCATTTGTATGGAGGTTGCTCTGAGTCTTTTCTACAACATTGAGTGCATCACCATTCAGTGTGAACTGAGTCCATCCACTTACAGTCTGAAGTACAGCCTTGTGGAACTGGATTGCACCTCTTTCACCTGTCTTGATGACAAAGTATCTGTCACCAAAGTCAAGCTTGGATGCAGAGAGTTCATATAGAGCATCTTCAAGAAGTTTCAGACTGAACTTATTGTAGTATTGGGTATTTGCTACTTCCATCTGTTCAAACAGACCAGCACCCATCTTGATAACTTCACCTGACTTACCGAAGTTCATGTACTCACCATTGTCATTTCTGTTGCTTCTACCAAAAGCAAGGATGTTGTTCTTGTATTCAGAGAATGTCTGTTCAACTTCCCAGTCAACATAGTGCATCCACATGTTAACTACAGACTTGGTGTAACCTGTAGGAGTCTCCTTTGTTACAGGGATACCACAAGCAAGCTTCTTGTTAAGCATATTACCAGGTACCTTGTGTTGGATTCTGATAGTAGACCATTCATTCCTCATAGATACAGGAGAAGTGAATCTAACATCACCAACCTTCCTTGAAAGTGCCCTTTCAACAGGAGCATATTCATAACTGAATCTTTCTCCTGGAAGAAGTCTTTCAGCAGGAATACCCTGAGTGATACCACCCATGAGTTCTACCTTGTAAACTGCATTGGTACCTTCCATTCTGGGATTACCAAGAATCCTCATAGGATATACTTCATTCAGATTACCCACAATAACTTCACCATCAGCAAACCAGTCTTCAGGGAAGACAAGCTCAAATACAGCTGTACCAACACCTACATTGGCAGTTGTTGCTGCGGTTACTACAGTGCCATTCTCATCTCTTGCCTCAAGCAGAGGAATATTCCTTCTGGTAGAGCCAATTACATCCCAGTAGTATTCAGAGTCATCTTCAAACTCCTTTGTGGGGAACTGGCTTAGGAAGGTATCAAGGGTCTTTCCCCTATACCAAGCTAGCAGCTGTACCATTAGGTTAGTAGCCTTCTGTGGAGCAAGCTGGAAGATTTGACCAAGGTGGTTGTCCTTAGTCAGACCTTTCCAGTGAGAAAAGCCAATCATTTGGAACTTATTCAGTTTTCCAGCCATAAATAAATTGATTATTGGTTATATTTTTGTTAAGCATCAATGGTCCAGCCCTTACCTATGAAGGATTCTGAATCAACTCCACTTGCATAGTTGAGATTACCATCTGAGGTTCTAGCAGTATTGTTTAGAGTATTTTCCAGTTCTCTGAACCCTCTTTTTACTTCTTTTCTTACTTTACCTTTTACAAGTCCATCAAGTGTCTTGAAGCCATCTGTAAGTGTGAATATAAGACCAAGGTTCTTGAGGAACTCTGTCCTATGTTCCATCTCATACTTCTGAATGGCAGTGAGCATCTCCCCTGTCTCAGGGTCTTTATATACAGGCTTGGCAATGTTGTCATAGATTCTTTGCCTTGTTGTCTTGTCAACCTCTATCTCACCAAAGACTTTCTTGTCAGTGAGGATTGAGGTCTTAAGCTGGGCAGCCTGCTCTTTTCTCTTTGCTACTTCTGCCTCTTCTTCTTTCTTGGCATCTTCAACTACTTCATCATACTTGGACTTGAAGTATTCCTTGTTGCTTTTCAAAGCCTCTTTTGCATCATCTACATCAGTACCTCCATTAAGGGATTTCTGAACTTCTCTTGAAGCCCTTTCCTTACTGTAACCTCTGTTAATGAAGTCTTGATATATGAGTTGTTTCCTCAGCTTCTCTCCCTCATCAGTCTCAGCTGTGATAGTGTCATCAGTAAGACTGTCAAGATAGTTGAGGGCACCTTCATACTGTCTTATAGTATCAGGTTCCACTCCTGCACTGAGAGCCTCATCAACTCTCTTCTGTCTCTCATCAAGACCAGCCTTAATCTGCTTATCTATCAGTTCCCTAAGGTCTTCAGGGGTTTCCACTTTGGAAATAGTGTCTTCATCAAGGTCCGGGAAGATACCTTCCTCTGCAAAGGCTTTGGCAATGGAAGAGTAAAATTTGGGAGAAGTACTGCCTTTGTCAGGGTCAGTATCTTCCTTTTCCTCTGTATCTCCACTACCTACGCTCTCTGGTTCTGTAAACAAAGAGTCTACATTAACCTCAGTAGTTTCTTTTTCTTTCTTTTCTTTGCCCTCTTCGGGCTTATCTTCTTTCTCTTTACCTGTATCTTCAGGCACAGGTTCCTGTGTTTCCTCATCTACAAACAGGTTCTCTATTTCAGGACCTGTGAGGATGTTGTCTAGTGATAGTTCTTCCATATAACTTCTCATTATTAAACTTCGCTGCAAAGGTAGAAAAAGTTTTGATACTGTACAATAGGCTAAATGAAATATTATATGGAATGTAAATAAAAATGTAAAAATAAAGGGAGACATAATGCCTCCCTTCTTGTTTATAGCTCAGCTATGTTGTACAATGCCTCATTGAGTATTTGCATAGCTGTCTCACCACTAAGTATTGCAGCTTCCTCAGAGTAAGGATTGATGTCAAGAGCCTCACATATGTGCATTTCAAGATGGTTCTTTTCATGCTCAAAGGTGTTAACAAATTCTCCTATACTCGAAGCCTTGTGTATGACTATAAGTGAGAACTTCTTGTAGAAGCTTGAGTAAATGAAACCTGTATCCAGTTCCGAGTTCATCAAGTTCCTTTCCAGTTTCTCAAAGGTTTCTTTGTCAGGCTGAAGCTCTTTAAGTTCAGTGACTATCTCAGTCTTCTGCTTCTCATCTACAGTGTAGTATATAACCACATCCCAGTCATACTTCCTTATCTTGAACTGCTGCCTGAGACCCATAGTTACCTATACTTTTCCTTGAGTTTTTCAATCTTTTCCTCAAAGCCTTCCCTATAGTTACCTCTGCTATAGCCACCTCTTTCATCGAAGCCTGCTTCTCTCATAGCCTTTCTATAGCCATGTTCACAACCTTCCTTGAAAGCCTTCTCAAGCATATAGTCATCATCTTCCCTTCTCATACCTCTACCTCTTTCTTCGTAGTCTTCAGTTATTTGAAAAATCTTTCCCATATCTTATGATTTAGTTGTGTCCTCCTTAGACTTAAGTTGAGCCATCAGTTCCTTCATACCACTCATCATCTCTGACATCTGAGTCTTGAGCATATCTATCTCTTGCTTCTGTTGCTTTTGTTCAGCAAACTCAGGGTTTAGTCTTTGTAGTAATACTTCGCAATCTTGAACTATTTTCTTGTGGTAATCAACACTATTGAGAATGCTAATACTCTTCTGTCTCATTGAATCTACCTCTGCATTCATAGCTTCTCTTGATGTAGTTATGACCAAAGCACCATTGGCAGTTCCCTGGTCTGCAACATCAAGGTTTGCAGGGAGTTTCTGCAATGTAATATCATTGCCATTTATCCTCACTACAACATCCACTACGAGTTCTTGAGGATTCATGAAGTTAGCCACTGGGAATCTAGGCTGAGGTTGTGAGACACTCAGTACCTGACCCACTTCAACATATGGGGTAGATTCTTTGTGAAGTATGTATAGTTGACTGTTAGTTCTTAAGTTGGAAAACATATTGTTAATAGTTTAGTTGGTTAATTTATGCCGCTGGTGTTGCAGGTGGTGTTATAGTAAGAGTCAGGGAGTCATTTATTGTGTATGAGAAAGCACATCCACAATTTATATTAGACCCGAACTGGTCTCTTCCCACATTGGTAAGTGTTACTGCTGTAGGTAGAGCAGTCTGACCTTGGAATGCAACTACAAAGTTTTCAGTAAATAACTGAGTATGAGCATTGCAACCACACTGACTATTCTGAGTTACAACTGTAATGACTGCTTTCACAGGCACAAAGACAGTTGTCTCAACCAACCTTGGGGTACCTGTAGTGTAAGCTACAGATACCTGAGGTTGTATAGTTGAATCTACACAGAACGGGCGACACAGCTTTTCCTTGTAAGTAGCCATAAAGGCTAGTGTATTAGCCACTGGAGCAGCAGCTAATCCTACTGGTGAAATTGTTACTGCCATAGTTCTTTAGATTTAATGGTTAGCAATTTCCACATCCGCAACTGTTGCCACTGAATGGATAACCGAAGTTATTGCATCCACAACCATAAGGGTTGCAAGTGATGTAGGCAGGGACAGGGCAAGGTCTGATTTGGTTGACTATATTGGCTGTCTGTGCTTGCTGTGAAGCAGATAGCTGATATGCCTGAACTTGGTCTCTTAGGTCTCTGTTTTCTCTAGCCATTTCTCTCATTTCAAGCTGACAGAACTTGTCATTGATAACTTGAGTCTGAGCTGCTATGGCATTCTTGAGTTCACAAGTCTGGTTTGCAGTCTCATATGCTGTAGCAGCAAATCCTCTTTCAACAGAGCTGTTCACAAAGTTGATAGAGTTCTGAAGAGTATTGGTCTGGTTCAGGTTGGAGATTTGATTCTCATAGTTGGTTCTTGTGATAGAATCCTGGATTGAGCAGCAGCATTGTGCAAGTTGATTGCCAAGCTGGCAGTTACCTTGCTGTATTGCATTAACTACTTGCTGAGTACCCATACCTACCTGATTACCAATGTTACAGAGCTGTCCTTGCAGACCATTGATAGCACCTTGGATTGCATTTATGTCGCAGTTCAGAGTAGTGGCAAGTTGAGAAATAGCCTGACCATTACCATTGATAGCCTGCATTAGAAGCTCTCTACCAGAGTCATTTGCAAGCTGTCCTGCAAGGAAGTTTCCTTCTGCCTGACTATTCCTTCCAAATCCACCAAATCCATTACCTCCCCAACCCATTAGGAAGAATAGGAAGATAACCCAGATGAACCACTGTCCTTCATAACCTGCACCCCTGTTGTTCATCATTGCAGCTACCATGTTGGGGTCAAGACCTCTTTGCTGACACAGTGATGCAATAAGACCCATCATACCATCAGAAGTATGTCCAGAGTTAGTGTCAAAAACATAAGTTTTTTCCATGATTGTTAGATTATTTGATTGGTTAACTTGTTATATGTTGTAAGCTTACATGTGCAAAGTTAAATCAAATAATCCAGCATCCCTAACAATGCTATTAAACAAAAAAAAACACCTCCAAAGTATTGACTTTGAAGGTGTTATATCTTTATTAAATTAGCATTGAGTTGTAAGTCAGGACTTACATGACTTTATGAAGGCATCAAGGTCTTTCTTAGACCAGCTTAACTCTTTGAAACCTGCTTCATGTTTGCCTCTTGGTAACTTACCTGCTCTGACATAGTTGTCAAAAGTAGCTCTGCTTACATTGAGGTATCTACAGGCTTCATATTTACTTAATCTCTTCTCCTTATCTACAAAACCCTTTATGGTTTCCATAACTTGCATAGTCTCTTCAGGATTGGAACTGATGGAACCATCATCAATCTTGTCTGCTATGCTCCTTAACATTCTTGCTATGACCTTTAACATACAGGTATAATATTATAAATAGTGACACACCAGCTATACTCATGTGCAGTATGAACAGTTCCCAATCTGATATAGGCAAAGTATAATAGTAGTCTGTCAGATTTATCAAGTCATTGATAACTATATAATGCAGGAACATCCTGTGATAACTGCAAAACCTGAATACATAAGAGGAGATATACATGAATACCAAAGGTATAAAGGAAAGACCTCCTATGTATGACAGGACTGGTATGATAATGTCATAATATGACAAAACTGTATTTACTAAATAGATAGCAGCCAATAGCATAGGCATCACCTTTAGTAAATACAGTTCTATCTTATACAGGTCTTTATTTCTTAGAGAGTTTCCCTCCACACCCATATCTTCTCTTTCTCTGTTTAGTTACACCTGCTTTAGGTGACATTGGTTTTGCTCTTCCCATAACAGTTTACTTTTTCATTTTACCACCACAGGCATATTTTCTGCCTGATTTCTTTTTACCTTTACATGCCATAGTTATATTGTTTTAAGAGTTCTTTTCTACTGAAAAACATGAACATATTACACTCATTCCTGCCAGTGTGTTACTGTGCATATCATATAGTAGTGGGGTTACTACACTTGCAGGAACATCTTCATCTACTATCTTCATCTGATTAGGATTAGTCAGCAATGTAGCTGCATCCATGTCATGGGAAGTAAGGAACTGAGTGAGTACACTCTTAAGACCTCCTGTAGTATCCCAGTTGTCTGCACTTGTGTAGTCAATAGGAACACAGAATCTGACAGTATATGTATCAGTGCTACTTTCTTCAAGGTAATCTACAGATACCATAGAAGGTTCCCATTCTCCTTTGGACTTGTTATATTCATGTATGGCTTTTATCTTACCAGTGTTTTCATCTTTATCTACCCACAGTGTATTGATGTCTGTGGGAGGGTAAGGTGACTCATACAGATTGTTCAGGTTGACTTTCTTCATTTTTGAATGCAGTTAAATTAGTAAATTCCCTTCTCCTAATCTGGCAAGAGAGGTCAGTACAGATAGAACTCATAAGGCTGAATAGCTGAGTCCTCAGTTCTCTCACTTCTTCTTCCAAATCTTCATTTCTCTTTAGAACCTCTTCCAGCCTTGTCCTATTATCATCGGACAACTTCTTGTAAAAGTCAAGAGATTCTTGCATATTTTGTATCAGGTTATTGTCTACTTCACTGTTATATTTCTTCCTGGCAAATACCCAGGAAGCCCAAGCACTAACCACAGTAGTAAGTAACCCTATACCTCCAGTAATGAGTGTTTCCATTCCAATCATTTCCATATGTTGATTTTTAATTTGAGTTCTGTTCTTTCAAGCATTGCCACTTGAAAGATTTGAGCAAGCCTAAATTAGCATTCGAGTTACTGTACTCATACCTAGAGTTGAAGTTACTGAGACTATCGTAGTACCTGTAGTCCTTGAAACTGCTGACTAAGAGGTTTATTTAGGCTACAACTTAGTTAGTTGCTCTTGTTAAAAATGGTTCTCCCAAACTTAATAGCCTTATAAAGCAGGATAAGGATAAATCCAAATCCAAAGTACATAAGGAATGATTGATAGCCTTTAATCTTGTTGACTTCCTTTACCTCAGTGGTCTTGATTTCAACTGGCACTTCAATACTGTCTGTCTTTACTACTGTGTCTGTTCTGTTCAGATACTTATATATGTACTTGTACTTGTACTGATAGACTGTATCACCCTGAACATACCTATCAATGCTGTCATGGACAAAGACACTGTCCCTGTACAGCTGATTTACATATTCAGTTCTTACAGTCTCCACAGGTACCGGTCTGTCCACATACTTTGTGGTAGTACAGGAAGCACATATAAATATCAGAATTGCTATCAATAAACTCCTCATAACTTATTACTTTAACAGGTCTTCATAGACTGCCCAATCAATCTTGTCCTTCTCTTGCCAACCCTTGGCTAAAGTGTCAGTAACATAGGACATAGCACTGATATAGAAGTCTTTCAAATCCTCCAGACTTTCAAACTTATAATATACAGGAGACTCTGTGGTACCAAACTTGAAAGTGGGAAGTAACTGACCATTTGTTTGTACAGCCAGGTCATAGGCTGCCTTATAGTTGAACTGGTTTTCCATTGACAGCCATACAGGAATATTGTTCCATACAAATCCTGATAGGATGTCCTGGTCTATTCTTTTGTTGTACCAGTCCAGAATAGTATCTTTTATCTCTGTGATGGTAGGCTTATGGGTAAATACCTCAGACTGATATGAGATAGAATCTCCTTCATTCTGCTCATTCCACAGAACCATCCACTTGTCAGTGATAGGGTTGATACATTCAACCAGCAGGTTGTTCCCTCCGTGTATTTTTGTTGCCATATGCAGTTAATGTATTAAACAGGTTATGCCCATTACAGTGCAGACAATAGCCCTTGATAGAAGCAATAATCTCTTGTCTTCTCCTTGGACTCTTTAAGTATGACAACTTGTACTGAGCATTCTTTTTAATTCTCTTTCTAACTCTGGAGTATATTCCATCATATATAACAAAACCAAGATAGTCAAGTCCTGTAGATAAAGGAAAGACTCTATAGTTAGCCTTGATTGTAAGTTTTGTATCTTTAAGGAGTTCCACCATTATCTTGTGTAACTCCCACAAGTATTCTTTTGTAGGACCTAAGATGACAATGTCATCACAGTATCTATAGAAGAACTTTACTCTGTACCTGCACTTCATTGGCATATCAACAAGCCAACCTAAGAACAGGTTACCAAATACTTGAGAGGCTCTCAGTCCTATGCTTAAACCTTCCTCAAGCATATCAATAAAGTTATCAAGAATAGGTAGCAGAACCTTATCCTTGATGTATCTCCTGATACATATCTTCATCAAAGCATGGTCAATGCTATGATAGTATTTATTGATGTCTATCTTGTAGACATACTTAGTCTCTTTTGGGTTGCATCTTATATCTCTTTGGATAACATCCTTGAGATACATTGTGCCTCTTCCTTTGATACTTGAGGCAGTAGTGTATATCATCCTTTTGACCAACTTATCATCAAGTATGGTCATTATAGCATTCACTACAATCCTGTCTCTATAGTTGAGTATTTGTATTACTCTCTCCTTTACTCCTTCCTTGATAGTTTGTTGTACATATCTGCCAAGTCTGAAACTACCATCAGAGATAACCTTTATGGTCTCATCTATGACTTCATCCATGTGAGACAGTATGTACTGTGCCTCCTTTGTCTCTTTCCTGTTACTTCCTCTTAATACAACCTTGATACTCCTTTCTATATTTTCTCTTGTGCATATAAGAGGAACTAGGTTTCCTAGTCTCTTCATTACAAAAAAAAAGAAGTTAATGTAAATTCTGAAATTCCCCACAACAGCCCTGCTTCACTACAATACGAGAGCAGTTACTAAGGGTTTTTGTTACTATAAATGTTTTAGTTTTCTATGTAACTCCTTACATACTTTTACTAGGGCGCATTTCTCTCAAATATCCATCCAGCTTTCACTGTATATGAAATCTGATTAGCTAATAGGGAAGTTCCAGAACATATAACTGAGAACCATTGTTAGTGGTAGAGAAACTAACTGAGTTGTTACCATTAACATAGAAGACTCTACCATTGGCATTAGCATTGTTGTTAGACTGCTTGATAGCTTTTTTTTTGGTAAATGCTTCTTTCCTATCTGGTGTTAATTTCCTGAGAAACTATGCCCAGTAATTCAATCCAGCCCCCAATGGGCTGAACTGAATTACCGCTGCAAAGTTAAGTAAAATTTTTCAAACCTCCAAATGGATAAATAATTTTGTTATACTAACATAAATTATCCTCTCCATTCTTCAGTATTCAGGAACAGGTCAATGTCTGTAGTCTCTGTCATATTACCTCTGAATATCAACCGAGAACCACTGTAAGTGGTAGACAAACCAACCGAGTTGTAACCATAAACATCGAAGACCCCACCATAGGCAAAAGCATGGCTGTAAGACCGCCTGATAGCCCTGGTTGGTGCCCAGCTGCTTCTTAGAGAAGCATCAGCATACTGATAGTCAGGATAGCAAGTTGCATTGCTTCCATTAGAAGAAGCACAACTTACAATATCACACCACTTACCATGAACAACTGACCTTGGGTAGTTATTGGCAGGAGAAACACTGTAAACCCTTCTAGTTGAAAGGTCTGGCATTGTAATCCTAACCTTACCACAGTCAGCAGGTGTTTCATTGGCATAGTATGCTCTGTCAAGCCATTCTCCTACATTACCATGAACATCCTCTATACCAAGGAAGTTAGGTGAACCTGGATATTCATAGGTAGTGGCTCCACCATCACTTACAAGTGCTATTGCTGCATTCTGATATGCAACATCACCACTTGGAGCAGATACACCATTGGGTATTACAGTATCTCTCATACCATAAGCCCTGGTAGCACCAAGTCTTCTGGCATTAGTATGAGTACCTCCACCCAGCTGGTTCTGAGAGTTTCTTCTTCCATACTTAGCCATGAACAGCATAGCAATCAGCTTGGTAGCCTCATAGTCTATGAGCTGTAGACCTCTCTGGAAAGCAGCATCTCTCATGCTGTATTGGAACCATTCTCCCTTGATGGTAAGGTCATTCTCCTTATTAGTGGAACCCTTGGCAGGAGTCTGTAGACCATCAAATGGAGTATACAGACCATCTACACCATCAAAGGCACATTCAGTAGCATGAATAAATACAGGTTCTGAATATACCCAATCAGGCTCCATGTCAGCAATCCACTCTCTTACATTGGTTTCATTCATATCATCACCTCTGTCATAGAGAGAACCCTTATGAAGGACTATATCACATGGGTCAGAGGTAATGGTAGAACTACCAGTGATGAACTTTCTCAGAGACATATAGAAGTACTTGGCACCTGCTGGAATGGTAGTTATGACACCCATACCATTGTAAGTGTAAGCTGCACTATTGATATAGATTTCACCAACACCTATCACAGAACCAGTAGAGCTTGTGATAATCTTACCTTCAGCATCTGTGAACAGGGAGCAGACTGAATCTCCAATAGAGGCAGGGAACCTCATCTTCTTGAAACCTTCCACATTTATTCTATAGATGTTGTAGGCATTGTTTGCACTTGCATCTATTCTTGCACCTACAGTATCAGCAATCTGAGTGTACTTAAGACCTCTGTTCTCTCTGTAGAGTCCATTGTCATTTCCATCCTCAGCTACCTGAGCATTAAGCTCATCTATGGTTATTACCTTTGTCTCATCAGACTTGCTTGGTCTTTCCTCATAAGAGCTGTAGCAGGTATACCTTCTACTGAAGGTAGGTCTCTGAGGTATAACATAGTTGATACCCTTATACCAGAATCCTGGAACCTTCACACCTACTTCACCATGACCTGACAGACCATCAAGAGGAGCCTGTCTCCTTGTAAGATGGGATGTATAACCAGTGTTGAAATACTGGCTGTCAAAGTCTGCAAGCTGGATAAGCAGCATTGAGCCTTTGTCATCCCTTCCCTGGAAGCTTCTTCCAAAGGCAGTAGAGTCATTTGGATTACCTACAAGTTCAACAGCATTGCCTGGAACTGTCAGTTTACCAAGGTATCTGTGGCATCTGTTAAGGATGTTAAGAATGTGTCCTGAAGGAACATACTTTGTAGATGTTCTTGCACCTGTATTGTTATCAAGGTTGGTGATGTTACCATTAGAGTTCTCTGTAGTAGAGGTCTCATCAAGGATAGTCTCATCAGCCTCAATAAGGGTATACTCAGGCTGCTTGATAGTTAGGGTTGGGAACTTGGCTCTGTAAGTCTCAACAAGAGCATCATCAGTATAGTCAAGGAGCTGTAGGGTACCTACGAGCTGAGCACCTGTAGTAACCTGACTGCCATTGGAGTCAAGACCATAGAAACCATCAAACTGGTCAAGCCAAGTGATGTTGTCTTCCTTATTGATACCTGTGACTCTAAGGTACTTTGTTGCAGCAGAGCTGTCAATCAGCTTTGATACAAGCTTCTCCCAGTCTATATTAGGACAGTTGTTGATAAGAAGTTCACTGAGCTGAGTCCAGTTCTGAGCAGTAAGGGTGTCAGTATCTCCACCTTGGTAAACCACTTTCTCAATGTTTGAGAGGTATATTCCCTGAGGTGAGGCAAGCTTGATAGTTTCAAGAGGAGAACCATCAGCAAACCTTATAGACCTTACACTTGTTCCCTCGACATCCACATATACCAGCTTACTGCTGTTCTCAAGACCATATAGACCAGAGAAGTCTGAGCCTGATATATCTACATATGTTAGAAGAGGACATTCAGTGAGGTAAAGGTCACCAACAGCCTTTGTTCCCATTCCACTTGCTACAAGCTTATGGAGGTTAGGAAGCTTGACATTCTTGGTAGCATCCACTGTCCATGCACTCTGTGAGTTGAAGTACAGTTCCTTTATTCTTGAAGCACCAAGAACATTGGCAGGGTTGTTGGCAGCATTACCTGTAATCTCAAGTTCTACTGTATAGTTGTTGTTTGCATTTGCAGCCTGGTGCTGTCTGATACTGGTGTTACTTGTGTTCCATCCGAAGTAGTAAGGAATACTTGAAACAATAGTCAGTTTATTGACATTACCAGCAGCAGCATAGTATACAAAAGCATCCTGTGCATAATCTCCAGCCTGATACTTGGAGTCAAGAAGAGCAAACCTATTCTCAAGAGTATAGGTTCTGTGAGCCTCTCTTGAACCCTGGGCAGTATTGATGAAGTTTGTGCTGATGTCAGAAGGATAACCTGTCTCAGTAAGAGGCTGTACATACTTATAGTCCTGTGAGTAGTTATACTGTCTCTGGCTCCAGTTACTTACAAACTGACCATTCAGAATCTGCTTGAAGTACTCAGCACTGAACTTGCCTGAGCTTCTCATCTGCTGACATACACTTGAAAGGTTGACAGCAGTCTGAGCATCAGGTGCTCCATCTATTATCTTCTGGTCAGTGAAGTTGGCTCTGACAAGATACCATAGCCAGCTGTCATGACCCTGCATAGCATACTGCTTGACTGCATCATCCCATGTAGTTCTGTCTGTCAGATAGTCATAGGCAAGGAAGCAGTCATTTCTTTCACCAAGCATGGTATCACCATCATAGTATTGGAACATCCAGTGTCTACCATCCATAGTGTACATCATCATGTTCTTGGCTCTCTGGTCAACTGCAATCAGATAGTCAGTCCATATGTACCATGCACATACACTTGCAAGATTGAAGTAGTCATTCACCTCAGTAGTGAACTTGGTGCTTGACCAGTCAAGAGCCTCAAGACCATCAGAGTCAAGAGTATTAAGTGATGCAACAGAGATACCATTGTTCTGTGCTACCTGCTTTGCACACTCTCCAATGAAGGAAAATACTCTCTTAAGCTGACCAGGAACATACTTGTAGGTATTCTCACCTATTACATTGCCCTTGTCATCAAGAAGGTCATTAGAGGTAGCAAGAGAGTCAAGTCCAAACTTGGCTACATGGTCTGTAACATCTTCAGGTGCTCTTACTTCAAGTGCATCAGCAAATCCTGCATATGTTGCAGCCTCATCAATGTTACCACCTGATGTGAACTTAACCTTGAACAGGTCAAGGTCTGCATTATTGTCAAGGAACTCTACACAGATGGGCTGGTAAGTACCATTCTCATCATAGTTACCATCAGCATCATATGTATATGAACCATCAAAACCAAATACAGCACCTGACTTTGACTTATCATTATTGTAGTTATACTGTCCCATGTAGACAAGACCAGTGTAGTTGCTGTCTTCAAGAGTGTCAGTATAATCAGGATTTACCACAGATTCAGCAGCAAATACATCAATAGGGAAACCTTCAATAGCAACCCTTGTCTTGATGTCAGTAGGACTGCTCACATACTCCCTTGCCTGTGCAGGATTTCTAAGAGATGCAACATTCCTTGTCATCTCATTGAATACCACACCACCACCAGTATTGTGGGTCATTGAAGAGTCCACATAGTCAACCTTCAGACAGGCAATAGGTACCTTTACAGCACCTTGGCTCATTGCATACTTGAAGCTGTCATTAACCTCTCCACCTACAATGAATGAACCCTTTGCTGGCTTGCTGCTTCCATCCTTCTTATTGAAATGAAGTCTATAGTTCTTTCTAGGTCTCTTTGTAGAAGTAGTACCTTGAATCCTTATAGCACATTCAGTATGAAGGAAGTTAAAGCTGTTACCCTTAAGAGGAACAGTAGTATAGCCAAGGTTAAGGTCAGTTGCAGGAGCAAAGTATGCTACTCTGAAAGGACCATAGTAGCTCTTCTTGTCCGAAGACTTGTTGAGGTCCTGTAGTGTAGTCCTCTGGGTCTGCGAAGTAGAAGGAGAGATAATCATCACACCTCTACCCATAGCTCTCAGCTTCTGAGGTGAGACATAATCCTTGTCATTATTGTCTTTGCTCAGTACTGCATTCTTATTATAGAGTTCCTCAATATCAGCTGCTGTCTCCTGGTCAATGATATGTTCATCTACACACTGGTCATGTGTCAGAGGTTCATTGTAATACTTGATGGACTTCACATAAACATCAGCATAGGTAGAGTCAATGGTTATAGGAAGTTTGTCAAGATTGATGAATGAAGAGGGAATAGGAGCAATGTATGACAGAATACCATTAAGATAACCATAACATAGACCTTGATTGCTACCTACACCAGGAGCATTTGGGTCAATAACAAAGGTATACTTATACCAGTTGTTCTGTGCATATTGTGAACCTACTCTTGTAACAACAGACTGTGTTACCTTTCCATCATCATCCCTGTACTCTGTTACTTCACCTGTATCTACACCTACATAGCTTGTAGTAATGTTAAGACCAGTCTTTCTATTGTCATTGTTTGTCCAGTGGCATGAGATGATGTCATGTTCCTCAAGAGTTGCATTGCTGCACATGAAGAGGATTTCAAATGTACAACCATCTCTTGTAACAGGGTAGTTGTTTACTGCTTGGAACAGAGGGAAGTTTACCTTAGCCTTGGCACCATTCTGAAGGAGAAGGGCATTTCCAACCCATCCATTGGACTGCCAGTTAAGTCCACTGAACTCTGTAGTCACATCACCATAATTCCATACAGCAGGATTAACTTCCTCATTGCTTCTGCCATCAGCATCAAGGTTCAGCTGAAGACTCTCGGTAGGAAGCTCAATGTTGATGGAACTTGTAAGAGGAGTCACATTGATTACCCTCTTGGTAGTTCCTACAGTGAAAGTGATTCTCAGACTGTTTGAAGTCTTCACCTTCTTACTGTAAGTGTAGAGTCTTCTTGCAAGAGTCTGGTCCTGTAGAGAAGTAGCCACTACCACACCATCAGTAGTAAGTTCCTCAGTAACTATCTTGGCAGGAACATTTACCTCACCTATGCTGTAGGCATAGTACCCAAACTTGAAGTCTGCAAACTTTGGAGTTGAGAATGTAGGAGTCTTATACTCATTCTCTCCCTGTATTGCTCCTGTAGCATCTTCCACCTTGAGTGCTATGATAGGTTCTGTTGCAGAACCAAACAGGTCAAAGTAGTGAGAGGAGCTGGTTACAACTGTATCTCCTGATGCAGCCTGAGCCACAATCTGGAAGTTTGTAACTCCATTGGGAAGGTTGTTTACAGTGAAGTTTGAGCTTCTTCTATAGTCTTCAATACCAGAATGAGTATCCTCAAGTACCCCATTTCTGTACAGATAGACTGACTTGGTACCATTACCCTCTACTGTATAAGGGATAAGTACCTGTCCTGGCTGACCCTGGTTAACAATGTTTACCCTGTCTGCATTAAGGGTAAGGCTGATGATAGTGATTCTTGTAGTACCAGTACCATTGACAGTTCTTGTAACTGTCTCTCCATTGTCATCCACATAACTGTAGGTATGTGCCACAGAGATAGCCACATTCACAGTAGCATTACCTGTAACCCTTCCTGCAAGGATAGATGTAAGGTCAGGTATCTCGGAACTAAGGATGTTTTCCTCAGTTTCAGAGGCTTCCTTGTAGCCAAGAGAGGCAGTATACAGAGGAGTACTGCTACCTACCCTTGTGATTCTGAGCTGAACATTGGCTCCTTCTCCAGACAGAATAGTCTGTCCTTGTCTGATAAGGAAGCCAAAGCTACCTGCTACAACACCTCCTACATTGATAGCCTGTCTATCAACCTGTACAGCAACCTGAATGGCTCTAGCATTAGGGTCTTCCTTGCTAAAGTCCATGGGAACTGAGGTAGATGTGCCAGAGGCATTCATGGTAGTTACCACAATACCAACACCTTGCTTGGTGATGTCTGTGACAATAGTACCATCTTCTCCCTGGAAGACATTGTCCTTGATGGCAGACTCAACAGTCTTTGTGACTGCCTCGGACTCTGGTCTCTTTCCCAGTTCACTTTTGATAAAGTCCTGTACAGCCTGACCACTGTAGGGAAGACCAGTCTCTATGTCCTTCCCCCAGTCCTGTTCAAAGCTTGTAATAGGATTTGTACTAACTTTTGCCATAAAATTATTTAATATATTTTAGTTCTTCCATCCCTCAGTGTTAGACCAAGGGGCTTCATTCTTCCAAAATCCAGCACCAAAGCAGCTCTTGATAGCCTCCCATATAAGTTTAAGTCCCTTATATATCTGGGTTACTGCCTTGTTACCTACAAAGATTGTCTCGACTTCCTTTTTACCTATGAATATCATGATGTTTCCTCATTTTCTGTGCAGAAGTATAGAGTGTCATCATCCTTGGTTTCAAGGTCCTCATATCCTCCCTCTGTAGTTACCTTTACATTATAGCTTCCAAGTTGTTCACTAAGCTTCTTTGAGAGTGTATCAGCATTATTGGCAGTTTCCTTAATAGTGTTGATTTCATCCATAGCCTGGTTAACTCTGGAAGTAGCATCCTGAGCATTGCTTGTAGCTGTGTTTGCTGCCTCTGTAGCAGCTATTGCCTCATTCTTAGCAGCAGTAGCCTCACCTGCCGCACTGTTTGCTGAGCTTGCTGCACTATTGGCAGCTGTAGCAGCATCAATTGCAGGCTTAGATATGAGGGGAATAGGAACCTTGACAAGCTCAGTTGAGTTCTTCTTATATGCAGGAAGGCTCTCAGTCTGGTCTAGGCTTGTAACTGCCTCAAGTTCATCAATACTTGTAGACTGAGTAGTGATTTCATTCACCACATCCTGTATCAGTTCTTCTCTTTCATCCTGTGTTAGAGCCATATTCTGTTATTTAGATTGTTCTAGATATTTCTCAGCCATCTCAATAAGGGTAGGACTTAGTTCAAACAGTCTCTGATACCTCAGTTCAAGATTCTTGACATCATTCATCTTAAGGACAAAGGTCTGAATCTTAATCTCACCATTATATTCCACTGTAAAGTCCCCAAGACCATCCCATAGGAATGTAGATTTCCAAGTGGCATACTCATTGCTTGGAACAAGGTCTTGCTGAGCCTTTGTATACTGGTACTTTATACCATCTCCATCCTTATATCTTATAACTACCTTCAGTGTACCAGCAGAAATGGGCTTGTAGTTAAAGATAAGTGTAACATAATAAGGAGGTTCAGTATGGTCAAGGTCAGTTATCTTCTTGAGATTCTCATTCTTCTGTAGTATGAAACCATTGACAAGCCTAAGTACTGCCTGACCATTCTCAAGGATGACATAAGCTCCGTCTCTCTTTGCAGAAAGAAGAGTCTTGTTAGTCATTATGAACTTGCCTCCTGCCTTGAAATAAGTGGCTGTATTCTTTGTAAGCCAGCAATCCATACCTCCTATAAAGTAAGGATTGTTAAGGAGGTTTTCATAGCCAAACTCTCTTCTAAGACCTGTAAGACCAGTATCAATGGTCTCCTGGTTAAGGGTTACAAGGTCAGAAAGGTTTCTTCCTTTCTCATCAATGAAGGTACCCTTGAAGTAAACATCCTCTCCATATACCTTCCATCTGTTGACACCATACTGTCCAAGTCTGAAGGTATAGTTGGTATTGATGTTCTCAATGGAGATATTGAGGAACTGGCTCAGTACCATCGCACCATGATAAGGGTGGATTACATTGACACACCTTCTCACAGTGTCAGAAGTACTACCCATAAGGTATACAGTCTGATACTTATTAGGGAGATAATTGTCAACTGTCCTGTAGACATATGCCACATTGTCCCTTACATAGGAAATCTCCGTATATTGTCCTGTTATATCTCCATCAGAGTTTGAGGAAATGTCCCATCCTACGATGTCTCCAGCCCTGAACAGTATATCACCGTCAAACCTGATACCAAAGTACTGTGGTTCCCCATCCTCATCAAGTATAGGCTCTGTAAGTTCCTTTACCTTCTGTGATACTGTAAGCAGTCTTACAGAGGCTATGTCATCACTTCCTATCTTGAAAAGCACCCACTGGTCACCCTTCCATTCAAATATCTGCTCTTCCTCTTCCACATAACAGTGCATTCCCTTCTTCAACTTGTCAGGAATGATATTGTCCCTGTCCTGAAGAGTATCAACCTGCATGAAGCCACCTCTTACATTACTTGAATCAAGTAATGCAAAGTCTCCACCATTCTGTACTATTTCACCAAGAAACTTAGGCATATTATGTGAATTTTAGGGTTACTGCATTAAGGCTGTGATTCTTTGATATGTAGAACATACCATCAATATCCAGCTCTGTATCTGTATGGAACTTGATAGACTCATATCTGAAGTCATCAGTAGAATCTACATTGTTGTGCCATATCTTTGTATAACCGGCAGTTCTTGGTATGAATATCCATATGTATTCATCCTTTCCTGCTGTTATTGAGATACCTCCTGCACTTGGGTTGACCTTAAGTCTCCTGAGAGACTCTTCACCTTTGGAAGTACCATAGTAGATATAGTTCACAAATCTTATGGAAACAGATGCTGTAACTTCATTTGTACCATCACTAGCCCATAGACTGAAAGTAGTATTGGCTTTGACGGGATTTTCAGTATGAAGACTCCTCACTGTAGGAGGAATAATCTTCATACCGTTTATAGTCTGTTCCCTTATCAGCTTCTTATTATAAGACCAGGCAAAGTCCTGTGAAGGAATGGTAGCACCATTCTCATAGGTTCCACTCTGTCTCAGTGTGAAGCTTGTTATCTTAGGTGTGACATAGAGAAGTTTATCAAGAGCCTGTGCAACATTCTCCACTCCCTCAGCTTCCTCATACTCATAGGCAATCTCAGAAGCATCAAGGGTATGTAGAGGTTCCCATCCATCATTCCAATAGAGTAGTTTCCCATTCCATTGCCAGATTACCTCATGGTCCTGAGGTTCTACCTTGGATTGTACTATTGCTCTAAATTTTCTCATTGTTTCTTAGCACTAGATGTTGGTTTATTTATCTGTTTCCTCTTGAGTTCAGCATCAGTCCTGGCTTTATCTCTGTCAAATGCAAGCCTCTCTCTGTCCAGCTTGAGTCTCTCATCAAACTCTCTCATCTTCTCAAAGAGATTGGCTCTTGCCTCTTCTGAAAACTCCTGTTCCTGGATACCATCTTCCTGACTTTGAGAACTCATTCCTGCTATAAGTATCTTGGTCTCATTGTCCCTTTGATTCATTGTATCCTTCAGTTGCATCTCAGCTTCCTTCATCTGAGCTTCCATCTGAGCCTGTTGCTGTTGAGCCTCCAACTGTTGCTTCTGAGCTTCCTGCTGTCTCTGCATAAGCTCCTGCTCATTCTTCTCAACCATTCTCTGCTTCTCTGCAAGAGAGGAACTGTTATACAGCTTCATTATAGTAGAGAAGGTAAGTGTCTGGTTCTGCAATGCAGCCTGAGCAAGTAAGTCCATCTTCTGTTGCAGTTCCTGCACTCCATTGCTATTGTCCACTACCAGACCATAGTCACATTCAGCAAACTCATCTCCATCAATGTCCATGACCTTGCTTGAATTGTCAGAGAGTATATACTGGAACTTCTTGCTTCTTCCCTTAAGAGCTATCTTGGCTGTCTCAAGGAATGCTTCAAGAACCCTCTTCTTAACATCATCATGAATTACAAACAGCCATTCAGTGATATGTGAAGACTGCAATGTAGCTCTCTCTACTCCACCAACAGTCTCTCTATTGCTTACCTGACCCTCTCTCTGCTTTGATATACCTGCCACATCAGCCATCTCCATCTTGATAAACTCAAGAAGATTGGTATATTGCTGTATGGTATTGCCAAGTTCTGCATTGATAACACCTGAACTTGCATTGTTGAGGGCACCTGCAAGCTTACCTGTAGCTGCACCTATATTGCCTTCCTTGAAGGAGTCTGTCACAACAATACCATTGGTCTTTGCAAAGTACATCCACTTGTCTATCTCCCATCCTTTGGGAACCTTTGCAAGGTCAAGGTTAATAAGCATACCCCAGTTCCTTGAGATAAGCTTGTTGAGCCTGTCATGAATAGTGTCATAGAGGTAGTTGTAAGGCTTCATCATGTCAACAAGAGAGAATGGCTTGTCGTCATTGAGGTTGTATATTGAACCTATGATACCAAAGTGGCATCTTGAGGGGTTTGACAGTCTGTTATACTGGACAACCCTAGGTCTCATATTGACATAGATGTCATTTCCTATCTTGGTTCCTTCCCATGCCTCATTGACATAAAGTATCTTTTCCTCTTCACCTTTGTCCTTGTCAATGACATAGGTCTCAGGATAGAGGTTGAATACTTCCTCACCTGTCTGTGGGTCATAGGACTTGACCTTCTTGATTCTCCTTCTTGACTTCCAGTACACTCTCAGTACCCTGATGTTTCCTGCAACATCAAAAGGAAGAAGTGAGGTACCTACACCATCTGTCATTCCTATGGGGTCCCAAAAGAAACCTTCCTGTGAGGTAAATTCCTCACCTACCATATGCCCATTTACAAAGCCCATCCTGTCATCTATGTTATCCATAGAGTCAGTAACCTGGTCTGTATGGTTGGGCATTTTCTCTATATATTCCATGTCCTTCTTTGTAAGGACATCATAATAGACATCTATAATCTTGCCAGGACTCCAGTAATCTTCAAGCACAATCATGTCAGCATCCTCAATCCTGTTGCTGTAACCTGACTTGAAGATTCTTACCTTAAGAGGATTCAGTCTCTCTATAACTGGTTCTCCACCTACAATATCACACTGGTAAATCTCCTCACCTACCGCCATTGCATCAGTGAAACCCTGATTGAAGAGGAAGGGGAAATTGAGTTCCTTGGAGTAGTGGTTAAGGAGGGCATTAGCCCTTACTTCCCTCATGTCCTGCCACTCGAATGTAAAGAAGTCATTGAGCTTCTCAAGCTCTGCATTGAACTCTTCCTCTGACTGAGTCTCTTCTGACAACAGTTGCTGTACTCTTGCCAGCAGTTCCTGCTTTTTGTTGTTCTCTATCTCAGAGATAGCATTAGGGTTGGTTACAACTACCCTGAAGTCAAATACTCTCTTGGACTCTTCTCCCCTAAGAACATTCAGTTTACTATTCATTATAGGGTAATGCTGAATCCTTTCAGGTATGTAACCTGCCTTTATGTTATCAGGGTTCAATACCATTGCAAGGTCACTCATGTGCAGTCTACCATTAAGCAAATCATAGTTGATTTTCTTATGTATCACACTCTTCCTTACCAAAGAATAGTTGAAAAATGTCTTAGAGTCAGCCCAGTCAAGGTGCTTCTTTCTCCAAGCCTTATTCTTCCTGGAGAAGGGCAGTTGTTGTGGGGGTAAATTTGTGAAATCACTCATATATTCTTCAACTTAAATGTGCTGCAAAGTTAAGTAAAACATTTAACTTGTGCAAGCCTATAAGTAAAATATTAAGTCTTGACACTCTATTTTGCTAAATTTACTGTATGTTGCCTTGTGCATAGTTCCTCTGAAAGAAGGAATCATTGCCTAAGTATGAACTGCTGGTCTCTTCCTGTGACTTTGCATTGAGGTTGTCCTTGTAAAGGATAATCTTCTCCTGTCTATACAGCATCACCATGCCAAGTGCCCTGATTCTATCCACATTAAGCTCAGGAGTATATGCAACCAACTCCTCGATAAGTGCCCTGTTCCTTAGAGAATAGAGTCTTGGAATATTGACTTCCTTCTCCTCTCCATTCTCCTTTATGATAGTTGGAACTGGCTGAAGTAACCAATCTCTTATCAGACTGTTGGCATAGTTGTTTATTGCTGCACTTGCATTGATACCCTTTGCATTTGAGCCAAAGGCAGAGTACTTAATCATCTGCTTGTCCCTGAGGTATTCAGGAGTGTCTGCAAGCAGGTGTGTACAATCCATCTTACTGAAGTAACCATATAGTCCCTTCTTATTGGACTCATACATACACTTTGCATTATAGAATAGGCAAAGGAGCCTTACTATCTCATAGTTGTCCTCTGCAAATGCCTGCCTACCTGTATATTCAGCTACAATTCTGTCAGTGAACAGGTCAAGTACAAAGGTTGATGAAAGGGAGGTGGATTCAGCCTGGTCATTGTCAACAGGGTCATGACCTACAATATATCTCATGTTGAAGTCCTCTCCACTGGCTTGCTTCTCAGGCATCTCGAATATCTCAATGGCACCAACTGTAGAGTTGTCAACTCCATACTTTCTGATAGGAACATCATTACCTATCCTGAACTCTACCTTATTTCCACTTGTCAATGCAAGGTTTCCTACATAGACATCATCAAAGGCATGGGGGTCTGAGTCAAGCTGTGCAAGTCTCTCAGTAAGTGCCACTGTAGGGAAGTATGCAGCCTTTACCTTGATGATAGCCTCGGCAGGAGTGATAGGGTCCTCTGCAATAACCCTCAATACTGACTTGGGGTCAGCAGAATACTTTGCCTTATGTCTTGCAAGAAGAATCTCTATGAGAGCCTTTGTCACATCAGAGACACCATCCTTGTTGTAGCATCCAGCCCTGTTTACATAGGAAGGGAAGAAGAATCCAAATGTAGGCTTTCCCTGCTTTGGTCTGTCATAGACATTCTCAATAGCAAGGATATTGTAACCATCAGGATTGTAAAGAAGGGTCTTTGCTGAACTGAAGTCAGACTCATCCTCGGCGGCAGTACCTACAAGGTACATTGTTGCAAAGGTATAGTCACCATCCTCCACAGACTTTCTTGTAATGTCATACAGAGATAGAAGTCCCTTGAATGAACCCATCTCCTCGAACAGAATCCAACCTCTCTTACCTCTTAACTTCTCACTGTCATCCTTTGCAGATACAGCCAGTACCTGATTTAATGAACCACTTTCAATACCAAACTCATCCTTATAACCCATCTGCCATGCCATCTCATTGGGAGAGTTCTTTAGCATAAGCCTTGGGAAGGGAGTATTCTTGAAAGAGAAGTTGATTCCAGGTTTGAACTTTGAGAGGGTACCATCCTTGGAGTCACTAAGGTACTCCTTCTGATATGCAGTAAGTACAGTGATTACCCTTCTCTTTACCTCTGTGGATTCTCCAAGTATGAGGTTGTGGGACATTATACTTGCAAGGCTGTATGATTTTGCACATCCTCTTTTTGCAAGTTCTATAGCATGTTTACCAGCCTCTCTTGCCTGATGCAGATAGTGGAACCTCCAGTAGATGCCCTCGAAGAAGAAAGGGAAAGACTCAATTCTGACAGCTTTCCTTGTGCCGGGAATTACCTTATTGACCATCATAGGGCAATAGTTGAGGAACCAATACAGGAAACCTGTAACCCATTCCCCATCACTTTCCCTTACATAACCTTCCCTGCATCTCCTTATCTCCTCATCCCAGTGCTTTCTGTACTCACTGTTAGGATTGGAGTTGGGCTTAAGGAAAGTATAGCACTTGTGCTTCATGAAGTGAAGTGCAGGCTGCCTGAAGTAATCCATGTCCTCAAGTATATGGGGATGGGCAAGGTCAACTATAATCCTTCCCTGCTCATCCCTTGGTCTGTCCTTGGCATAGCACCTGTCAGGAGAGATTAGCCTCTTTATCAGTTCCACACTGTTTATAGTGTCCAGTAATTCCTCCTTGACCTCCTCAGGTAAATACCCAAGGAGTTCATCAGTCAAGGGGGTCTGGTACTCATTCATTACAATAGCTGAGGTACTCTCCATAGATAACATCTTCAAGAATTGTTCTGTTCTTGTTGACAGAGGACTTGACATCAAAGAGTACCTTGAACAAGTCTGTAAGGAACTCCATTTCAAAGTACTTTATGACATTCTCCTCAAGACCTGTAGGAATCTTTGTTGTAAACTTTTTGGTAAAGAACCTGTACTTGTCTATACCATTCACAACCCATAAAGTATATTCAATCACCTTATATGACTTGAATGTAGGAGCAGGGGTTATAGACTTATGAAGTACAAAGTGGCTGATTGCCCTTGCACAGTTCTCATCATTGAGCCTTCTGCTCTCCACATACTTATTCAATGCTTCAATTATATCTTCAATTACCATATTACAAATCTTCATACATTGCCTTTTCCTGAGTACCTCTTACCTTGTTGCTCTGTGCAATCTCCTTGGCAATAGCTGCCTCAGCCTCATTAAGGTCCTTTACAAGGGAAGGTATCTGCTTGATGGTAGCTGTGATGGTGTTAAGGGTATATATAGGCTTGCCCTTGTCATCAACTGCACCAAGGTCTATCTCTCTCAATAGGGTTCTAAGTTTGTCAACTGCCACTCTTGTATCTTCAAGAAGTAATGCAGATGCAGGCTTGAAAGTCTTATAGAACTCCATTGCCTCAAGCACAAGGTTATCAGGTTCCCAGTCACTAGGGAGACCTTCTCCTTCCTTGATGGAAGCCTTCCTGCTCTCCTCATCTATAATGTACTGATAGTCACTCCTTGGGTCAGCCATAAAATAGATGAAGCCAAGTTCTGATATAGCCCTGTTCTTGCTGGCACTTCTATCTCTGGTCCATATCTTCTTGAAAGGAACAAGCACCAGTGCTTCCTCAGAGATAGTTATCTTATATCCTTCGTATTTGAATAGTTTCATGTTATGAATAAAAAAAAAGCCTGTATGAAACTTAATCCATACAGGCTTGTATTGTTAAACAATGATTGCAGGAGGCTGTACAAGACTGGATTGCTTGGGTTCCTCAACTTCCTCATAGTCCTCTATGATAAACTGAATGTCCCTGTCCTGAAGAAGCATATAGCTCTTACCATCCATCTCTACAATATCAAACCTGTATTCAAGGATTGGGTTGCCTCCTTCAATGTCAGTCTTTATTGAGTTGTCTTTGTGCTTTCTTACTGCAAATCTTGTTGCATCTATGCAGACCAAATCACCTACCTTGATGCCTCTGACTGAATCACCTACTGCAACTACCTTCTGGTATTCCTTTACAGTACCCTTCTGCTTGGTAGGGTCAATGATGCCTCCAGCCCTCACAGCATCCTTATCATACAGGTCCATTGTAGTGATGAGGGCAGTGAACATTGGCTTAATTTTCTTTACTTTAATCATGTCTTCTCCCTTAAATTTCTTATGTATCTGTATCTTTCCTTTACCCTTTTAACCCTATCATAAGTACATGATAGCTTGCCAAGAGAAGGTATGTTGAAGTTTGTTCTTAGTTTCTGGAACTCCTCCTCGGATATATCATCTTTGAGAGGGAGTCCCTGAATAGTGTCTCTTATGGATTTCCAATAAGACCTGTACACTTTATCCACCACTCTAAATGGCAAGTTCAGTTCTTTAGATACTTGAGTTACGAGGCTGTTATAGTCCATCAGTTGAGTTCAAAGTTAAGAAGTAATCTGAAAGAACCTTGTTCCTCTGTAAGGTTAGGTATGAATCTTGGATTGATTCTGCCATCAAGGATGACCTTGTTCTTTCTGAGTTTCCCCATTATTACCTGAAAGTGGGGGAGAGAGATATTACATTCCTCTCTCACCACTTTCTTTGTGTCTTCACTCATCACAACCTTATCAAGAATGTCTTCATCCTGTATGACTTTGCTAAGCTCATATCTCCTCTTAAGTAGTGAGGAGGCTACCTGCATCTCTCTGTCAGTAAGGTTGTGAAAAGGTCTAAGGAACTCAAACCAAAATCTAAAGAAACTTGTGCTTATTGAAGTGGGGATTCTAATCACATTGTTCATCTTCCCCATCATATCTCTTACTCTTCTTTTGTCTCTTCCTCTACAGGTGCAGGAGGGGTCATGAGTTCCTCAATCTCCTTTGCACATCTTTCGACAAAGTCAGGGCTGAACATAGAAGCAGAAAGGGTAGGAGCCACTTCAAGTACCTTGAAGCAATAGTCAAGCCTCTTGAACATATTGAACATATTGGCTTCCTGAAGCCTTGCACTCAGCTGCTGTACCTGATTGCTGAGGTTGCCTGCAATCTGCTCAAGCTGTTCGTAAGTAAATCTCTTAGGCTGTTCAGCCACTGTTTCATTCTTCTCTTCCATTTTATTTTGTATTATAGTTTTTATCTAAGAATCTAAATCCATGTTTCTCTTTATAGAGTCTCTCCCATTCTTCTATGCTTGTTGAAAGGACATCAGCTGAGCCACAGTCATCACAGTAAAGTAGGTCAGGGAGACCTGCATCCCTTATCTTGAGGGACAGACAGTGCTTGCAATAGAAGACTGGTTCATCATTGTAGTCATTGTGTGACTCTGTCTTTACTTCTGAGCTGCCCATATATTACCTTTCTAAGTTCATTAAAGGGCCTTGTATTCTTCTTTGAAGTCCTATTGTTGAAAGGTCTCTTTGGGTAAATGAACCCATAGATTGAGATATGACCTCTTCTCCAAGCCCTCTTGACTGATTTGAACTTTGACACTGCCTCGAATCTAAGCAGTGTGAGTTCCTTTACTTTCTCTTCTTTGTTCTCTTCCATGTTGTTCAATAGTAGTAAACCATTATATAACCTTCTTTTGAGGGAAGAATTGAAACAACATCCTCCCTAGGTATCTTGTAGTCATTGGCAAGGTCAACTAGTTCCCTGATTGTCTGAGCTTCAACAGCAATCATTATCTTGCCATTCTTAATCATATCTTCTCCCATATATTGTCAATTTAGTTGCGGGAGGGGGACTCGAACCCCCGACCTTCAGCTTATGAGGCTGACTAGCTGACCATCTGCTAACATCCCACAAAATAGAGCAGGTAAAGGGAATCGAACCCTCATCTCAAGTTTGGAAGACTTAAGCACTAACCATTGTGCTATACCTGCATGTGAGCTTCCTGTAAGAGTCGAACTTACCTCTCAAGATTACAAGTCTAGTATAATGACCATCTATACTAAGGAAGCTTGTCTTACTTTGATGATGCAAAGTTAAGCAAAATATTTGAAACTACCAAATATTTTGGTAATTATTTTTAAGAAAAGTGTAAATAAAGTGGGGAGAGAATGAAGTAAAGAGCCTTCACATACCAGGGCTGGGTAGTGTTAAGGTCTACATCCTTTACTCTATCTCTCAGTATACCAAGAGAATAGAGCAGATTGTGAGTCCTCCACTCATATATCATGCTTGAGATGTTCCTCTTGTTTATAGCCATATCATCAGATGCCTCTCTTTTGATATAGTATATAATGGACTCCATATCCCAAGGACTCTTAACCTGATAAGAGTCAAAGATAGTAGTGTTATCTTCTGATATATGTACTTTAAGTACAAAGTCCTTATGTCTTACAATTATCTTTTTCATAGTACCCCCTGAGAGACTCGAACCCTCACACTACTATTACTTCATACTAGTTCCTAAGACTAGCGTGTCTACCATTCCACCAAGGGGGCATTTGTACTTCTGGTGGGACTTGAACCCACAATCCCTATGGGCAACAAGGTTTAGGCTTGTCGTGTATACCAGTTCCACCACAGAAGCATTTATATATCATAGTACAGGTTCCCAATGGAACTCTGAGTTTACATATTTAGAAATATCTCCCTGTGTCATTCCTAAGGCTTGTTCAGCTTCTGAATAGCTATTCCACTCTTTAATCAGTCTTCCATCTTTTGTATACTGTTTTACTTTCTTCTGGTGTGCTTGCCCCATTCTCTCTTTGCATGTTCCATAATTGGCATTATACTTTGGGGTACACCATTCAAGGTTTTCTACGTTATTATTAGTTTTATCTTCATCCTTGTGATTTATATAGGGATAATCATTTGGATTGTCAATAAAAGCCTCTGCCACCAGTCTGTGGACATATAAGTAGTGTTTCTTATTACTCTCCTGGATTACTACCTGACTATATCCAGCTGTGTGTCTCTTTAGAAAGAGAATCCTATTGGTACTTATTTTCCTAACTCTTCCCAAACTTGATACTTCATATTTTGGGAATCTACTTATAATTCTCCACTCTTCCATTATATATTCCTATATTCTTCTTCTGCATTAAACGAGGGGCAAGCCTTTGCTGCAAACTTATAATGCGGATAAATTTTAGCCTTAGGGTACTTGACCTTAAGTTCTTTAAGCAGCTTTACCAGAGCAGCTTTCTGGGCTTCTGTCCTTGTATCTTTGGGAGTCTTGCCATCAGAAGTACATCCTCCAATGTAGCAAACTCCGATAGATATGGTATTGTGTCCAGTACAGTGAGCACCTGATGCCTCCTCAGACCTACCAACATGAACTGAGCCATCTCTATAGATTACATAGTGATAACCTATGTCAGTGAATCCTCTTTGAAGGTGCCATTGTCTTATCTGTGCTACAGTGAAGTCCTTACCTTCAGGAGTTGCACTACAGTGAACTATAATCTCCTTGATGTTTCTCTTGTTGATTACAGTTCCCAGTTTATTCCATGTCTTAGGACCTACAATACCATCTACTGTCAGTCCATTCTTCTCTTGAAATTCTCTTACTGCTTCATCAGTCAGAGGTCCAAATATGCCATCTACCCTAAGATGAAGTTTCTTCTGTAGAGTCATTACCTGGGCACCTCTGCTACCTAATTTTAGTGTCATCATAATGTTGCTATGTTATCTGGTGGGACCTCAGGGAGTCGAACCCCAGCCTCAAGAGCTTCAATCTTGCGTGTCAAACCATCTACACCAAGTTCCCATGTGGTCTATTCAGGTCTCTACCCCTGTCACAACTCATAAACCAAGAGCAAACTTTCTATTGAAGTGGGAACAAAAGGACTCGAACCTATGAACTCAAAGAGGGTGGTTTTACAGACCACTGCAATTGCCACTATGCGATGTTCCCATATTTATTTTAACTCCTTGTAAAGGAACTATCCTTAAGGGGCAGGAATGAATACATCTCCTGTACACCTTATGGAATAGTTCTCAGCAGTCATCCTGATATAAGCCTTGACTGCCTTCTTAATAAATCTAAGTACTCTCATAACACTTATAAATTTGGAGTTAAAAATGTTATGTTCTCCTACTAGGACTCGAACCTAGCTCTCAGGATTAAAAGTCCAGAGCATCACCTCAATGCTTTAGGAGAATGTATGTGGTCTCCCCACAAGGACTTGAACCTTGAGTCCCCTGTTTAAGAGACAGGTGCTTTAACCAATTCAGCTATAGGGAGTGATAAGGAGTAGTTTATAGAGTCTCCTCCCCTCTTAGTAGTCAATTGTAGCTGTTTTTACGGAGGTTTTGCCATGGGATAGACTACCTGCTCCTCCAAGGACTCTAGGGTGGGAATTGAACCCACAACTACTGGTTTTGCAGACCAGCTCCTAACCATTCGGAATCCTAGAGATAAAGTCCTATCTAGTGATTGACAGGACTGAGCCTTAGGAAGAAACCTAAGGGTTTTACAGACATAGCAGTTTGAAACCACCCCAGGGACCACTATGCCACTCATGAGCAGTACTGATGAAGGGAATTGAACCCCTGACCTTGAATGTATAAGATTCCTGCTCTAACCAACTGAGCTACACCAGTATATTGGGGTGTTGTGGGGACTCGAACCCTCTTCTTCTCATCCACAGTGAGACACTTTACCTATAAGCTAACAACACAGTTGGGATAGTAGGACTTGAACCTACGGTCTTCTGAATATCAGTCAGATGCTTTGACCATCTAAGCTATATCCCAGTATGGCAAAGGTGGCAGGAGTCGAACCTACAACCTGTGGTTTTGGAGACCACTGCTCTACCATTGAGCTACACCAATGTATATGCTACCCTTGACCACCCCCTGTAGCTAGGTTGAGTAATACGACACTCAGAACAGAGCTATAATATCTGAACATGTTACGTTGAGTCTTACACTAGTACTATTCTCTTTATTATGCTGGGTAGGTGGGACTCGAACCCACTGTCATCAGATTAACAGTCTGCCGCTGTATACCACTTAAGCTTCTACCCAATGTAATTGTAGTCCCTGTAGGAGTTGAACCTACGACCTTCTGGGTGTAAACCAGACATTCTGAACCACTGAACTAAGGGACTAAATGGGCAGTTTCTTTAGCCTCTAACTGCCAAAAAGAGAGACTAACAACAGTCCTACAATTTTATGAAAACATGAAAAACAAAGTGGACCAACTGGGGCTTGAACCCAGGACTCCTGCTTGCAAAGCAGGTGTTATAGCCATCTTAACTAAAAGCCCATTTAGTATAGTAGAAAGGACTCGAACCTTCAACATCTAGGTCCCAAACCTAGGACTCTGCCAATTGAGCTACTACTATATGTGGAGGAGAGCATTGGACTCGAACCAAAGCCAAATAAATGACCAACTAGTTTAGCAGACTGTCCCTACTCCTAGTAGGTTTACTCTCCAAGTTTCTTATATAAACCACAGCAACAGTGGTCTAGTACTCTGTAGTTAGAACAAGGACAATGTTTATCCTCAGAGTCATTCTGACAGGGACACAGTCCATTGTTCTGTTCAACTCTTTTAAGTATTGAGTTGACTACTTTATCATTAGGGTTGAGTACCCACCCTTCTTTTCTAAGAATTTGAATCATAGAGGAAGCCTGAGGACTCGAACCCCAAACCCTTTCACAGGTTCAATCTGTTTTCAAGACAGTTTCAGCTCCTAGCTGATTAAACTTCCATTAGGCTCCTCTGAGCCTTTTCACATAGCCAGCAGCCCATGGGGGAATTGAACCCCATCCCTCACATTGACAGTGTGATATGCAAAACCATTACACTTCATGAGCTATATATGTAATGCCTATGGGATTTGAACCCATAATCTTCACCTTGAAAGGGTGACGAGTTAACCAATTACTCTAAGGCACCATGCACCCTACTTGCACCTTCACAGGCTGGGTAGGTTAATGATTCTCATTATCTTTGCCGAATTTAATTCATCACGAACAACTTTGTACTCCCTGTAAGACTCGAACTTACAACTTAGGGCTTAGAAGACCCTTGCTCTTCCATTGAACTAAGGGAGCATAGTTGCCACTATAGGACTCGAACCTATAAACTCAGTGCCAAAAACTGATGTGTTACCATTACACCAAATGGCAATGTTCTCTCTGAATCACGGTGCAAAGTTAAGTAAAATTTTTGACATATGCAAATTTTTACTGAATTATTTTTTCTCAGTATCTTTAACTTGTTCTATATCAAGCACTTTTTGGTCCAGTAAGTGCTTAGTACATCTTGCTAACCATTCAACAAGTGGCTCGTCCTCTGTGCTTGACAGGTACTGACCCTCTGCCAATACTGCATGAAACAGTTCGTGCAATAGACATAGTTCCATTTCCTGCCTTGATACAGGATGTCCTTCCCTATCCAATACCCTAATCCTTATTATCTTGAGGTTGAAATCAGTCTCACCCATAGTAGTTCTGTCAGGGTTCTCTGTCTCAATGTCATTGACATAAAGTATTCTGTAGGAAGTATTGAATATCTTTATTGTTCTGTTCTTGTACTTCATAGTTATCTTCATTCCTAGCTAACATAACAACCTATTCAAGTAAGGATATAAAGAGACCTAGAGCAATTCACCAGTTAAGCTCTCCGGTATAGTATTAAGGTAGCATTGAAGGCGTTTATATATTATTAGTTCTTCTCTTAGTTATCTCAAGCTCCAATTACCTCTGCCCTACTTATGGTATCCTTTACTTTCCCATGTTGGCTTGGAGACTCCTCAACTACCTTAACCTCTTCAACCTTAGTAGGTTGGCTATGTATTCCAGTACTTGTTATGTCCTAGTGGGTGCAAAGGTAGTAAAAATATCTGACATATGCAAGAGGTTAAGGAAAATTTTTAATTTTTTTTTTGATTTTTTTTTTGGAAAATTTTTGTATATTGGCATGAGCAGTGGATACACCAACCACA